TTCCCATACACCGGTTCAGCACTTATTACAGGTTCATTAGGTATAACTGGTTCATTAAGTGTATCTCAAAGTTTAGATACATCCGCTAGAACACTACTTATTCCTGGAGGAATAGCAGTATTAAATTGGAATGATTTAACTTTAAATGGCTATAATGCCTCTAGTTCACTGAATTGGGGTGGTAGAACTTTATATGATAGTGATAATACTGAAGCAGCTGCATGGAATGTAAGATTATTATTTGACGAGGGTGGTAATACTAGTCTTGATTGGGCTGGTAGAATATTAATTGATTCATCCGGGATAATACAAAGTGTTGATTGGAGTAATAGAACACTATACAACTCAGGACAAACACCAATAATACAATGGGATGATTATTTAATTTATGATCAAAATGGTACAAGTAGTATAGACTGGAGTAATAGAAGGTTAAACAATATAAAAGGAGATACAGTATTAAGTTGGGCAGGAAATAGCACATATTTTGGAACACCAACAGGACTACAAATAGATATAAAAGGAAATACCACTGCTACAGGTTCAATAACAGCTACTCAAGGATTTACAGGTTCATTATTTGGCACAGCAAGTTGGGCTAGTAATGCTACAAGTGCATCCTATGCTTTAACAGCGTCATATGCTTTAAATGCAGCTGGAGGTTCATCAACACAAATAGCAACAGGATCTGTAACTGCTAGTGTATCACCAACACAGTTTAGTGTTGTAAGTGGTAGTTCAACTGAATTTGTAGTGACCGGCACTGGTGTAACTATAGGAAATGCAGTTACAGATACACATATAATAACAGGATCTCTTACAATTACTGGTAGTCTTATAATGACTGGTTCATTGTATGGTAGAGTTGTAGATATTACACCTAATAATCAAACTGCGTCTTTGAATTGTGCTTTAGGAAATATATTTACACTAACATTATCAGGTAGTAGAAATACAATACTGACAGCTAGTAATATACAACCTGGTCAATCTATTAATCTTAGAATAGTACAACCTAACCCATCAGGTAGTTTAAGTTACGGTTCTCAGTTTAAATTTCCAAATGGATTACCTTACACAGCATCTGCTACATCATCTGTGACAGATATTGTATCTTTTATAACTTTTGATTCTACAACATTGTACGGAACAAGCTTAAAGAATTTTATATAATATGTTCGCAGCGTTTTCATATCAAAGTCCTAACATTGTATCAGATGGTCTAGTCCTACATTTAGATTCATCAGATCGAACATCCTACAATACAACAAACACCTTTGTTAATAACTTAGTTTCCAATACAATGCCAACAATGTCGTTGGTAAACACTCCAGCTTATAGCAGCTCGTTTGGTGGATATTTAGGTTTTAATGGTGTAAACCAGAGTGGTTTAATACCTTACAATACTACTTATGCCTTTAACGGTACTTCTTCTTACACAGCAGAAGTATGGGTATACCCACAACCAATGGCTAATGGACAAAGTTATTTTGTAATATTTGGACGATATGATTCAGCAGTTGGAGGTAACCATGGGTGGGATATATCCTACACTCAGAATACAGCCAATGTACCTGCATCATCAGGAAGTGCTTTTGTGTATTGTGAAAGATTGGGTGGAGCAGTGAGTACAAATGTCAACGAATTAGTTCCAACTAGCAGTTACTATAATAACTGGCAACATCTGGTCTTAACGTATACTGGTGTTTCAATGAGTTTTTATAGAAATGGAGTTTTTAAAGGAGCAACAGCAGCTGCCTTTACATCGTCACAAACAACAGCTCCTTACAGAATAGCAGCTCGTCCATCTTTATCACCTTCTGTATTCACAAATACAAGAATAAGCACACTACGATTGTACAACAGAGCTTTATCAACTGCTGAAGTTAGCCAAAATTTTAATGCACAAAAACAACGATTTGGGATAGGATAATGGAAAAATCATACTACATAATAAAAACATCTGAATTAAGCCAAGTGGATTTTGGTGTCATAGAAGAAACATCTGCAGAAACTCTGAGATTATCTATAAACAAGGAAAAGACAATTATACATACAAGTCCATCAAAAACGCTTAGTTTTTTAGATAATCTAACTTTTTTTGAAGGTCCTTATGATGAACAAGAAATGCTTATTATTGTGAATAACAATATTGAGTGGATATATCCAATTCAATTTATTATGTAAATATTTATAACAAAAATATATAAAATGGCACTACAAAAATCAATACAACATTCATCAGGAGCATCTGCTTCTTATTGGAGAGTAACTAAAACATTATTGGACTATGAACGTAAATTCGGTTCAGTAACATTATATGGATATTTTAATCAACAAGCTAGATTAGATGGTAAAAAAGCATTAGATATAAAACAATTCATAATAACAGCAGAATCATTTGATACCTACTTTTCTCCAGAAGAATTAGATAACAGCACAAACCCAGTTAAACAGTCTTATATTTATATTAAGACAACATCAGACTTTTCTGATGCTATTGATGTTTAACTGAATATATGCCTAGAAATCCATTTTTAGATCAAGTACCTGTTCAAGAGTTTCCTCTTGTATCCTATTATCTACAAGATAAATTAGGTACAGCAGGAGGTGGAGGTACATCTGATAGTGCATCATACGCTGATACAGCATCCTATACTCCAAATGCTGTAGTTACCGCATCAGCAGTAAATAATGTAATTACTTTTACTAAAGGAGATAACAGTACATTTGATGTGACTGTAGCCACTGGGTCTGGAGGCGGAAACGCATTTCCATACACAGGTTCAGCCTTAATTACTGGTTCATTAGGTATAACTGGTTCATTGAGTGTATCTCAAAGTTTAGATACATCTACTAGACAATTATACAATTCTAGTAACATAAATACAGTAAATTGGGAAAATAACGTTTTATATGATAATTCAAATATAACTTCATTAACATGGGGTGAAAGAACATTATATGACACATCAGAAGGAGGTAAAAGTATTGAATGGGATAATAGACTTTTAATAGACCCATCTTTAGTAACTAGTATTGATTGGAATAGAAGAACCTTAAAAGATTCAACAGGAAATACTAATTTAGATTGGTCAGTTCGAGATAAAATTAGTACACCGGGAGCCATATCAGCAAGTTTAGGTTTTACTGGGTCATTATTTGGTACAGCATCTTGGGCAACAAACGCAGTTAACGCTACAAACTCTACTACGGCTAGAACAGCTTCATATGTTAATACATTGAACCAAAATGTGACTATTGGTAATGTTACTAGCACTCCATCTACTGAAAATACATTAAATATATATCCACCAATACCTACATCAGGGGCAGGAGAAGGAGGCCAAATATTATTAGCAGCATCTGGAGGATTATATTCTTCAGCTTCAATGTTGGATACTTATCAAAACCAATTTAGATTACTTAAAGGTACTAATACTGGAGGAAGTACAATTGCGTATATTATAACAGATTTACAAACAGGTAATACACAATTTGTAGGAGCAGTAACAGCATCTGCATATTCGGGATTACCAAATGATTATTTATATGCTACTAGAAGTGGAAGTTCTCAAACAGTGGGATCAGCTTGGGCAAATACAGATATTATATTCAATAATGTTTCTGTTTCAAAAGGAATATCGTTTAATACATCAACTGGTGTTGCTTCATTAACAGGAGGTAAAGTTTATAGAGTTACTGCTCGTTTAGCATGGGGTGCTGCTGCTTCATATAATTTACAATTTTCATGTTATACTAGTGCAAATGTTCAAATAGGTCCCACTACTGAAATAATACAATCATCTAATGCAACTAATAATATTAGTGATGGAACTTTAGAATTTATATATGCACCTGGTTCCAATACAGACATTAAAATTAGATGTACAAATAATAACACAGCATTATCCGGGGAAACAATTAGAGCAGATTTAAATACTCAATTTATTATTCAACAAATAGCTTAAAACACTAAATAAAAATGTTTTAACTAAATAATACAATATTTATAACAAAAATATATTATGGAAACTAAAGTTTTAGAACAAGAAGAATTACAACAAGTTAAAGACGTACAACAAGAAAGACTAACCCTAACTGACCAATTTGGTGTAATAGAATACAACATCCAGGATTTAGAACAACAGAAATCCCAACTCATATCAAGACTTGCTGTCTTAAAACAAAAAGAAATTGAGTTAGGAAAGATGTTACAAGAAAAATATGGTGATGGTACCATAAACATAGAAAAAGGAGAATTTACAAGTTCTTCCTAGGTTCTTGACCAGTTTTGCAATATTTATAATAAAACATAAATCATATAGAACATGGCAGAAACTTTAATATCTCCCGGCGTACTCGCAACAGAAAACGACCAGTCGTTTATTTCCCAAGGCCCTATTACTGTTGGGGCTGCTCTTATTGGACCTACAGTTAAAGGTCCTGTAGAAATTCCTACTATTGTAACATCATACAGTGATTACCAAGCAAAATTTGGTACTACATTTAATAGTGGAGGACAAGCATACACTTACTTTACATCAATAGCAGCATATAACTACTTTAACAATGGTGGTGAAACACTATTAGTATCAAGAGTAGTAAGTGGAACATTTACATCTGCCACAAGTAGTAATATTTTAAATAATGTTCCATCTACACCTGGCGCTTTTGCTACTGCTAGTGTATCTAGTACAGCATGGCAAGCCTCTAGTTTTGCAAATAATAATGAGTTTAGGATTACAGGATCTGATGGCTCACTTTTTAGGTTTATAGTCACTACTACATCAGGAACTCCTGCTGATGATGTTGATGGTAAACTATATTATTTCGCGTCTGGTAGTGGGGCTGCTGGACCTTTTATTTCATCTTCAGTAAATAATTTAAAAACTAAATTAAACAGTGTTTTAGGACCTAGTGGTACTAATACTTTTAATTTTGTTACTTCTTCAGATGCAACTCCTAATTTAATTATTTCATCATCTGTTTCTAGTTCAGCTTTAAATGGTATTATATTTAGTTCAGGATCTAGTACTAATTTCTCAACACAAGCTACTTTAGGTGGTGGTGTAAATGGAGTAGGAAGTAATACCTTTACGTTAAGAACACTTTCCAAAGGTACTATCATGAATAGCACTAGTACTGAAGACTCAGCGGGAGCATTACCTAGTGGTTCAGCAGATAATGTGAGATGGCAAATTGTAAATGCAAACACAAGTTCAGGAACATTTGATTTATTAATTCGCAGAGGTAATGATACTACTAATAATCAAACTGTATTAGAAACATGGACTAATTTGTCACTTGACCCATTTGCTCCAAATTATATAGCAGCTGTAATAGGTGATTACGTTACTAGCTACAACTCAGTCACTAATCAAATTGATGTAACTGGTACATATCCAAATAGAAGTGCTTATGTAGGTGTATCTTCAATTTTATACCCCACACCAAATTATTTTAACAATAACGGTAACCCAGTAGCATCATATGCTGCTTCAATTCCAACAAATGCTAGTGGTACTTTTGGAGCAGCAGTTGGTGATTTGTTCGGTGCAGGAGCTAATTATTATAGTAATATAACATCTGGTGTTAGTAACACACAAGGTCTTACAGGTAGTGATTATAATAATATGATTAGTTTATTAGCAAATCAAGATGATTATAGATTTAATGTATTATTAACTCCTGGTTTATTTTCAAGTGAAGCTGCTTTAGGAACATCACAAATAACAACCGCTATAAATAATACTCAAAATAGAGGTGATAGCATTTATGTAGTAGATTTAGTACCATACGGTACAACAGCAATATCAACCGTAACATCTGCTGCTGCTTCTAGAAATACATCATACGCCACTTCATATTGGCCTTGGGTTCAAACAGTTGATCCTAATTTAGGTAAAAATGTTTGGGTACCAGCGTCAACAATGATTGGTGGTGTGTACGCATACAACGACAGTGTATCAGAACCTTGGTTTGCCCCAGCTGGTATAAACAGAGGCGGATTAAGTAATGTAATACGTGCTGAGTGGAAATTAAATCAATCTCAAAGAGATACATTATATAGTGGTAAAGTAAACCCAATCGCTACATTCCCTGGACAAGGAACAGTAGTATATGGACAAAAAACATTACAAACAAAGGCATCAGCTCTTGATCGTATAAATGTACGTCGTTTATTAATTGCTCTTAAATCATACATTTCTCAAGTTGCTCAAAACTTAGTGTTTGAACAAAACTCAATCGCAACAAGAAACCAATTCTTAAGTCAAGTAAATCCATACTTAGCATCAGTACAACAAAGACAAGGTTTGTATGCGTTTAGAGTAATCATGGATGATTCAAACAACACACCTGATGTAATCGATAGAAACCAATTAGTAGGTCAGATATATATTCAACCAACCAAAACTGCTGAATTCATATACTTAGACTTTAACATCCTTCCAACCGGTGCAACTTTCCCAGCTTAATGGGGAAGTTGTTACCTCTTTAAACCACCAATATTTATAATAAAAAATAAAACATAAACAATGGCAGTACTAGATCCAAACGAAATATTTTTCACCGCGTTTGAACCCAAACAGCAAAATCGCTTTATCATGTATATTGATGGTATCCCATCATATATTCTTAAAGGAGTAGGTGCAGTGACACTAACTCAAGACACAATAGCCTTAAATCACATTAATGTGCAGCGTTTTGTAAAAGGAAAATCAAAATGGGGTACAATTTCATTTACACTATTTGATCCTATCACTCCATCTGGTGCCCAAGCTGTAATGGAATGGGTACGTTTACATCATGAATCTGTAACAGGTAGAGATGGTTATTCTGATTTCTATAAGAAAGATCTAACACTTGATATCTTAGGCCCAGTTGGTGATATTGTAAGTGAATGGATATTGAAAGGATGTATTATCTCTGATGTTAATTTTGGTGAATACAGTTGGGATAATGAATCAACGGCTCAAAATATCTCAATGACTGTTCAGCCTGATTATTGTGTATTGAATTTCTAACAATCCTTTATATTTAAGATTAAAGAATACCCACAGAAATGTGGGTTTTCTTATTTTATCATATATTTATATACAACAATAACGTTATAATAAAATACAATTTATGGAAGAAAATAGGTTCCCAACAGAAACAGTAACACTACCCTCAAAAGGAATAGTATACCCAGCAAGTCATCCACTCCGTAGTGGTAAGGTTGAAATGAAATACATGACAGCTAAAGAAGAAGACATTTTAACAAACCAAAACTATATTAAAAGTGGTGTTGTACTAGACAAACTTCTTAATTCATTAGTTATGGGAAAATTCGACATTGAAGAATTAATAACAGGCGATAAAAACGCGTTACTCATATCTTCCCGCATCTTGGGTTATGGTAAAGATTACACGTTTACTTACGATGATGTTGAGTATACTGTAGATTTATCTAAACTAGATAATAAACCATTTGATGAAACTAAAGTTACTCCTAAAGGTACTTTTATGTTTACATTACCAGCAACTGGAACTAAAGTAGAATTTAAACTATTAAGTGATAAAGATAATAAACTCATAGATCAAGAAATTGATAGTATGAAAAAACTTAATAAAGAATCATCATCGGAAATAACTACTCGCTTAAAACATCAAATTGTATCAGTAGAAGGTGACACAGATAAAAACAATATACGTTTATTTGCAGAACAGATACTAGCCCAAGATTCAAGAGCATTACGAAAGTATATGAAAGATGTTTCTCCAGATGTTAATTTATCAACAACTGTAAAGGTAAATGGTGTAGAGGAGAGCATCGACATTCCAATTAGTCTTAGCTTTTTTTGGCCTGACCTCTAAAATAGCACCTCAACATAGGATGAATGTGTTTATACAGATCCATGAAATAGTATTTCATGGAAATGGTGGGTATGATCATAACACAGTATATAATATGCCTATATGGTTACGCAATTTTACATTTAATAAGATTAAGGAATGGCATGATAATTCTAAACCTAAAGATGTAGATGGTAGTTGGACAAGCAGTGAGGCAAAAATTGAAGCATCCAAAAATAAAAAAATACAACCACCAACCTATGTAACAAAGGCATCACGTAAAAAATGATGCCTTTTAATATTTATTACATATACAATTTAATATGGCTGACAATTTTAAAGGATTTGACGAAGAAACAACCCGGAGGGTATCTAACATTGGGGATGCTATTAAGGAAATAAGACAGCAAACTCAAGATTTAAATAAAGAATTAATAAAAGCTGGAGGTCCATTAACAGATTGGGAGTCGTCTTTTAATACAATAAGTAGTTTATCTCGAAGAATTTTAGATACTCAAGGTAAATCTCTTTTATCTTCTAAAGGAACAACAGCGGCTCTTAAAGCTCAAAATGAAGCTAGAAATGCTGCTAGAGCTTTAGATATAAAAATTAATGAACTGCTTAATAGTAAAGTAAATGGAGAAACTAAACTTAATGCTTTAATTGATAGACGTGTTTATCTTTTAGGAGAAGCAAAAGATCAAGCTAAAATGTTAGCTTATGAATATAAAAATTTAGCACAATCGGCAGCTGCTTTAGATAAAAGAACTATATTCTTTTCTAAAATGGCTGAATTTGTTAAAGATGTACGTGGATTAAGAGCATTCGCTTCTCCATTTGAAGCCGCAGCGGAAGCATCAAGAAAACAAGTACTAAGAAATGCAGATGTTAGAGAAGCTAAGAATAGAATATCTCAATCAGGATTAACTAATTATCAATTACAAACAGGATCAGGACTAACTAAGAAAAGACTAGAAGCATTAGGATTAACAGACATAACTGGAAGTTTAAGAGGTAAAGAAGCCGCCGCTGCTCTTAGAAAAGCAACAACTGGAGGAGGAAGTGCTTTTGGAGCAGGAGCTAAAGCGTTTGGTGGAGAAATAGCAGGAGGGATTAGTGGTTTTTTTAAAGGTGGAGGATGGATAGGTGCTTTACTACAACTCATAGCAAAAGTTGCTCAATTTATTAAAGATGCTATGTTTGCAGCTGATGAACGAGTCACTAAGTTAGCTAAAGGAATGATGTTGACTAAAGATGAAGCTAGAGGTGTATATAATAGTCTCAAAGATACCAAACTTGAGATGGATTCTATTTATAACACAACTAAAGATGTAACAGAAGCATATACTGATTTGATTGAATTAACAGATTTTGTTACATCTGCTACAAATGAAATGATTGAAACTCAAATCATTTTAACTAAAAATCTTGATTTATCTAAAGAAGAAGCGTTTGGTGTACAAGAAGCTTTTGTGGCTAGTAATATTGAAGCGGATAAAGGTAAAGATATAGTGTATGACCAAATAGCTGCTTTTGCTAATCAAAATAAACTCCTTACTGCAGGTAAAAAAGTATTTGCTGATATAGCTAAAACTAGCAAATTAATACAAATAAATTTTAATGGTAATTTAGGATCATTAGTTAAAACAACATTAGAAGCTAAAAAATTAGGATTAACATTAGATCAAGTTAGTAAAATAGGTAAGTCATTACTTAATTTTGAACAATCAATTTCATCTGAACTAGAGGCCGAATTACTTACAGGTAGAGATTTAAATTTAGAAAGAGCTAGAGCGTACGCTTTAAATCATGATATAGCAGGACTAACTCAGGAAATATCTAAACAAGGTATTACTCAAGAGAAATTTGCAAAAATGAATGTTATACAACAAGAAGCTATAGCTGGTTCATTAGGAATGAGTGCTGAAGAGATGGCTGATATGTTATATAAACAAAAAGTACTTAATAAAGTTGGTGGAGAAACACTTAAAAATTTACGTGAAAGGGCTCGTGTAAGTGAAGATATTAACCTTCAAAATAAAGTAGCAGCTCTTGAACAAGGTATATTAAGTGGCAAATCATTAGAACAAGCAGAAAAATCAACAACCGCCCAAGAAAAATTTAACCAAGCATTAGAACGAGCTAAAGAAGCATTTACAGATTTTGTTGATGGTGAATATTTAGAAGATTTAGCTGCAAAGATTAAAGATTTTGTAGACTTCATAACAGGATCGTCAGAAGAAGAACGTGAAGCTAGAAAACAAGCAAGACAGTTAGAAGTACAAGCTAAAACAGAAGAGGAAAAAGCTAATATCCAACAATTAAAAAAACAAGCGATGTATCAAGGGCCTGGCTGGGCTGGGTCTGCTATGACAGCAATAACAAGCGTTTTGCCTGGTTTTTCTGGTATTAATTTTGTTAAAGATTTAGCAAATGTAAAATTAAAAGAAGAAGCAATATCCGCTCGAAAAGAACTTGAATCTAGAACTCAAAGTCAAAGCATTCCTGCTAAAGATTTTGTTATTAAAACTCTTCCTGAAGATACTGTAGTAGCCGCTGGTGGTACATCTTTAGGTAGTTCTAAAGAAATGGTACAACTTTTAAAAGAACAAAATCGTTTACTTACTGGTATCCTCAATAAAGAAGGTACTATTGTATTAAATGGTACAAAAATGGGTACAGCAATGGCTGTAGGTGGGTACAAAGTTCAATAATACTAATATTTATAACTAAAACATAAAACTATGGGACTATTAGACATGTTAACAAACACTGGATCACCATTAAGTGCAGGAAATGGAGCTACACCTTCTATTAATCCTGGAGCAACGCAGCAATCTAAATTACACGCAGATGGTAATATGGCTTCATATTCATTAAATGGAGATAATGCTGTTGATGTAAATGCAGCTTATGTGGCTTACAACGATGGATATAATAATGCTTTACCACAACCTTCACAATTAGATTTAAATGGTGCGACTCCTCCAAAGTATTTAGATAATCCACCACAATAATGAGTTTAATCAATCTCAAAACTAACTTAAAGTCTTTACGTTACGGTAATGATCAGTTAGGTGGTGGAAATAGTGGACAACCATACATACAGATCCCTATACCTGAAGGATTTAATAATCTTCAATCATCTAGCAATGATTTTATCTTAAGGGGAGGGGCATTAGTGGCTAGAAATAGCGCACTGGACATTCAGCGTTTAGCTAAAATGTTTAAAGATCCTAAATCTATAAATGGTTTATTTTTTATTGCTAAACAAAATTTACTATCACGTACTGCTGTACGTACACAAACAAGTGGATTATTAAATGAAGGAATTTATACTCCTTTATCCACATTAACTGAAGCTGGTTTAGTTGGATTAGGAGGCCACGTTTTAAAACAAGGTTTAAATCCATTTGCTGAAACAGGAATTTATTCTAACAATCCTAATTTATATGGAGTTAAAGTAACATCTAATCAATCTGCTGAAGAAAATCGATTATATAATCTTTATAGTAGTATAAATGTTGGTATACCACATAGATTAAATGGATTTACATTAAATAATGGAGTTAATGTACTTACGTATGATGGTGGTCCTGGTTCAACATTAGGTGTTGGAAAGACAGGTATAAGATATGCTGATCAAAGGACTAATACATACAATCCATCTGTTCTTGTAAATAAAAATAGTGTTTTTACTTACTCACAAAAACAAGTAGGCATTGACTCAGTAATGTCAATAGCTCCTGGATTAGAATCTTTTGTAACAGATAATAATACTAAACCTGGTTCACCTACTATAATAGATTTTAGGCAAAGAATTAGAAGTGCTTTATCAAGTATACCTAAAAAACAAGCTGAAGAGTCGGGAGCAACCCCTGATGCCCCAGATTATAATGATAAAAATCTTGAAAATAGGGTTAATATAGGTGGTTCGAATAATGTTGGGCCTGGATATAAGGCAGGCAAAAATTTAACATCATACAGTAGTGGCTCAGGTATAGGACCAGTAGATAAAATAAACGCTCTCCCAATATATAAAAGTAACGCAGTTGATGAAACTCGAGAAAGAACAAATGATTTAGCTAAATTTAGAATTGCTATAATAGATAACCAAACTCCTACAAGCAAAACATTTATGCATTTTAGAGCATTTATAGATAATTTTTCTGATTCATATAACGCATCTTGGAATCCTGTAACATATCTTGGACGTGGTGAAAATTTCTATACATACAGTAATTTTACTCGTGCTATTAATATAGGATGGACAGTAGCGGCTCAATCTAAACAAGAGCTTATACCTATGTATAAAAAACTAAATTACTTAGCTTCTAGTTTAGCTCCTGATTATACTCCAAGTGGGTATATGGCTGGTAATTTAATACAGCTTACAGTTGGTGGATATTTATATGAACAGGTTGGTTTCTTTAGTTCTCTTACGTATGATATATCAAGTGATACACCATGGGAAATAGGATTAAGTACAACAGGTGAAGATAAATCAGTAAAAGAATTACCTCATATGATTAAAGTAACCGCTGCCTTTACTCCAATACATGACTTTATAGTATCTAAACAAACTATTTCAGAATTTAATGAAACGGCAATATTAACAGATAATAAAGGATATGGTCCACAAAGATATATAGCTTTAGCTAATGGAATAGGACTTAATAAAAATAATTATGATAGTTAAACATGAACCGTTACCAAAACATACCACAAACTAAACTGAATACAAGACAAGCATATGTAACGTCTCGTTATCCAGAAGTACCTGTAAGTGCAGATGATATTTATGTTTATTCATCTCAAGGTGATAGATTTGATGTATTGGCTAAACAATATTATAATGATCCATCATTATGGTGGATAATATCAATTGCTAATACAGCAACAGCAGGTACATCACTTCCATCTGATTTACCTCAAAATTCATTAGTTATACCAGAAGGACTACAGATTAGAATACCAAATAATCCTCAAGGTGTAATAAGTGCGTTTAAACTAATAAACCAATAAAGTTATGAATATAGTTGGAGAAAATTTTCCACGTAAGATAGTTGAACAAATCAATCTTAGACAACAAAAGAAAGGAGCTAAAAATAGGAATCCTGAAGGAGATCCAAGTCTTCTTGTTTGGCAAAATTCTAACACAGGTTGGGTAAAGATGGTTTCATCTGTTGATGTAAACTTAGAAGAACGCTCTAAAGCTTCTAATAATCAAATGGCAGCTGCATTATTGCCTGATTCTAAATTAGCTGAGCAGTATGTTTTATTTGGTGGAGTATATTATCAAGGTTTAGGTAAAGATGGTTTGAGAGAAGGAATAGCTCGTACTAATGAAATACATCAAGAGTCAGCATATGGTATAGGAGGATTAGGACTTGGTTTAAGACCAATGCCTGGTATAACATCTTTTAGTATTAAAACTGAAACAAGAGGTTCACTTAAAACAGCTACTATTGGTATAAAATGTTATAACAAACAACAATTTGATATTATTAATACATTATATCTAAGCTTAGGATATTCAGTTCTTATTGAATGGGGAAACACAATGTATTATAAAGATGAGAAAACATTTATAAAAAATAACCCATATAGTTTAGCTGATGATTTTTTAAGCAGTAAATATAAATGGGATGAAATCCTACCAGTAATACAAAAAAATAGATTAGAATCATGTGGTAATTATGATGCTGTTTTAGGCAAAATAGTAAATTTTACATGGACTGTTAATAGAGACTTAAGTTATGATGTGACAGTAACTATAAGAACTATTGGTGATGTTATTGAATCACTTAAAATGAATGCATTATCTGGATTTATACCTGTTGAACCATCTGCTGATTTAATACAAAGTGTAGTTGGTAATTCGGGTATACAAAACGGAATAGATTTAGTTAAATCTGCTGTTCTTGTAAAAAATATATATGATTATTTAATAAATGAAAAAGGATTAAATGATGATAAAGCGAGAGGCATATTAGCTAACATGGCTAGAGAATCATCATTTAATATAGGAGCATACCGAATAGATAGTAATAAAAAACCATCAGGTGGATTATTGCAATGGAATGGCCCTCGATTTAATAGTATGGTTAATTATGTTGGTACTACATCAGCTAATGGTAATTGGAGAACTAATTGGAAAAAACAAATAGATTTTGCATTTACTGAATATGAAACTAAAAAATATGAAGTCCAACAATTTAATAGTGCCGAAGAAGCATCAGATTGGTGGGTAGAAAATTGGGAAAGACCAGCAGATATCCCAAAAGAAAAAATCAATAGAAAAGAATTACTTAAAAAATTCCCACCAGGATTAAATTACACTCAACCTACGACTCCAGCTCAGCCTTTAAATAGTAACGAATTTTATAATAATACCGCACAAACTAAAAAACCAGGAGATACTACATCCGCTCAAGTAATATCAAGTTACGCTTATACTCATGATATTGGAGCGTTATTTTATAATATTATGATTGAACTGCAAAGAAATCCTGTTAAAAAAATTGGTACAGATGCAGTAGCGGTAAAAAAATCGTTTAATAATAACGGTGTATTAGATGATAAATATTATATTAGGTTTGGATATTTTTTAGAATTACTTGAAAAAAACATAATATACAAATTAAAAGGTACTGAACAAAGTATAATAGGATTTGATTACAAAACCGAGGATAATATAATATTATTATATGATAGGCAATTAAGTGCTGATCCAACAGTATGTGCTTTTCAAAGACAATTTACATTATCTAATAAAGAAATTATTACGTTATTTCCTGAATTTAATACATTTATACTAGAAGGATCTAACACGGACTATACTTCATATTATGGTCAATTAATGAATGTATATTTTGATATGACATACATCTTAAACCAGCTTCAGAATTTAAAAGATAATGATGGTAATGTTACTCTTATAGATCTATTAAAGTCATTAACAGATGGATTTTGTAGCGTTACAGGCAATTTTAATAAAATCCTCCCTACAGTAAACCCAGATACTAATAAAATAGTATTTATAGATGATACTCCATTACCCGCATCTGATCGAAATAAACTATTAAAAAAATACTCTACAAATGGTATAGATGCAAACATTGAAGCAGATTTTAAAATGTTTGGGTTTTATCCTGTAGAAGGAACAAATACAGCATTAGCAGGAATAGTAAGAGATTTAAGTTTAACTACAACTGTATCTCCTAATTTAGCTTCAATGATTACAATAGGGGCTCAAGCTAATGGATACATAACAGGACAAGATTCGACAGCATTATCTACAATAAATCTAGGATTAGTAGATAGAATTAAAAATGAGTGGATTGAACCTATTAATCCAAATGGTTACTCATCTCCTCCTCCTCCTGCTTATCTTCAAAGACGACCAAATAATACTCCATCATTTGATTTTTACTCACAAGGTATAGGAGCTAATCCTCAACCAGATCCATCATCTAATATTCCTACTTTTGATGATAAGTATAAAAATGTAATACAACAATTTAGTAAATTTACACAAGAAATAGCTGGATTTTCACCTACATGGAACCAAGAAGATATAAAAGCTTTTTCTAATTCAATATCTTCATTTGCTGAATATGACCAAGCTAGAAAAACATTAAAACAAAGACAAATTAATCCTAACGCGTCTTCTCCTAATATTGGCTTTTTACCATTTGATCTCACTCTTGTTATAGATGGTTTATCAGGTATGAAAGTGTATCAAAAATATATTGCTGGTACTGATTTTTTACCATCTAATTATCCTCAATCTTTAGAATTTCTTATTAAAGGAATAAGACATGAATTAAGAGATAATCAATGGATTACAACACTTGAATCATTAGCTATACCTAAAAACCCATTTGGTAGTACAGATTCTTTTAATGTTGGAGAAAAAACAACAGGAGCAAGAGCACCAGGTGCTTCAACGTCAGTTAGAGGAAATAACTTTAGTACAGGACGAGGAGGAACAACTAGAGTTATAGAAGGAATAACATATAGAAATGGTGAAATACCTTCAAATAAGTTAAGACAAATAAATAACGCTGCTAAATATAAAGGAGATATAAGCAGCGATGGTGGTAAAATAAGACTATATACTAAAGCATCATTAGCCCTAGACCAACTTATAGCAGCAGCAGAACAAGCAGGTATACCAGTTAAAATAAATTCGGCATACCGTACAGTATCTGATCAACAAAGAGTTTATGCTGAAAATTGTCCTGGAGGTAGATGTAAAATTCCAACAGCTACACCTGGTACTTCCAATCATGGGTTTGGTTTAGCTATAGATTTTGCTACATCTGGATTAAAAAGAATTGCCCCTGGAGATAAATTATATGATTGGTTAGCTGCAGGAAATGGAGCAAAGTTTGGATTTAAAAGAATAGCGTCAGAGTCTTGGCATTGGGAATACCAAAACGTATAATTATAGAATATGCCATATTATCCACTCTCACAAATAAAAACTAACCTGCATACTAACGGGAATGAATTTACTTTAAATTCAAATAATCCTGACCCAACATTATCATACTCAGGGTATTATTGGAAAACATCAGATGGGAATTATTATACAGGTCGCACACCACAAGACTTACCAACCCAACAATTGTATCCAATACAATCAATAGATACAACTAAATATCCAAATGTTCAAAATTCACCTGCTTTATCTTACATTACTAGTACTAATGTTGATGGAAGTGATATTAATGCTTTGACGTATAATAATATAAAAAATATTAATCCAAATCAAGTTACAATAGTACCAACTTATTCTCCAACATACCCTACAACTCAAGATTATCAAGCTGGAGAATTTAGACGTTTTTTCTGTAAGAAAACAAATGAAATACAATATGTTGAAATAAGTATTGATCAATATAACTTACTTACTAAAAAAGATTCTCAAATATTATGGCAATTATATTTCCCATTTAATATACCTTGGGTTATAACAGGTACAGCTGAGAGTGCTGCTCGTACTAATAAAAATGTTGTTGAATTAACTATGAAACAACTTACATTACCTCGTTTTGATGATTATCTTAAAAAAGATTATTTGAAATATTTCATATAGAACTAAAACTGAGCATGTATTGTAAAGTAAATTTGGTTTTTTAAAAAATTTTTCTTATATTTAAATAAAATTAAGGTTATGGCTTTTTACTTAGTTGAAACATTAGATCAACTCAAAACTTTTTATAATATAGAATACAAACAAGCATTTGTAGAGATTATACCATATAATGATAATCTTCATCCGATGTTAAATAAAGTATCACTTGTTTATGTTAAACCATTGGGTGAAGATAATGAAAAGGGATATGTATTAAGTGTAGATCATAGTGAGTGTTTGTCTATAAACATTAAACATATAAATCAAGTTCTTAAAAATCTTGAAAAAATATATGTGAGAGATGTTAAAACATTTTTATACTTTTTTCAATTAAAACAAGCATACAATGTTTCTTTTAATTCTAAAGAATTAAATACATCAGTACATGATCACTTTTATCGTAAGTACTCATTAAAACAAGATATAAACCGCATTATACCTGTAGTTAAACATTACGAAAAATGCGAAAAAATATTCAAACATATTAAAATACCTGATGTATTACAAGATAATACAATAGCTTATTCACTATTTTATATTGAGAAAAATGGTATAAAAATTGAACCAACTTTATTTAAACAATATTTTAATCCAACATATGAAAACTTTAATATTAAAGATAATAAAATATACACCCAATATAATTTACATACAACCACAGGACGACCATCTAATTCTTTTAACGGTATTAATTTCGCGGCTCTAAATAAAGACAACGGATGTCGTAAAGTATTTATACCTGAAAATGATAAATTTATTGAAATAGATATATCAGCTTATCATCCAACATTAGCTGCTAAATTAGTAGGTTATGAACCATCTAAACCAATTTATAATGAATTCGCTGAATATGCAGGAGTTAATGTTGGAGAAGCAAAATTACTCATGTTTAGACAATTATATGGTGGAATATACAAAGAATATAGGGATTGGGAATTTTTTAAATTGATACAAACTTATGTAAATGATTTATGGGATCAATTTGATAATGAAGGTTATATAAAAGTTCATGATAGAGTATTTAATAAAAATGAACTAGAAGATATGAACCCACAAAAACTATTTAATTATGTTCTCCAGCTTTTGGAAACGTTAACTAACGGTTGTATAATAAAAGATATAATAAAAATATTAAAAGGTAAAAATACTAAAATTGTATTATACACATACGACGCAATATTAATTGATTTAGACACAGACGAAGAACAAATTATAGACGATATAAACACGGTATTTAAAAAATATAAATTAGAAATTAAACACAATTATGGAACAAGTTATGACTTTGAATAATATTTATAATATGTATGATATGGAAAATACATATGACTTTGACTTAAATATTGACGCATTGAATAATAGATTATTTTGTACATTCACTAATTTGGATGGAATTGAAGAAACAGTAGAGAACATTAGGAGCTCATATACTATTATGTACAATAAAATGTTTGTATTATATATTAAAAGTACAGACGAATATACTGTAACATATAATGTAGATCAAGGTAATGTTAATAGCATTCCTGACAATACAATCTTAGTGCATAGAAAAAAAGAGAGTAATACATTATATACTATCAACGCATTAAATGAATTAATTAAAAAATTAAATGGTGGTACAGTAGATCCACGCTTTCCAGTTAATTGGCAGCACTATCGCAACTCAGTATTACTAACTAATCATGGTGAATTAAAACAACTTAATACTAAAATATATAAAATAGTAGAGTTATGATTAATGAATTTGACCGAATGAAAACGTTAGCTGGCATTCCATTAGCTGAGATGCGAGTTAAGTTACATGAACCTAGAGTGTACAAATCAAGTCCTAATAAAGATCTTTACAAAGTAGAAAATTTTCCTGCTATTCCTGGAGTAAAGAATATTATTGACCTCCCAGATGACTATCGAGAAGAGGTTGAGCAAGAACCAGAAATAGCTATGTTATTAAAAAATAAAAGATTTAAGTATATTATAGATAAAGTAGCAGATGATGTTTTTTATGAAGGAAATTACTTTGGTGCTTTAATTTTTGATGGTGATTTTTCTCATTCTAATAATTTAGTGTATATTTATGTTGAGGGTGATGGACAAACATCTATCATTGATTCACTAGAACATTTCTCAGAAGGCTACCAAACAGAAGAAGAATGGGGTGTTAAAAATTGGATAAGATTATAAAATAAAACAAAATGAGAAAATTACAACTAAGACAACTTATTAAAGAAGAATTAAATCGTTATATGTTTTTCCAAAATCTTAAATCTATTAAGATGATGGTTGATGAAATACTTGAATTAGATGAAAATATGGTTGACGACGTTTTAAATGATGGACATGATTGGGCCGATGATCATATTACTACATCAAAAGATGATATTGAAGAAGTATATAATTTCTTAATAACCAAACAAGTTCCAATGACTGTTAATGAAAATACACCTAAATATAAAAAAGGTGACATGTTTGCTTATAAAGGATCCCGCTACACTGTTATATCAGATGATGGGTATGTAGTAAAAGCAGAAAGAAATAAAGACGGATATAAAATAATGTTAAATTACTCACAGTTAGCTAATGTAATGGATGTGCAATAACACAACAACATTTATAATAAAAATAAAAGCTCTCGAAAGAGAGTTTTTTAAATTTTAGTAACAAAAGTTTGGCTTTATAAAAAAATATTAGTATATTTCAGTTTAAACAAAAAATTTATTTAGTTATGGATTTATCAGAAATCAAAAACAGACTGAGCGCCATGCAGTCAAAACAAGGAAATGGCGGAGGTGAAAAGAAAAACATTTATTTCAAACCATCTGTAGGTAAAGAGGCGGTTCGTGTTGTACCTAACAAGTATAACAAGTCTAACCCATTTACAGAACTGTATGTTCATTATGGTATTGGAAATAAAATTATGATTTCGCCTACAAATTGGGGTGAAAAAGATCCTATTGTTGAATTTGCTAAACAGTTACGTAAAACAAATGACAAAGAAAACTGGCGTTTAGCTAAAAAATTAGACCCGAAATTACGTATTTTTGCTCCGGTAATTGTTCGTGGTAAAGAAAATGAAGGAGTAAAGTTATGGCAGTTTGGTAAAGAAACGTATATGGATTTTCTTAATTTAGCCGATAATGAAGATGTAGGTGACTTTACAGATATCGCTGAAGGTCGTGATATTACACTTACAACTGTTGGTCCTGAAGTTACAGGTACTTCGTATAATAAGACAACTATTATGCCTCGTACTAAACAAACTCCATTATCAGACAATAAAGATTTAATTAAGTCTTTGTTAGAAAATCAACCTAATCCTATGGAAACTTTTAAAAAGTATTCGTATGATGAAATGAAACAAGCATTACAAGAATGGCTTAATCCAGAAGGTGAAGCAGAAGAAGAGGCAGAAGTAGCAGTACCTGCTGAACCAGTAAGCGACTTACCATGGGATAATAAAATGAAAGCCACAGCAAAACCAGTTAGTAAAGCTGATAAGTTTGATGCTTTGTTTGATGATGAGGATGGGGATGATGAATAATTAAAAAATATATATGGCTAAAGAAAAAAAGGATATAGCATCGCTTACAGCGGCTGTATCATCAGAACTTAAATCTAAATTTGACTTAAACAAGTTTAAAGAAAAGAAAGGTCTAGCATCCAACGTTAAGTTTAAAGACCAACGTTGGATCCCATTCTCTTCAGCTCTCCAAGAAGTACTATCTATTCCTGGTATTCCTATGGGTCATATTGTTACAGTAAGGGGTAGAAGTAATACAGGTAAATCTACCACTACTATTGAAGCAGCAGTTAATGCTCAAAAAATGGGAGTATTACCTGTACTTATTATCACTGAGATGAAACATGATTGGAATCACTGGCGAACAATGGGTTTTGAAATGACTGATATCTTAGATGAAAACGAAGAAGTAGTAGATCATGAAGGATTTTTTATCTATAGAGATCGTACAACACTTCATTCTATTGAAGACATAGCAGCGTTCATTATTGATATGTTAGATGAACAAAAGAAAGGTAATTTACCTCATGATCTCTTATTTATATGGGATTCAATTGGTTCTATACCTTGTCAGTTAAGTCTAGACCATGGTAAGAATGATGCAATGTGGAATGCAGGTGCTATTGCTAATCAGTTTGGTAATTTTGTAAATCAACAGATTGTAATGTCACGTAAAGAATCATCTCCATATACTAACACGTTACTTATTGTGAACAAAACAGGTAATACTCGTCCTAAGACACCTATGGAACAGGTTCGTATGACTAATAAAGGTGGTGACACTATGTATTACGATGCCTCATTATGTCTTACATTTGGTAATATTACTAACGCTGGTACATCTAAGATTGAGGCAATGAAGGATAAGAAAAAAGTAGAATTTGCATTACGTACTAGGGTAGCTTGTGATAAAAATCATGTTAATGGAATCACTACAAAAGGTACTATTGTATCTACAGTTCACGGTTTTATTAAAGATGATGCTAACGCTATCAAGAAGTATAAAGAACAACATTCAAACGAGTGGGTTAATATTTTAGGAAAAGGTAATTACGATATTCATGAAGATAACTCACAGTGGGAAGAAAGTTTAGATGTGTTTAATGGTTCATTTGACGAAGAAGAAGATTAATATATGAATAAAGATTTACTCAAAATGCTCAATAACTTATCTGAACATGAAATTGTTGAAGATAAGGTACACGATAGAGTTCTCCTAATAGATGGATTGAACTTATTTTTTAGAAATTTCGCGATGATTAATTTAATAAATGATTCTGGTTCTCATGTAGGAGGATTAGGTGGATTTTTGAGATCATTGGGTACTCTTATAAACCAAACACAACCTACATCTGTGTATGTAATATTCGACGGTATGGGTTCTTCCACAAACAGGAAGAACCTACACCCCGAATATAAATCAGGTAGAAATTTTCGTATTACTAACTGGGATATGTTTCAACATTTAGATGATGAGAATGAAGCTAAAGCTGATCAAATGCGTAGATTAATTCATTACTTAGAATGTCTACCTGTTAAAACAGTAGCTATAGATAAAGTAGAAGCTGATGATATAATTGCATACTACAGTAAACATTTAGTTGAAAAATATAATTCTAAAGTATACATTGTTTCTAATGATAAAGATTTTTTACAGCTTATAAATGAAAACGTTGTAGTATATCGTCCAACTGAAAAAGAATTCTATAATAAAGAAACTATTAAAAATAAGTTTGGAGTATTAGCAGAAAATTTTATCTTATATAAGACATTATTAGGAGACAATTCAGATAAAGTGCCTGGTGTTAAAGGGTTAGGAGAAAAAGGCATAACAAAGAAATACCCAGAACTTCTAACTACACCAATGATATTAGATAATATATTTGAAATAAGCGCTAATAAATACAAAGAACATGAAGTATATGCTAGGGTTATATTAGATAGAACTCGATTAGAAAACAATTTTAAAGTAATGAATTTAGGTAATCCTTTAATAAGTGATGAAGAAAAAGAATTCTTAAAAATAGTAGTTGAAGAGGATGTACCATCATTAGATACAGTTGAGTTTATGGGGTATTATGAAGAAGATGGATTAGGTAGAATGATAAAAAATACGGAATATTGGTTAAATGATACTTTTAAATTATTAAACAGTTTTAAAAAATAAGTTATATACATGTGCAGTTTACAATCTCTATCCCAATATGGGACTGGTTTTCAAATCAAAGTTATATCATCGCTCCTCACACATAAAGAGTTTTTACTCAATGTTCATGATGTGTTGAGTGATGAATATTTTGAAAATCAATCACAAAAATGGGTAATTAAAGAAATATTAAAATATTACGACAAATACCATTGTCCTCCTAGTATGGAGGTCTTAAAGGTAGAATTGAAAAAAATAGACAATGAGGTGCTACAGTTGTCTATTAAGGAACAATTAAAAGAAGCATATAAAGCCTCTGATGAGGATTTAAAATACATACAGGAAGAGTTTAGTAATTTCTGTAAAAATCAACAATTAAAAAAAGCATTACTTAATAGTGTAGACTTACTAAACGCTGGAGATTATGATTCTATAAGACATCTAATTGATAATGCTCTTAAAGCAGGTCAAGATAAAAATTTAGGTCATGAATATAATAAAGATACTGAATCACGATACCGTGAAGATCATAGAGTACCTATAGCTACACCTTGGGAAACATTTAATGATATGCTACAAGGAGGATTAGGTGGTGGTGATTTTGGTCTAATATTTGGTAACCCAGGTGGAGGCAAGTCATGGGCATTAATTGCTTTAGGAGGATGGGCTATTAAGATGGGATACAATGTTGTTCACTACACATTAGAGTTAGGATCTGACTATGTTGGTAGACGTTATGACGCTTTCTTCACTGGTATAGATGTTGGTAAAATTACTAAATTTAAAGATAATGTTGAAAAAGAAGTAAATGTATTACCTGGTAATTTAATTATTAAGGAATATTCACCTGGTAAAGCTACTATTTCAACAATTGAATCTCATATTAAAAAATGTATAGATTTGGAATTTAAACCAGATTTAATTATCATAGATTATGTTGATCTTTTACGTTCAAAACGTATGAATAGAGAACGTAAAGAAGAAATTGATGATATTTATGTAAGCACTAAAGGATTAGCAAGAGAGTTAAATATACCAATTTGGTCAGTATCTCAAGTTAACCGTGCTGGTGCTAAAGACGATGTTATTGAGGGTGATAAAGCAGCTGGAAGTTACGATAAAATCATGATCACAGATGTAGCAATATCATTATCTCGTAAACGTCAAGATAAAGTAAATGGTACAGGTAGATTTCATGTTATGAAAAACCGATACGGAATGGACGGAATGACATACTCAGCTAAAGTTAATACATCTAATGGTCATATTGAAGTATTAGGTGAATTTGATCAAGATGATGAAACACCACCATCAGCTCAGGCAAGTAGCTTTAATACATTTGATTCATTTGATAAACAACAATTAAAACAAAAATTCTTTGAATTAGGATAATATAAATCTAAAACAAGTCATGATAAAACCACAATCTATAAGAAAAGGAGTTAACATATATTTGAATCGAGTGTTAGCTGAAAAACAAAATGTAATAGAACTAAGTAAAGATTGGACTCCAACTCAAGAAAGTTTATTTAAACGTCTGCTAAAAGAAGGCGGTGAAGTAAATATTAAAGGAGTTAATATAAAAGTATTAGTACAAGAAAAACTATTAACATCCCGAGGAGAAAAAGACAGCGGAGTAATAGTAGCGCCAGGAGCTGATACTAGATTCTAAAAATGTATACGTATAACTACACTAATTAATAATAAAATTTATATTAAAAATGAATATTGAGCAAGAAATCCTCAGCGACATTACTGTCTATATGAAGTACAGTAAATATGTCCCTGAGTTGAAAAGACGAGAAGTATGGACTGAACTAGTCGACAGAAACAAAAACATGCATTTAGAAAAATTTCCTCAACTTAAAGATGAAATTGAAGAAGCATACAAATTGGTATATGCTAAAAAAGTATTACCATCAATGCGTTCACTGCAATTTGCAGGACGACCAATTGAATTAAATAATTCACGTATATTTAACTGTTCGTTTCTTCCGATAGACGATATGAGAGCATTTAGTGAAATTATGTTCTTATTATTATCGGGATGTGGAGTTGGATATAGTGTACAAACGCACCATATTGAAAAATTACCTGAAATTACAGTACCAGTAAAACATAAGCGATACTTAGTAGGTGATAGTATTGAAGGATGGGCGGACGCTGTTAGAATGTTATGTAAAGCATATTTGGATGGTGGTGCATTACCACTATTTGATTTTAGAGACATTCGACCTAAGGGCGCTCAGTTAATTACTGTAGGAGGTAAAGCACCTGGTCCTGAACCATTAAAAGAATGTTTATTTAATTTACAAAAAATATTTGAACGTAAAACAAACGGTTCTAAACTTACATCTGTAGAAGTACACGATATGGCTTGTCATATCGCTGACGCTGTACTAAGTGGAGGTATTAGACGAGCAGCACTAATTGCATTATTTGATTTGGATGATGAAGAAATGCTGACTTGTAAATTTGGTAATTGGTGGGAAGAAAATCCACAACGTGGACGAGCAAATAATAGTGCTGTAGTAGTACGACATAAAATTACTGAAGATGAATTCTTCAAACTATGGAAGAAAATTGAATTAAGCAATTCAGGAGAACCAGGAATATATTTCAGTAACGACAAAGATTGGGGTACTAATCCATGTTGTGAAATTGCTTTACGTCCATTCCAATTCTGTAACCTATGTGAGGTAAATGTGTCTAATGTTGAATCACAAGAAGATTTAAACGAACGAGTACGTATAGGTGCGTTTATTGGTACGCTACAAGCAGCATATACTGATTTTCATTATTTGCGCGATATCTGGCGCAAAACAACCGAAAAAGACGCGTTACTCGGTGTTGGTATGACAGGTATTGGTTCTGGAGCAATATTAGAATATGACCTTAAAAAAGCAGCTGATTTATCTAAAGAAGAAAACGCTCGTGTAGCTGAATTAATTGGTATAAATAAAGCTGCTCGTGTAACAACTGTTAAACCAAGTGGTACTAGTTCATTAGTATTAGGTACCTCAAGTGGTATTCATGCTTGGCATAATGATTATTATATTAGAAGAATCCGTGTAGGTAAAAATGAAGCCATATACACACACTTAGCAATTAATCACCCCGAATTAGTTGAAGATGATTTCTTCAAACCTACAATCCAAGCAGTAATTTCAGTTCCACAACGCGCACCTAAATGTTCTATTGTACGAACTGAAGATGTTATGGATATGTTAGAGCGTGTTAAACGATTTAATACACAGTGGGTGAAGAAAGGTCATCGTAAAGGCGCTAACACAAATAATGTATCTGCTACAGTATCAATTAAAGAAGACGAATGGGAAAAAGTAGGACAATGGATGTGGGAAAATAAAGAAACATTTAATGGCTTATCAGTTTTGCCATACCATGGGGGTTCGTACGTACAAAGTCCTTATGAAGACATCACTGAAGAACAATTCAATAATATGGTGATACATCTTCACCAAATTGATCTATCTAAGATTGTAGAATTTAGTGATAATACAGCATTAATGGATCAAGTTGCATGCGCTTCAGGAGCGTGCGAAATAGTGTAATATTTATATCCATGATTAAACTAATTGACTTATTAAAGGAAAATATTAATGGAGGTACTGTCTATACCTATAGGAGCCAAAAAAGTTTGCCAGATATAAAGTCTAATGGAATAAAAATGGGAGATAATAAATCAAATTCTCAGTTTTTTGAGCTTCCAGATTACGGATATTCTTATTATACATCTACTAGTAAAGATTCTGATTGGGTAGATTCTAACCCATATGGAGATAATGACACACCATATACTGTGAGGGTATCTATTGATTTGAATAAAATTAAAAACGACAAAAATTATGACTTTAAAGAATTAGATATACCTAACCATCCTGAATATCAAGAAGTAAGAATATATTCTAACATAAAAAATAGAATACCACCTGGATATATTAAGTCTATTGATATCCTTAGAAGAAAATCAGGAGATCCAGATGGTATGGGATGGACATTTGATGGTACTCTTAATTTAGAACCAGAAGTAAAAGCATACATTGATAATATTTTTAAAGAAAATCCAGACTTAGATAAAGATTTGTTTCCATACGATGAAATGTATGATTATTTTACAGAATTTTGGGATGAAGATGATTCTTATGATGATATTTCAAAAGAAGTTTTAAATTACATAACATCAAAATAGTATAACCACAAACAATCAATAAAGTAAGCCACAGAAATGTGGCTTTTTTTATTTTTAACATATGTATCAATGAAATAAGTTGTTTAAATAGTTTTGTATTTATAATATTTAAACACAAAGATTATGACATTCAAACAATGGATCGTCGAATTATTCAAAGACGAAAGAGGTTCAACCTCAGTTAAACCCGTAGTAGCATTTATTGGTACTTTATTTTTATGTGTAACTATGACACTAAATAGTTATTCGCATGAAGAATTTAAACCCGCTGATAGTTTAGTTAATGCTGTTTTAGTAATTACAGCTATTGGCATGGGTGCCGATACATTAGACAAATTTACTAAAAAACCAAACACATCAACTGAAGACAATGGCAACAGCTAAAAAACCAACAACCGCACCTAAGAAAAGTGTAGCTAAGGAAACAGTTGAAACAGCGAGTGAAAGCTTTAAATTACCTGTTAATTTTAATCAGTTTAGAAAATATCCTATAGCTGCTGTAGCATTCCTATGCATATTTGGAATGGTTTATCTATACAAAGATAAACAAAAAACAGACACAAAAGGATTAGATAATTGTATTGAAAATAACAAGGCCTTAGAGAAGAAAATTGACGCGAAAGATTCAGTTATTCTTAATTTAATAACTCAACAAGCTATAATCAATGCTACGAAATAAAAATACACTGATAGCCATCATAGTAGCCTCATTGATTGTGATTACTATGACTGGACAAAAACCTAGCGTTATAAAAACTAAACCATGGGAACAAGTTAACATAGATAGTTTAATTAAAGTAACGACAGAAAAAAATCAAAAAACTATATCAAAAAGAATTGGTGAACTTAAACATGCTGAAAAAGCTGCTGACAGTTTATCTAAGGTTGTCACAGTACTTAAAACCGAAAATAAACAATTATATGAAAAAGTTTCTAATGTTGGTGAGCCTGTTGATACTAGCACTTACCAGTTATTGCCAATATCCTCAGACAAGAACAATTAATGGTCAACAAATTGTATTAGTTACCAAAGAACAGGCGGATAACATTAATATTCAGTTTTTAAGGTATAATGCAATAATTGATTCTCAGAAGAAGGAATTAAGTAAACCTCCCATTATTGATACAATAATTGTTGTAAAAGAAGATACAACTATCTCTGCTCGTTATAAAGCTCAAATAAGAGAATGCTACGACATCAATCGTGGTTTATCTAAATGGTTTGAAGAAACAAATAAAACAGCGATGTTCTTTGATACATGCTCTTATAAAGAGTATAAAAAGCGTTATAAGCAATTAAAGGAAATCAGAAAAAATAGATACAACTAAACCATGAAATTTGTAATCACACTCCTAATACTGTTGAGTTTTACTAGTATATCTGCTCAAACATTTACCGCGATAGCTTATGTTGATCAACAAATATCCTGTCATGGTAGAACAGATGGATATATTAATATTATGGCGTACCCTGCTGTAACAACAGTAGATCCTCAATTCACATATTCAGTGTCAAGTATTGATACTGTAATAACCAATAACCATGGTATGTTTTTTAACTTACCAGCAGGAGAATATACAGCATGTGTTGCATTAGATAGTGAGTCAATTTGCAATACATTAGTAGTAATAGAACCAGATCCAATAATCATAAATCCTACTACAGAAAATCCAGTCACTTGTGGGATGAGTGATGGTGCTATTAGTTTGGAAATTACTGGTGGTACAGCAGATCTTCAACCATATGTAACAACATGGGAAGGCAGTGCTGGAAATATAATAAACAACCCTACAGAGTATTTTTCTGTACGTCAAGATAATCTAAGTTATGATACATACAAAATAACGGTAGAAGATGATAGAGGATGTTTTGCAGAAAAGGTGTATACAATATTGAGACGAGGAGATATAAATGGAGATGGTAATGTAGATTTAATAGACCTATCAGCAATAGAGCAGTTAGTTGGTGTATTTGGATACTACTACAGAGCTGACATTGTTAAAGATGGTAATATCGACTTACTCGACTTAGCAGCATTAGAAGATATAATCGTTAATCCAAACTGTAATTAAATAACACACTATGAACTTAGACAAACTCAAAGGGCACATTCCTGACGCGGTACTAGCCCAAATTCCAGACACAGCAGCAAAATTTAACATTACTACATCACTTCGCTTAGCTCACTTTTTAGCTCAGTGTGGCCATGAATCTGGTGGTTTTAAATTCACATCAGAAAATTTAAACTACTCAGCTGAAGGACTTAAAAAAGTATTTCCTAAATACTTTCCTGGTACATTAAATGAATCTTATGCTCGCCAACCTGAAAAAATTGCAGCAAGAGTGTATGGTGGTAGAATGGGTAACGGAGATGAAGCATCAAAAGACGGATATAAGTTCCGTGGTCGTGGTTATATTCAATTAACTGGAAAGGACAACTATAAAGCATTTGATGCTACAGTTGAAGATGATATCTTAGCTAACCCAGATCTAGTAGCTACTAAATACCCACTAATGTCTGCTGCTTGGTTTTTTGATAAAAATGGATTATGGGCATCGTGCGATAAAGGAGCAGATGATACTGCTGTTGTAGCGGTAACTAGAAAAGTAAATGGCGGAACAATTGGTTTAGCTGATAGAACAAAGCATTTTAAAGAATACTACTCTCTTTTAAAATAAAATTTGGGATCTTAAAAGATTTTTCTTATATTTAGGGTAAATAAAGTTATGATAAAAGGTATTAAAGTATTTCATGAGGTTCCATTTGAACTTCTTTATGTTAATCGAGATTACACTGATGGTGAGTATTGTTTACCTCATTTGTTAGATGAAAGTGAATATTATAGAGATTATTTCTATGATGCTAAGAAACAAGGTCGATATATAATCATGGATAATTCATTACATGAATTAGGTTCTGCATATAATACAGAACGACTAATGCATTGGATTAATGAATTAAAACCAGATGAATTTATTGTGCCTGATGTTTGGGAAGATAAAACAAAATCAATACAAAATGCTCGTTCTTGGTCTACTGTTGATTTGCCTGAGAAAGTTACTAAAGTAGCAGTAGTACAGGCTAAATCACTTAATGAAGCTATTGAATGTACTCAAACGTATTTTGATTTAGGTTATAAAAAAATAGCATATTCATATGGTGCATCATATTATAATGATGTTTGTCCTCATCCAAATAAAGATTTAGGTAAAGCATTAGGTCGTTTACAAGTAATATCAACTCTATATAGTATGAAATTACTATTACCTACAAGTAGAGTACATTTATTAGGATGTAGTGTACCGCAAGAATTTGGGTGGTATAAGGATATTGAATGCATTGAATCAATAGATACATCTAATCCTGTAATGGCGGCTATTGAAAAAACATTATATGATTTTCATGGTTTACATAGTAAACCTAAAATCAATATGAATCAAGCTCAAGGGATGTCTATAGAATCTATTGATATGGATTATTATCATCACAATATAGATGTGTTCAAATTAATTAACAATTTAATAAAATAAAGTTATGGAAGATCAATTAATGTCATTGTATGACTATTTAGGTAGAGCGGCTGGTCCTGAGTTAGGGAAGCAAGTATACGAGTACGCTAGTGAGAAGAAATTTAGCCATTTGGTTAAAAATCGAAGTATTAAAAATTCTAAATTTAAAGGTAAAGTATTACTTTATCCAAAACATGTATTAGACACATATTTTCAAAACCAAAATAAAAAATAAAGTTTATGCCTACAATTACACAATGGGGAGTCGAAGTCGATGTTGATTTAGATGTTGATGTTAATGATTTTTTAGATGATTGTTCATCCCAAGAAATTGAACAAGCCTTAACATGGTTAAAAGATAATGACTATTTAGATGGTTCATTTTTATTAACAGGAAACGAATCAATAAACGAACAAGAATACCTTAATACCCTATCAAAATTAAGAGATAATTGGTTATCTCTATCTAAAGAAGAAGAAGATATTATTTCAAACATAGCAAAACGATTTTAATGCAAGTATTTCTCCCATACCCCGATTTTAAAAAATCTCTTGAATCCTTAGATAATAAACGCTTAGGCAAACAACGAGTAGAAACCTACCAGCTTATAGCTGGTTTAGAAGGTAGACCAACTAAAGCTGGTAAACCATATTCTAAAGGTAGAGTTAACCATCCTATTAGTCAAATGTTTAGAGATAATTTACCTGCTTTAAAGCAGTATCTAAATGACTCTATAGACGTTTGGGTAGCACGTGGTAAAAACAACACAATGCAAAAAGAAACTATTACTGAAGAAATAGTAATGCCTTTATGGTTTGGAAATGAAGAATTTCATCGTTCACATAGAGCAAACCTTTTACGAAAAGATGCTAACTGGTATGGAGTAAATGAATGGAATGATGATCCAACATTGCCTTACCGTTGGTACGATATGGATCGTAAACAGTGGTATGAGCAACATATGGGTACAAAAGATAGAGTTTATTTGGAAAATTAAAAGATATTTAGTATATTTAAAATTATGGAAAAGAAAAAATACGCGGTACTCTCGTTAAGTGGAGGAATGGATTCAAGCACTTTGTTGCTAAACTTATTAGCTCAAAATTATCATGTCACCTGTTTATCATTTGATTATGGTCAAAAACATAGAATAGAACTAGAACGAGCAACTGAATTAGTTAAATACATCAATTCAGATCCATCACAAGGGTGGTTATGTAAGGAATACCCACAAGTAACTCATCAAATAATCAAATTAGATGGTTTATCTGAATTACTTAATTCAACATTAGTAACAGGTGGAGATGATGTGCCTGAAGGACACTATGCTGAAGAAAATATGAAAGCAACAGTAGTACCTAATCGTAATAAAATATTCAGTAGTATTATTCAAGCTGTAGCGTTATCTATTGCTGAACAAAATAATGCTGAATGTGATATTGCAATGGGTATACATGCTGGTGACCATGCTATTTATCCTGATTGTAGACAAGAATTTAGAGATGCTGATTTTGAAGCATTTAAATTAGGTAATTGGGGTTCTGAAAAAGTAAAAGTTGTAACACCGTTTTTACATGTAGATAAATTTGAAATATTAAAACATGGTTTAGAATGCTGTGAACAATTAGGATTAGACTTTGATGAAGTATATAAACGCACTAATACGTCTTATAAACCTATTTTCATATACAATACCTGGGACCATGACAATTCAGGCAAATGGTACTCAGACTATAAATCAGCTTCATCAGTAGAACGTATTGAAGCGTTTATTAAATTAGGTCGCCCAGACCCAGTAGAATATGCTGATTTAGATTTAGGTCCTGTTACTTGGGAGACTGCTAAAAAACATGTTGAAGAAATTTTGGCTTCCCACTCTTAAGATAGTATATTTATAAGATGGCATATAAGAAGAAGAAAGAACTTAAAGAACAAGAATACATTGTTATGAATGAATTTAATGAAGTTTTTACAGGTATAAAAAATGGTAGTGAGTTTAGATGGTCATCTAATTGGCATGAAGCTAAACCATTAGAATATTCCAATACATTACTTCTTAGAACAAACGGCTCTAAAGTAGAGTTATTTAAAATACAAGATTTTTATTAAAAATAATATATATGAAAACAATTTGGTACTTTTCCGCTCCGTGGTGTCAGCCATGCTTAGCGTTCGGTCCTACAATGGATCAGGTGAATAAAACTATTCCAGTAAAAAAAGTTAATATAGACTACGAACCAGATGTACCTGGAACGTATGGTGTAACAAGCATTCCAACTATTATATTAGTTGAAAATGATCAACCTGTAAAACGCCATACTGGAGTAATGTCTTATAATGATGTTTTAAAATGGGCAAATGGATAAGATTATGGGAAGATACGTTTCAACAAAAACATTCGATAATTATTCTGTAGCTATTAGACAATGGCGGGCACAGCATTCACATTGCCAGTTATTACATGGTTATGGAATTTATTTTAAAGTATGGTTTGCATCTAATGAACCACTAGAAGAGAATCAATTAGATGATATGAATTGGATTGTTGATTTTGGTGGATTTAAAGAACCACCTCGTGGTAACGGTCTTAAAGCATGGATGGATTATATGTTTGATCATACTTTACTAATTGAAAAAGATGATCCATATCTAGACTTTTTCCAATCAGCAGCTATGGAAGGCTTATGTTCGTTACGGGTGATGGATAAAATGGGATGTGAATCTTTAGCTAAGTTGGTTTATGATAAATTTAATGAAGTTTTATCTAAAACTGATGCCGCTAGGTGTAAAGTAATCAAAGTTGAATGCTTTGAACATGGTAAAAATAGTGCAATTTACGAAGAAAATTAAAAATAAAATATATGGCAGATTTTTCAAAACAATGGTGTGAGGCTAATGACCCTGACATGCCCGGTGATTTTGACATTTTAGAAGAAGCAAACAATCTTAAACCGAATCATTATCTTCCACTAATATGTGAAGGATATGGATTTGTAGCAATTGCTAAAGATGAACATAACAATGTTATGTTAGCGTTTCGAGATGATGAAAATAATATTACCTGGGAAAATTACAATAACATTATAAAATAAACAAATGAAAACAATTCTCAAAAATGGAACTTACGAACGAGTAAGTAATGAAGTGGCTGAACATGAAGTTAGAATGGGCCGAGCCAAATATGCTTCAAAAATCGATTGGAAAAAAACAACACGAAATTTACCTAAACCTGAAACAGTAACAGTAGCTGAACAAAAAGGTGAAAAAACTAAATCAGAAAAAGCAATTAGATCTGCTAAACTTAAAGCAAAACAACGCCAATAACATGAATCAAAAACTTAAAGAAGCACTTACTTTATTTGCAATACAAATAGTATTGTATGGTATTTTATGTGTTAATTTTAGAGCAGTAGCTCAAGCACAATATAATATAGCAGCAATCAGTGATTTTCTTGTAGCATCACTTAACTTTTTTGTAATTAGAAAAATCGCTAAAAGTGAAGACGCGTTACATCAATGGGTAGGTTATGTAACAGGTAGTGTTGCCGGTTCGTATTTAGGAATTTATATTTCAACTTTAATACATTAATATGAGTAAAATAGACCCAAATAAACTACTGATAAGTTCAGATTTCTATTCAGTTCAAGGAGAAGGTATTTCATCAGGAGTACCATCATACTTTGTTCGTTTAGGTATTTGTAACTTAACTTGCGGAATGTCTCGCAAGTTTACTAATCAGTTAGCAAAAGACAAAACATTAGAAGATGGAGAAATCTTTGTAGGTGACTTACATGCCGAAGGTAAAGCAACTTGGACTTGTGATAGTACGAGTCAGTGGTTATGGAGAGGTGAAGATAAGGAGTTCCAGTATCTAATTGATAGATGGAAAGAACAAGGCATCTACGAAGATATTAAGAACGGTACTATTCATATCATTTGGACAGGTGGTGAACCTACAATTAAAGGACATCAAGATGCAATTGTTAACTTTATAAATTATTGGTTCCATCAGGATGGAATTGATATTGGAAAATCATTTCATGAAATAGAAACTAACGGTACTGTTTATATTGAGGATGGATTATTTAAGTATATTAATCAAATCAACTGCTCACCTAAGCTATCTAACTCAGGTATGACTGAAAAACAACGTATAGTACCAGACGCTATTAAGCGTATTATGGAACATTCTAATTACCAATTTAAATTTGTTATATCCAATGAAGAAGATGTTGAAGAACTTTTCCGTGACTTTGTCGTACCATTTAGTATACCGCTTTCCAAAGTGGTTTGTATGCCAGGATTAGATGATGCTGCTAACTTTGAAGAGCGTACTCAATTCTGTTTAGAAATGGCTAAGAAATATAAATTTAGAGGCCTTACACGATTACATATCGCGGCCTGGAATAAAACATTAAACGTATAAATTATGATAACAACAAGTACAACAACTGGTTATGTAGACAACACAACCACTAATCCAGGCTGGCTTACAGCTGATCCAAACTGGCTTACAACACCGTATACAGGTGGATTAACGTTAACTTCAACTGGAACAACATTAACATTAAATTCAAATAACATGAACAAAGTACAACAAACAAAAGTGGCAGTGTTTAAAGTAACACGCAATGAAGAGAATCAAGTAATCAATACCGAGTTTCTAAAAGAAATGTGGGTACAAACTAAAGCAGGTGTATCAGTGGATTTTGAGGTAGCTCGAGATAAAGATCTGATTAAATACAAAGCTGAAGATTTAGTAATTAAAAATATCACTTCATTAGTTTTTTAGTATATTTATGGGTATGAATAAACAACTACTCAAAGAATCTATTCAACGTAAAGAAAAGTCACTTTTATTTTTCAACGCATCTTGGTGCGGCGCATGTGCCGAGATGCGTCCTGTTATAGAACAAATAAGAATTAACCATCCTGGTTATAAATTTTATAGTTTAGAATCTGATGATGAAAATACTAGAGATTTAGAAGAACTATTTGAAGTAGATTATATACCTTCATTAGTAGTTATATCCGAGACAGGATATAAAGAATACTCAGGAGCTAGACAAATAAAAAAGTTATTGCAATAAGTTTGGTTATAAAAAGAAAAGATAGTATATTATAAAAAATGTTATAAAAAATGGATTTATTAAAAAAATCAAATGGTAATCTTCCTCGTACAGAAATTGAGATAAATGAGATGATAGACCACGCCGCTTATTATTACGGCAAATTCCTACAAGCAGTAGGATTCGATTATGAAGCAGATCGCCAGACAGAAGATACACCTCGACGTGTAGCTAAGGCTTGGTTAAAAGATCTAATTGTAGGATCAGTTACAAATGAACCTAACATCACAGTATTCCCAAATGATGAAGGATACAGTGGATTAGTTATTCAATCTGGTATTCCTATTGTTAGTATGTGTGCTCATCATAATTTAGCATTTACTGGTTATGCTACTGTAGCATATGTGCCTGGTGAAAATGTAATTGGATTAAGTAAACTTAATCGTATTGTAGAATGGTTCGCTCGTCGCCCACAAATGCAAGAATCACTTACTCAACAAATTCATGATTACATTGCTGATAAAATGAAATGTGAATCAGTAGCTGTGAGTATAGCATGTAAGCATACTTGTTGCAGTCATCGTGGTATTAAACATCCATCTGTAATGACAACTAATAAGTTTTCAGGTGTGTTTATGGAGAAAGACAATTTAATCCGTGAAGAATTCCTCCACGCAATTGAAATTAATGGTACTAAAATGAATTAATATGCAGGAAAAAGAAAGTAAAACAAATTGGCATTTTAGGATTAGTATCCTTAAATCAGTAATACGAATAGGAGCAGGCATATCTTTATTCCTCGGTAGAGGATTATATATGCAATCAGCAGGTATATTATTAATCCTAGCTGAAATATTAGGAATATTAGAAGAACTTTAAAATAGATAAAATGGTTACAATTTACGCACACAAAACAGACCCTAAAGCCGTTATACCAAAGGTCGAGTATAACTCAACATCAGCATGCTTTGATATTACATGCACTAAAACAACTGTGATTCCAGCAGGAGGATCAGCTATAGTACCTAATGGATTAAATCTTACAATCCATGATAGTCAACGTTATTGGATGCAAATTCAACTACGTAGTAGTAAAGGATTTAAATATAATTTAATCCCTCATTATGGAACAGTAGATGCTGGTTACACAGGTGATTTAGGTATTAAAATTTACAACGTAGGCAAATTAGACGTCACAATTGAAGAAGGTGAACGTTATGCTCAAATCGCTGTTATTAAAAAACCTAAATACAAGATCGTTGAATTAAACGATACTGAATTTGAAGAACTAAAACAAAGTCAACTCCGTGGTGATAATGGATTTGGTTCAAGTGGAAAATAAATATATTATTAAAGGTTATGTATCAAAGTATTTACTATTCTTATAGTGGTGAGGATAAAGGAACATGTTATTTAAGGGATGACAAAAAAGGATGGTCATCCTTTAAATACTATCCTACTGTCTATAAATTAGATCTTGATGGTGAATATCAAACATTATTTGGTGATAGTTGTTCACCTATTAGAGGCAAATTTGATTGGAATGATTCTACTATCCTAGAAAAGGACATCCAAAAAGAATTAGCTATATTAAGGGATCTATATTATAAAGATGATTCTGCTCCTACATTCCATAATATTATTTATCTTGATATTGAAATTGAAATTTTAGGTACACTTACTTCTCAATCTATTAGAGATGCTAATGCTAAAATCACATCTATAGCTTTAATTGATGTTACAACAGGTAAAAAATACTGTTTAATATTAGATGATAAACAAAATATAGAATGTGTAAATAAAGATAATAAAGAAATTATACCATGTCTTACTGAACAGGATTTACTTAGTAAATTCTTAGATTTATGGATTCAATTAGATCCAACAATTATAGTAGGATACAATAGTGATTTCTTTGATATCCCATATTTGTATTTTAGGATTAAAAAAATGCTAGGTGATGATATGGTACTGTATTTATCTCCAATTAAAAAGATAAATGACAGTCCATATACACCTCAATCTCCTATTACTTTAGGAGGTGTTAATAGTTTAGATTACATGATGTTAGTTAAAAAATACATCATGAAAGAAGAATCATCTTATAAATTAGGAGATATAGGATTAAAATATGCCAAACTAGGTAAAATAGAATACAATGGTTCATTAGATAAATTATTTAAAGACGACCCAGATAAATTTATTGAGTATAACTTACGTGACGTTGAGATTATTGAGGCGTTAGAGAATAAACTACAATTTATTAAATTAACAGTCTTAATATGTCATTTATGTCATGTACCTTATGATTCAATATATTATAATACAGTATTAAATGAAGGTGCGATATTAACTTATCTTAAACGTAAAGGTATAATATCACCTAACAAACCAACTACCACTAATAAGTCTATTAAAGAACTTAATATAGGTGATGAAGTACAACATCAACGAGGTACACCAACTGTTGAAGGTACAATTACTTTTATAGATGATAAAACGGGCAAATGCCAGATTAGAACTAAATCTAATACACTTAAAGAACGTAGTTTAAAAACGGTAAGGAAAAAAGATTCATACGCTGGTGGTTATCTTTTAGAACCAAATCCTGGTTTATATTCATATGTTAGTGATGCTGACTTTACTAGTCTATACCCAAGTATTATTAAGTCTCTTAATTTAGGTGTAGAAACATTAGTTGGGCGAATAGTAACTAAAAATAATTACGAGCAATACAATTCATTAGAACAACTTAAACAATTACCTTTAGATACTATTTTAGATATTGAAAAATTAAATCATAAAACATATAATTTAAGAAAAGGCCAAATTAAAGTTCAAGATTTAATATCACTTATAGAAGAGAATAATTGGTCTATATCAGCAAGCGGTGCGTTTTATAGAAATGATATTAAAAGTATTTCATGTGAAGTATTAGAAGATTGGTTTAAACAAAGGGAACATTATCGTGAACTTAAGAAAAAGGCTGGTAAACAAGAAGATTGGGAAAACTATAAATTATATGACCTGTATCAACTTGCTTTTAAAATCTTACAGAACGCATTGTATGGTACTTACGCTATTAATGGTTGGAGATATACTGACGGACATAAAATATGCTCAGCATCTATCACTAACTCAGGCCAACGTTTAACTAAAGAAAGTATTATATTTATAAATTCTAAATTAGAAAACGCTGTAAATAATGGTAGAAAAGAATTTGTAATAGCATCAGATACTGATTCTGCCTATGTTGAGTTAAAAGATTTACTTAATTTAAAGTATCCAAGCATTGTGGATGAAGAAGAAAAAATTGCTAAATTAATTGAATTGTCTCAAGAACTTATAACTGAGGCCAATCATAATTTAGATAGTATATCTAAAAAAGTATTCAATATCCAACGTAAACACTACTTTGAATTAAAACAAGAAGTAATCGTAAAGAAAGCATATTGGTCAGGTAAACGGAGATACGCTATGTGGATTGTAAATAAAGAAGGTGTTCCAATTCCTCCAGATCATAAAGACGCTTTAGATATGAAAGGTTTAGACATTATGAAATCTAATTTCCCTCCACTATTTAGAGAATTTGGTGAAGAATTAATTAAGAAAATATTATTTGATACTCCTAAATCTGATATTGATAAGTACATACTTGATTTTAGAAAATCACTTAATACAATAGATTGGAAAAAATTACTTAAACCAACAGGTCTAAAAAAATTAGATGAATATATAGCTCAAAAACCATCAGCTGGAGAAATATTTTCTAAATTAGCACTAAAGTGTCCTGTTAATACTAAAGCAGCTATATACACAAATGATTTAATTCGATTTAAAAAACAAACAAAAAATCATGATACATTTCAGATAGGAGATAAAATGTATATTGCTTATTTAAAAGAAAATCCATACCATATAGATGTTTTAGGACTAAACAATTACAATGATTCCCCGGACATTTTAGAATTTGTAGAAAAATATATTGACAAAAGTCAAATGTTTGACTCAGTTATACGTAATAAACTTGAAAATTTATATGAAGATTTAGGATGGGGTGTAGTAGTGTTTAATGAAAACATAAATAGATTCTTTAAATTTGATTAAAAAAGTTTGGTTACCTAAAATTTCTTACTTATATTTACATATTATGATACAAAAACAATATTTTACCTCTGCTATATCTAAATACTATTTAAATGGTGTGAATGAAGCTGTTATATGGGAGGTTAAAGACAATATATTAAACGTTAAATTTACATCTCCATCTAAAGAAATGCTTGGTAATGTTACATTACTTGATTTTCCATTAGAAGATTCTAAAGTAGGAATTAGTAATACAACTCAACTTAATAAACTAATTAATATTACTAATGGTCAATTAGATTTAAGTTATACTAAACATAAAACTACTCCATATAAACTTATTATATCTGATAACAGCTTTACAGTAAATTATTCATTAGCTGATTTAATGATTATACCTAAGTCTGGTGATATTATAGGTGATATTAATTTTAATATTAAAGCATTACTTGATAATGAAAGTATAAATTTAATAGTTAAAGCTAAAACAGCGGTTGCAGAAAGTGAGACTGTAGTTATTAAACCATCACGTAATGAAGATGGAGAATATATTCTTGAAATGGAATTTGGAGGTAATGTAGAACACGCTAATAAAGTTTCATTCTTCCTATCAGACGTAAAAACAACAAACATACCAGAAGATTTTAAAGTACAATACAATTCAGATATGATTAGAGAAATAATGTCAGCTAATAAAGATATGTTCTTTGGAGCTATGTCTATTAGTTTAGATGGTATTATGAAATTAGAATTTAATACTGAAGGAAAAACCTTAATAAGTACTTATTATTTAGTTGCAAAAGAATTATAAACAATATATTTATACAAAACAAGTTATTAAAATGAAGTTACAAGCAGGATTTAATGCAATCATCGTGAAGCCATTCGATGAAGAAGAAACAACATATGGCAATATTATAGTTCCCGATCTAGGAAAAGAACGAAATCTCAGTGGTACCATTGTGGCTGTAGGGCCTGGTCAGTACTCATTTTCAGGTGATTTTATCCCTACTCAACTTAAAGTAGGTCAAAAAGTAATCTTACCTCAAATGGGCCCTGTTAAAGTAGAAAGTGAAGGAATAGAATATTATGTTTGTGCTGAGAACACAGTACTAGCTATTATTGAAGATTAAAAATAAAAATATGAGTAAAGTTATAGAATTTGGGCCCGAGGCCAGGAAAAAGTTATTTAATGGTATTGAAAAACTATCAGATGCTGTTACAGCCACTTTAGGACCTAATGGTCGAAATGTAGTAATTGCTAAACCAGGTGAATATCCTCAATCAACAAAGGATGGTGTCACTGTAGCTAAATCTATTTCACTTGAAGACCCAATTGAGGAATTAGGAGTACAGATGGTAAAACAAGCAGCTATTAAAACAGCTGATATAGCAGGTGATGGTACAACTACATCTACATTATTAGCATCTGAAATGGTAAAAGCAGGTTTATCTTATTTAAATAATGGAATGAACGCTGTTGAGATTAAACGAGGAATTGATACCGCTGTAAAAGATATTGTTGAGAATTTACGACATGAGATTAAAGAAAATATTTCATCTGAAGAACAACTTAAACAAATTGCTTCTATATCAGCCAACAATGACTCAGAAATAGGAGAATTGATCGCTACTGCTATGCAAAAAGTAGGTCGTGAAGGAGTAGTACATATTGAAGAAAGTAAATCAGGAGATACATATCTTGAAACAGTAGAAGGAATGCAATTTGAAAGAGGATATAAGTCACCTTACTTTGTTACAGATAATAACTCAATGACAAGTACATTAAATGATGCTTTAATTCTTATTTTAGATAAAAAAATTAATCAAGTAAAAGAACTTTTACCTATCTTAGAAAACGTTTCAACTCAAAATAAGTCTTTACTCATCATTGCTGAAGATATTGATGGTGAAGCATTAGCTACACTTATTGTTAATAAAGCAAGAGGTACTTTAAAAGTAAGCGCTGTTAAAGCTCCTGATTTTGGAGATCGTCGTAAGCTTATTCTTGAAGATATTGCTACATTAACTGGTGGACAAGTTGTAAGTACTGAAAAAGGAATGAAGTTAGATAAATTTAATACCAGCTGGTTTGGTAAAGCAAGAGTAGTTACTATAGATAAAGATAACACTACTATTGTGGATGGTAAAGGTGATGAAGAAGCAATTAATAGACGTATTGAAGAATTACAACAGCAAATTGAAAATTCAAGAAGTCCATTTGAACAAGAAAAACTTCAAGAACGTTTAGCTAAATTTATAGGTGGTGTAGCAATCATTCATGTAGGTGGTAATACCGAAACTGAAATGAAAGAAAAGAAAGATAGAGTAGATGATGCTTTAAACGCTACTAAAGCTGCTATTGAAGAAGGTATTGTACCTGGAGGTGGAGTAGCTTTATTACATGCTCGTAATGGTATTAATTCTAGAGAAAATATTGGCGCTAAAATTGTATGGGAAGCTTGTGCCGCGCCGTTTAAGAAAATTTTAATGAACGCTGGTTACGAACAAGAAGATATTTACAATTGTTTAAACGCTGTGACTGGTGGAGATCATTGGTACGGTTGGGACTTAAAACAAGAAACCTTTACCAATATGAAAGAAGCAGGAATTATAGACCCAGCTAAAGTAACTCGTTGTGCTATTGAAAATGCAGCATCAGTAGCTGGTACTATATTACTCACAGAATGTACTGTTGTAGACAAACCTGAAGAAAAAAAGTCTAATGAAGGGTTTGGAGACATGGGAGGAATGTTCTAAATTTAGAATAAAAATAAGTTATGAAACAACACACAATATTAAATGAAAAGTATCGTCCTGATACTCTAGAAGGATATGTTTGCTCAAATGAAAATAGAGCTAAATTTCAAGAGTTTATAGATAACCAAGATATACCTCATATCCTTCTAGCAGGACGACCTGGATCAGGAAAAACAACACTTGCAAAAATATTAGCTAAGAATATTAATTGCGATTATTTATTTCTTAATGCTGTTGATGAACGAAGTATAGATGTTATGAGAGATAAAGTTGGTTCGTTTGCATCTGCAGGATCATTCAAACCACTTAAAATAGTAATATTAGACGAAGCAACTCATATACTTCAAGCGTCACAAGTAATGTTACTTAACATGATGGAAACATATAGTATTAATACTCGTTTCATACTGACCGGTAACTACCCAGAACGTTTAATTGAACCACTTCGTAGCAGGTGTCAAGAATTTGATTTAGAACCGCCTTCTAAAAAAATTATAGCGCAACATATAGATAATATCCTAAATAAAGAAGATATTAAACATACAATAGAAGATATTGTAAATATAATTAAAAAATTCTATCCTGACTTTAGACGCATTATTAATGCTTGTCAAAAATATACTATTAATAATGAAATTAAATTAGATAATTCTATAATAGTATCAGATGATTATAAAGATCATATATTAAATGAACTTAAAAAACCAAATTCAAAGTCATTTAATGTAATACGCCAAGTGTTAGCAGATGCCGATTTAAGCGATTATACCGATCTTTACAGATTTTTATATGATACAATAGATCAATATGCTAAAAATAGTGGTATAATTACTATTATAATTGAAGAATATAAATACCATTCAATGTCACGTATAGATCAAGAATTATGTTTTATGGCGTGTGTTAGTAAAATTTTACAAAATATATAATATGGAAAACCAAAACAAAATGAAGCTGAACATTGATTTAAAATCAGCACAAACTGTATACTCACCTGAAGGAAATTGTATATTTGCCGAAGGTGTGATTTTAAAAAAGATTTCTAAATTCGTAGCTGGTACCCCAGAAGACGCTATTATCCCAATCCCAGTATTTTATGATGTTGAGACAGGACATATTCTAACTGAGTTGCTGCCTAAAGAATTAAGAGAAGAATTTGAAACCAAAGAAAACAATTAATGGCATTGACATTATTTGACTGGATTAAAGAAATTACAGTAAATAAACGTAAATGGAGCTCGTTCAGTGAAGATGATAGAGCTTCATTTAATGTTTATATGATACACAGATATCTATCAATGAATAAAGATTACATTGATATAACTAATTACATACAAACAATCCCATACAACGAAAAAGAAAAAATATATAGAATATATTGTGATATGATACCTAAAAAAAACGTTTGGTTAAAATATATTAAATCGTCTAAAAAACGTACGTCAGATGCTCTTTTACAATATATAGCTAAAGAGTACACTATATCTCTTGGAGAAGCAGAAGAATATTCTCATTTTTTAGGTAAAGATGGTGTTATAAGTATTTTGACTAAGCATGGGGTAGATGAAAAAGAACAGAAAAAATTATTAAAAGATTTAATATTATGAGAAAAAATAAACTAGATTCTGGAAAGGAAAAAGCAATTAACGATTTTGAACAAACATATCCTTCTTTAGCTGAGAGTTTTAAACAAATTCAAGCAGAACAATATGAACTTTTTGCTAAAAAAATGCTTGATTATGGATTACAAAACGTTGCTTTAGGATCAACTTTAGAAAATGAAGAAGATATTAAATTATCAACAATGGGGATTTGGTTACGATGTAATGATAAAATTAATAGGTTAAAAAATTTAATCAAACGTAACGGACAAAATTATGTAGAGGGCGAGTCAATGATAGACAGTTTTATTGATTTAGCTAATTACGGAATTATAGCAATGCTAGTTTTAAGAAATAAATGGAAATAATATTTTGAGCAAAAAGAAAATACCAGGACTAATAAAAGAAATTCAAACACATGAATTTCCAGAAATGGATTACAGTTACATGAAAACTATATCTTATAGTCAAATGTCTATATTTCGTTCTTGTCCTAAAAAATGGGAACTACAATATAAAGATGGTAATTATATCTCTGGACCTTCTGTTCATGCGGTGTTTGGAACAGCGTTACATGAAACGTTACAGCATTATATTACTGTGATGTATGAAATAAGTGGAGCTGAAGCTGATAGGATTGATATAGAATCATATTTTCAAGACAAATTAGGAGAAGTATATAGAAAAGAATATGAGTCAAATAAAAATATACATTTTAGTAATCCAATTGAACTAAGAGAATTTTATGAAGACGGTTTAGCTATTTTAGATTTCTTTAAAAAGAAAAAAGGAGCATACTTTAGTAAGAAAGATTGGTATCTAGTAGGATGTGAAGTGCCTATTCAACTCGCTCCTCATCCTAAATATAAAAATGTAATTTATAAAGGTTATTTAGACTTAGTATTATATCATGAAGCTACACACACTATCAAGATTATAGATATTAAAACTAGTACTCGAGGATGGAATGATAAAGCTAAAAAAGATGAACTAAAACAATTCCAACTTATACTGTACAAACAGTATTTTAGTCAGATATATGATATTCCTGTAGATAATATTCAAGTTGAATTCTTTATTGTTAAAAGAAAAATATGGGAAGAATCAGAATTTGCTCAAAAACGTATACAAATATTCTCTCCGGCTAGTGGTAAGATTAAACTAAGTAAAGCAACAAAAGCGGTTACTGACTTTATTGAAGAAGCGTTTAATGAAAATGGTAAACACAAAGATAACCATTATGCTGTTAATCCAAGCCGTGATAACTGTTTATACTGTCCCTTTAATAAAAAAGAATTTTGTGATAAGGGGGTGTCTTCATAAATTAGCATATATTTATATACAACAATATAAAATTAAACCTATGAAAGATACACAAGTATTAACCAGTGTTAAAATTAGTAGCACAATATGGGATGAGTTTCGTATTTCATGTGTTAAATACAAATTCTCATTTCAGAAATTAGCAGACAGAGCAATGCATCTATATGTAACAGATCCGGAGTTTCGAAAGCAATTACATAATCACACTAACATTGAAATTAAATCAGAAAAAAATTAAAAATTAAATTAAAATAAGTTATATGAATTCAACGTTTTCGTATTTACCTCCAGAAAAGAGGAAAAAAATAATGCTAATCACAGATGACATTCGTGTTCATAGTGGAGTAGCAACTGTAGGAAGAGAAATTGTCCTACATACAGCACAACATTTTAATTGGGTCACAATTGGAGGATCAATACAGCACCCAGATGAAGGTAAACGATTTGATTTATCTCAAGATACCAACACTACAACCGGTTTGACAGATTCAAACGTTATGCTTTACCCAGTAAGTGGATATGGTAGTCAAGAATTAATTAGACAATTAATTGAAATTGAAAAACCAGATGCATTGATGTTAATCACTGATCCACGTTATTTCATTCATATTTTCCAGATTGAAAATGAAATAAGAAAGAAAATTCCTATTGCTTATTTAAACATTTGGGATGATTATCCGGCACCATTATATAACAGAGCATTTTATGAAGCCTGTGATTTATTGATGGGTATCTCAAAACAAACTGTTAATATTAATAAATTAGTATTAGGCGATAAAGCTAAAAATAGAATTATTAAGTATGTACCTCATGGTTTAAATCATGAGCTTATGAAACCGCTTGATGAAAAAGATCCTAGTTTAGTTCAATTTAAAAGAAATTTATTTGGAAATAAAGAATATGATTTTGTATTATTTTTTAATTCTCGAAATATTAGACGTAAACAAATCCCAGATGCTATGTTAGCATACAGATTGTTTATAGATCAATTATCACCAGAAAAAGCTAAAAAATGTGCTTTTGTTTTACATACTGAAATTGTAAGTGAACATGGTACTGATTTAGAAGCTGTTAGAGAATTATTTCTTAATGGAGACCAATACAACGTATATTTCTCTACAAATAGATACAATACAGCAGAAATGAACTTATTATATAATTGTTCTGATGCTCAAATACTATTAACTTCAAATGAAGGATGGGGATTAAGTTTAACTGAAGCCATATTAGCTGGTCGTCCAATTATAGCAAACGTAACAGGTGGAATGCAAGATCAAATGCGTTTCTCTAAAGAAAATAAATGGATTGATTTTGATGCTGATTTTCCTTCTAACCATAATGGTACTGTAAAAGAATGCGGTGAATGGGCATTTCCAGTATTCCCAACTAATCGTTCAATTGTAGGTTCTCCAGTTACTCCTTATATTTGGGATGATAGATGTACCGCAGAAGACGCTGCCGCTCAAATTATGAATGTTTATAATTTAGGTAGAGAAGAATTAAGACGTATAGGATTGAAAGGTAGAGAATGGGCGATTGGAGAAGAAGCTGGATTTACAGGAGAAGAACAAGGTAAACGAGTGATAGAAGCGTTTGATATTTTGTTTGATACTTGGAAACCAAGAGAAAAATATGAATTAATAAATTGTAATGAAGTTAAAGACAATACTGTAAACCATAAATTAGTATATTAAAAAATAAGTTATATGAGTAAACCATTATTTATAATCTCATCACCATTTGATACCTATTCAGGATATGGTGCTAGAGCGAGAGATGTTATTAAAGCTGTTATTGAAACAGATAAATACAACGTTAAATTATTATCACAACGTTGGGGAAGTACACCTTGGGGATTTTGTAAAGATAACCCTGAATGGTCATTTTTAGTAGAGCATGTACTACATGATAATCAATTACCTAAACAACCAGAAATATGGATGCAAATTTCAATACCAAGTGAATTTCAACCTGTAGGAAAATATAATATTGGTGTAACAGCAGGTATTGAAACTACTATCTGTGCTCCTGATTGGATTGAGGGTCTTAATAGAATGAACTTAAATTTAGTTTCATCTAATCATTCTAAAAAAGTATTTGAAGAGAGTAAATTTGAAAGACGTAATCAACAAACAAATCAAATTGAAGGAACAATACAGCTTCAAAAACCTGTTGAGGTATTATTTGAAGGAGCTAATTTAGATGTGTATAAAGTAATAGAGCGAAACCAAATCAAGAATATTAATCTTGACTCAATCAAGGAAGATTTCGCTTATCTGTTCGTAGGACACTGGATTCAAGGCGATATCGGTGAAGACCGCAAAAACGTTGGCCTACTAATTAAGGCGTTTTATGAGATATTTAAAAACAAAAAGAACAAACCAGCACTTATTTTAAAAACATCAATGGTTAGTTCATCATATGTTGATAGGGAAGAAATTCTTAAGCGTATTAAACTAATTAAGAAAACAGTTAATTCAAAAGATTTACCTAATGTTTATTTACTACATGGTGAATTTTCAGATTCAGAAATAAATGAATTATATAACCATCCTAAAGTAAAAGCTATGGTTAATTTAACTAGAGGTGAAGGTTTTGGTCGTCCATTACTTGAATTCAGTTTAGTTAAAAAACCAATTATCACAACTAATTGGAGTGGTCACACTGATTTCTTAAATCCTGAATTTGTAACTATGTTACCCGGTCAAATGACTAATGTACATCCAAGTGCTGCTAATCAGTGGTTATTAAAAGAAAGTCAATGGTTATCTGTTGATCAAGGTCAAGTAGGCCATTATATGAAAGATATGTTTGAAAACTATAAAAACTATATAGATGGTGGTAAACGCCAAGCATATAGAAATAAAATGGAGTTTAGTTGGGATAAAATGAAAGAAAAAATGGATATTTTATTTACACAATACATTCCTGAGTTTCCAAAACAAGTTCAACTTAAATTACCTCAACTTAAAAAAATCGAGTTACCAAAACTTAAAAAAGCAGAATAAATGGATAATTTAGTAATATGTAAAAGATGCGGCTCAGACGCATGTATGGAATCTGAGCCGTACAGTGGTGTGAAATCATACCACTGTTTAGGATGTGGATTTACTACAAATTCACTCATGAAAGAAGATGAAACATTTTTTGAAGAGCAAAAAGAAATTTTACCTGAACTGTATAAAGACTTATTCTATACAGACGATGAAAATAAAATTTGGATGCCATCATCTATTAATATTCCTGATCAAGGGATGGTATTTGCAAATGGTACAGGAGCTAATTTATGGAAGTGGTCGGCTGTGAAAGCAGTTCCTGTCTTAGAAGAAGAAAAAGAAAAATACCCAATCAAGTCTAAACCAGGTGAGTACTACAAATTCAGAATGGATATGGATAACATACAGCATTTTGAAGAAAGAGACTATATGGAAGCCTTAAGTTTTGTAGGTATCCTCCCTCAAGAAGAAAATTTGGCTACCTAAATTTTTTATCGTATATTTACGGTATATGAAAAGAGAACAGTATATTGAGATGATTAAAACAGGTAATTTTGATATTAGTATATTTTACGAGTACTATACAGAATTTAATACTAATGAATTGTTTAAATTTAATTTAGGAGAATTCCATATGTGGTTTAACCAATACGTTAGTTTTATAGGCATGGGAAATGTTGTAAATACTATAAGAAAACATTACGATTCAAAATTTCAACTTGCTAGTCTTTTAAATAAAGATGGAAATATAATTAAAATTTACTAAATGAAAATAAGTTACGCAATTACCGTTTGTAATGAGTTTAATGAAATAAGCAGATTATTACCTTTACTTTTAAATTCAAAACGAGAACAAGATGAAATAGTGGTATTATATGACACTAAAAATGGAACAGTAGATGTAGAAGAATATTTACGATCTATGTCTATTGCTCATCTACAAGGATTTGTTTGGGTAGGAAAACCTTTTGATAATCATTTTGCTGATTGGAAAAATACACTAACAAGACTTTGTACAGGAGATTATATCTTTAATATTGACGCTGATGAATATCCACATGAATATTTGATCTTAAATATCCATAATTTATTAGAACAAAATCCATCAGTTGATATGTTTATTGTTCCTAGAATTAATACAGTAGAAGGTATAACTCAAGATCATATTAAACAGTGGGGTTGGAATATTAATAATAAAGGATGGGTTAATTTTCCTGATTATCAATCAAGAATATACCGTAAAGACGATAATATAAAATGGATTAATAAAGTTCACGAGCGAGTAGAGGGTACTAAAACGTATTCGTATCTTCCAGATGAAGAACATTGGTGTTTATATCACCCAAAAACAATTGAAAGACAAGAACAACAAAATAATTACTATAATACATTATGAGCAAAGAATTTTTAAATTTAAACTCAACTGTAAATCTTCAAGGAAAAACAGTAACTCAAATTATTCATTTTAAAGGAGGAGTTAAAAGAACATTTAATAACATTAAATCTGAATCTATAACTCAAGGTCAATTTACTAAATTCTTTAAAGAAGACGGCAGTATGATAATGGTTAATGATAATAATGTTTTATGTATAGAAGTTTTTAAAGAAAAATAATATGGCACAAGGAATATATAAAATAACAGAAGATTTTGAAAAAGCGCTAGCAGATTATACTGGAGCACAGTATGTTGTAACCGTTGATAATCAATCAAATGGTCTATTTTTAGCGTTAATGTATGAAAAAGTTAAAGGGATAGAAATTACTATTCCTAATAGAACATACCCTTCAGTACCGTGTGAAATTGTCCATGCTGGGGCTAAAATAAATTTTGAATCAGTCATTGGAACTACTTTAAAAGGAGCATACCAGTTAAAACCAACTAGAGTTTGGGATTCTGCATTGTCGTTTACTGCAGACATGTATATTCCTGGGACACATATGTGTATATCTTTTACTGGTCCTTACAAACACTTTAAATTAAGTAAAGGGGGAGCTATTTTAACTGATGATGAAGATGCTTACAAGTGGTTTAAAAGAGCTAGATATAGTGGAAGAAATGAATGCTCATATCATGATGATCATTTTGATATGTTGGGATGGAATTTTTATATGATGCCTGAATTAGCAGCTCGTGGATTACTTCTTATGAATCAATTTTATAATACAGATGGAACTAAAAAACATAACGCTGACTTAGAGCTACCATATCCAGATTTATCACAATTTGAAATTTATACTAAAGCAAATAGATGAAACATAAAGTAGCCATACAAATATTTCCTATGGTAAATGAAATAGATTACCTAGAACGAACTTTATTATTACTCAAACAAGCATCAGCTTATATTGATAAAGATAAATTTTATGTTATACTAGATGTAACACTTCCTATATCAGATTATCTTACAGATTGGAATAATTCAGTTTTAAAGCAAGATTATTTTACTAATAAATTTGAAAATCTTAAAAAATATGCTGATTGGTGTGATGAATATACCTTTAATATAGATAATAAAGTAAAAGGTTGTGTTGATTGTTGTATAAATAACATTTATAAGTATCCAAATGTTGATGATATGATATGGTTAGATATAGATATTGTATTTCATCCTTATACTTTAAATTTAATCTTAGAATCTTCTTTAGAAATCAAACAAAAACAATCGAACTACGTAATTACTCCAGAATATGTTAAACTATGGGATAACAGTTGGGATGTATTAGTTAACGATAATTTTTTAGCTGAGCCATATGGATATGAAAAGAAAAATGACGCTATAACAGATACAATTAGCACATATGGGGATTTAAGTTTAGAACCCTTAGAAACATACAAATGGGGAGGAGCATGGTTTACTTTATATTCTAAAAAATTATTAGACTACATTCAATTTCCTAAAGATATAGAAGGATACAGCCCTATAGATACATTTATAATGGAATGTTGTAAATATATTCCTAACACTACTCAGTATAAAATAAAAAATCTTGTAATAGCAGAGGATTATAAGTATATTAATCGAACATTATATGATAGGTATTTAAAATCTATTAATAGAAAACAAGATTTATTTCAAATAGGATGGAATAAAATGATCAATCATTTACAAAATAATATGCTTAAAAAATAATGAAAATATTTTCTAATTTCATACCAGAATCTGATCCTTTATATGATGGTTTAAAACAAATAAACAAACCTATAACTTTTTTTTATGATTATGTTCCACAAAATATAGAACAACTTCAAGTTAATCCTTATAATTTTATTATGCTCCATGAGCCTAATGAATTTTTTGGAATGCATAGTTGGATATTACAAAATCATCATTTGTTTACTGGAGTATTAACATATAATGAAGAAGTATTAGAAAAATGTGATAATGCTATTTTATTTCATCATAGTTGTAACTATTTAGATGAAGATTATATTAACCATTTTAAAAATATAAGTAAAAAGTTTGAAGTAAGTTTTTTATCAGGAGCTAAAAAATTAGTAGAAGGTCATAAATTAAGACAAGAGATATATAAAATAGAAGAACAAATTACAATTCCTAAAAAATGGTATTATGTGCTTGATGATTTTAATTGGAAAGATTTTAATAATGGAGGAGTAGGTAGACCTAGCCATACTGAGTATATTGATGGTAAAATAGTTATGCCTCAAGTTGAAGGTAAAAAACTCTTATTTAAAGAATCTATGTTTCATGTCTGTGTAGAAAATACAAAATACGATTTCTACTTTTCAGAAAAAATAAGTGAGGCTTTTCTTACTAAAACATTACCAATATATTGGGGGTGTCCTAAAATATCATATTATGGTTATGACGAAAGAGGTATAATTAGATTTGAAAACGTAGAAGAACTTATTCATATTATAAATAATTTAACAGAAGAAAAATATTATGAATTAAAACAATATATAGATTTTAATTATGAAATTGCTAAACAAGAAATTAAATTTGATAAAAAACTAAAATTGTTTTTTAATGAATTTATCCAAATAAACAATATATAAAATGACAATAACTGAAAATTATTACGGAGAAACCCTTAAAGGATTGATTGATTTTTTTAAACTTAATTTAAAAGGAGTCTTACATGTTGGTGCTCATAAATGTGAAGAACAAATAGTATACTTAGATTATTTAGATAATCAAAACATATACTGGGTTGAAGCTATTGATTATTTAGTAGAAAATAATTTAAAATTAAATCCTGATTTAAATATTATAAACGAATGCGTTGGGGATAAAGATGGAAAAGAAATTACTTTTAAAATTACTAATAATACATTTAGTTCATCTATGCTAGAATTAGGAGAACATAAAATTCTAGCACCACATATAGAATATGTAGAGTATTTAAATAAAAAAACAAAAACACTAAACACTATATTAAAAGAAAATAATATAGAAGATAAATTTAATCTACTAGTAATGGATATTCAAGGAGCAGAGTTACTAGCCTTAAAAGGTTTAGGAGATCTGTTAGAAAAATTTGATTTTATCTATACAGAAGTAAATGAGAGAGAAATTTATGTAGATTGTGCTTTATTAAATGAAATTGATGAATATGTAACTACTTTTAATTTTGAAAGAAAATACTTAAATATTCTTAATGGTTACGGAAATGCTTTATACATTAAAAAATCAAAATAAATGGTTACAATTAAATCTCCATTTCGAATATCTTTGTTCGGTGGATCAACAGATTACAAAGGTTTTTATGAACAATATGGTTCTTTTTTAATAGGTACCCCTATTGACAAATATTGTTATATCTCAATGAGATATAGGCCTAAAATTTTTCCTCAACAGTATTTTTGCACATATTCTAAATATGAATTAGTTGACACTATAGATAAATTAAAAAATCCGTTAATTAGAGAAACATTAAAATTTCTTGATGTTAAACCTGTAGAAATATTCTCATTCTCAGACATCCCTTCAAGAACAGGATTAGGTGGATCTTCATCTTACTGTGTTGGAATGATCTATTTAATAAAGAAATTAAAAGAAGAAAATATTAATTCAAAAGAAATTATTGATACAGCTATTAAAATTGAAAGAGAAATATTAAAAGAAAGTGGGGGCATTCAAGATCAAATATGGCCTTTTGCTAAAGGATTTTCATCTGTAGAAATTAAAACTGATGGGACATATAATATTAAACCACTCCCGATTACTGAAGAATTTGAACAGACTTTGCAAAACTCAATGGTTCTTATTTATACTGAAGAACAACGGAATAATGATATAATTGCTAAGTCACATGAAGATGATACCAACAACAGACTCCAGATATTAGAAACCGCTAAAAATGCTTATAAATTATTCGAACAAGAAGATTTAAAAGGTATAGGAGAACTAGTATATGAGGGTTGGTTAAGTAAAGAAAGAATATCACCTTATATATCAAATGGTAAAATCAAAACTATAATTGATGATGTAATGAATATGGGAGCATATGGTGCTAAATTATTAGGTAGTGGAGGATGTGGATTTGTATGTGTAATATGTAATCCATTAGTAAAAGAAAAAATAATTGAGAAATATAAAGAAAGTATATTAGATGTTAAAATAGATAAAACAGGAGTAACAACAATAAATTAATCTAAATAGTGTTAAAGAAAAATTTGAAAAATTAAAAAAAATAAATTATATTTATCTAAAGTACATTTTTTAAACAAATTGTTAAAAATAATAAATTATGAATATACCTAAATATTTAAAAAAAGAAAGACAGGTGAGTTTAACACCTCAAGATCTAATAGATTTTGAAATTAAAATTAAAGAAGAATACGAAAATGGAAGTATTAAAGCTCCTATTCATCTTTCAAAAGGAAATGAAGAACAATTAATTGAGATATTTCAATATATTCACCCTGAAGATTGGGTATTCTCATCCTGGAGAAACCACTACCATGCTTTATTACATGGATACCCTCAAGATAAACTATTTAATTGGATAGTATCAGGAGGAAGTATGAGTACTAACTCAGCTGAACATAATTTTTATTCATCTGCTATTGTAGGCGGAATACTTCCGATTGCTTTAGGAGCAGCACAAGCATTACATCTTAAAAAATCAAAAAGAAAAGTATGGTGTTTTATTGGAGATATGACATTTGAAACAGGAACGTTTTATGAGGTGCATAAATATGCTACTAATTTTAATTTACCTTTACAATTTGTTGTTGAAGATAATAATATGAGTACAAATACACCTACAGATCTAACTTGGAACGGTATAAAACGTTCTGTGCCTGATGATGTAATTTATTACTCATACGAGAGAGGATTTCCACATCATGGAACTGGAAGTTGGATTTTATTTTAAATTTTAAAACATATAATAATGAAATATAAAGACGAGTTAATTAGGTCAATGGAATATTTAAACAATGACCCAAGAGTATTATTTTTAGGCCAATCAGTAGCATACTCAGGAAATGCTATTTTTAACACACTATCTTCTATTCCTAATGATAGAAAAATTGAAACTCCTGTATTTGAAGATGTTCAGATGGGAATGTCTTTAGGTTTAGCCCTTGAAGGATTTGTACCTGTGACATGTTATCCTAGATTTGATTTTCTTATTTGTGCTGTTAATCAAATGATTAATCACATAGATAAAGCAAATTTAATGTCTAGAGGGCAGATGAAACCTAGAGTTATTATTAGGACATCTATTGGATCAACAAATCCATTAAATGGAGGTGTTCAACATACTCAAGACTATACTAAAGCATTTACAGATATGTGTAGAGATCATATTGAAGTAGTATTACTGAATGAACCAGAAGAAATATTCCCAGCGTTTGAAAAGGCACTATTGAGAGAAGATTCTAAATCAACATTGTTAATAGAAAACGGAGATTTTTACAATGACAAATAAAATAAAAGATATACAAATCTTCACACCAGATGCTTTTGAGGATTTCAGAGGTGACATATACACTACATGGGATAATGAAAAATATCCTAATTTAAATTGGCGTTTAGATAAATTTTCTCATTCTAGAAAAAATGTACTGCGTGGTTTACATGGAGATTCCAACACATGGAAATTAATTAATTGTATGTATGGAGAATTTTATTTAATAGTAGCAGACAATCGATTTGATTCACCTACATATAAACAATGGGATTGGTTTATTTTATCTTCTAAAAACAGAAAACAAATACTAATCCCACCAGGCTGTGGAAATGCTCATTTTGTTTTAAGTGACGAATGTGTTTTTCATTACAAATTAGCTTTTGAAGGTCAATACAATGATGTTGAAAATCAGTTTGTTATAAAATGGAACGATCCTGAATGGGGATTTGAATGGCCACATGATAATCCTATATTATTTAGTAGAGATAAATAAAAAATAATGAATAAAATAACATCAAACGATATTGAAGAAATAGTAGGATTCCCTATTAGTAATCATTGTAAAGAAATGATTGAAAACTATGATCTTAGTTTTGAATATCCAGAACAAAGTCAGCGAGATAAAATTATATTAGATATAATAAACCATATTAATTTAGATTTAGAAAAAGCCGGCCAACATCGGTTGGAAAAATGGGAAAAGGGATGGTATGAAAATTTAGAATTATTAAAAAGTGGAAATAATATTAATACTTTAGTACCTAAATATTTTGGTAAATATAATATAGCTAGGTGGAAAAAAGATTTTGTAAAAGGTAATTCTAAATATTTTGATTATTACCAACTTGTAGTATTAGTTGATGCTATATTGCATGAATATGTTGGAACAAAATATGATAATCTATTAGAATTTGGATGTGGCCCATCATATCACCTATTACGCTTTGGAAATTTTAATAAAAATATCAATTTAATAGGTTTAGATTGGGCAGAAGCTTCTCAAAATATTATTAAAGAAATAAATAACTTAGCGATTAATAGTAAAATTAAAGGATATAATTTTGATTTTTTTAACCCTGATTATACTATAGATATTCCTGGTAATAGTGCTGTATTTACATGCAATGCTTTAGAACAAATAGGAGAAAATTATAAAGAATTTATTGATTATCTCTTAGTGAAGAAACCAGCGTTATGTATTAATTTTGAACCTATGGTTGAGTTTCTAGATGAAGATAATTTAGTAGATCAGTTATGTGTATTATACACTAAAAAAAGAAATTATTTAAAAGGATATCTATCTTATTTAGAACAATTAGAAAAAGAAGGTAAAATAGAAATTATCCTAAAAAAAAGACTTCAAATAGGATCTCTTTATATAGAAGGAAACCCAGTAATTATTTGGAAAATTAAAGAAAATTAATTATATTTAAACTTATGAAAAATTATAAAAAAATAAGTGAAGAACTTAACAGCAATGGGTTTTCATTACTAGATGATATGTTACCCTTAGAATTAGCTAATGAGATTAATGAAGCGTATTCTCAAAATAAAGAATGGGAGTTTATAGACCAAATTAGAGAAAATCATTATAATAGTATTTTAAAATCGGACAATGAATTTCTTCCACGCCCTAACGAACATTATTCAGCTAAATTTAATAGATCTAAAACTTTAGAATCAACAGATCTTATTAAAAATACTTTTAATAATTATTTTATTCCTTTATTAAAACAAGTATCTCCATTTGTGATAAATGAATTTGATGTTAGATGTTACAAATTAGATAAAAATAATTACTACCGATCACACAATGATGATTACGCGGGCTCAGTTAATTTTATTTACTATGTTAATAAAGAATGGAGATGGGATTGGGGAGGAATTTTAAATGTTTTATCCCATGAAGAAAAAGAATTTTGTCAGCCTATATTTCCTAAATTTAATCGAGTAGTATTGTTAAATAATAAAGTATTTAGAGCTCCTCATTTTGTAAGTGTTGTAGAAGAATATGCTTTGAGTCCTAGATATTCTATTGTATCTTTTAATAAATAAATAATATGTTTGAAAATCAAAAAGTTTTAGTTACTGGTGGGGGTGGAATGATTGGCCGCTCATTAGTTAGTCTCCTATTAGAAAAAGGAGCCAAAATTACAATCGCAGATCTTACAGAACCATCTGATCTACCAAATGAAGTAAATTATGTTAAAGTTGATTTACGTTATTTTGATCAATGTGAAAAAATTTGTAATGGAATGGATTATGTATTTAATTTAGTAGGTATTAAAGGTTCACCTAAGATGTGTGCTGAACAACCTGCTGATTTTATGGTACCTATGCTTCAATTTAATACTAACATGATGGAAGCATCTCGCAGAGCAAAAGTTAAATGGTATCTATATACTAGTTCAGTTGGTGTTTATGCACCTGCTGATGTATTTGTTGAAGACACAGTTTGGAATACTTTTCCTTCTCCTAATGATAGATTCGCAGGTTGGGCAAAAAGGATAGGTGAACTTCAAGCAGAAGCATATGGTATTCAATATGGTATTAAAAATATATCAATCGTAAGACCAGCTAATGTTTATGGAGCATACGATAATTTCGATCCAGCTAATGCTATGGTAGTACCATCATTAATTAGAAAAGCACAAGAAAATAATGTGTTAGAAGTATGGGGTGATGGTTCAACTATTAGAGATTTTATTCACGCAGATGATGTTGCTTTAGGAATGATATTTGCAGTTGAAAATAAAATAACAGAACCTATTAATTTAGGATCTGGTAAAGGCTATTCAATTAAAGAAGTTGTAGAAATGGTAGTTAAACATGCTGGTAAACCGCTTGAAATTAAATGGTTAACTGACAAACCAGCTGGAGATAAAATTCGCTTATTTGATATGACTAGAGCTAAATCATATGGATTTAACATATCCGTATCATTAGAAGAAGGTATAAAACGTACTACTGAGTGGTTTTTAAGTAATAAAAAAATCTTAGATAAACGTTATAACGCATTTATAAATCATTAAAAATAAAATATGGAAAATCATTTTAAAGACAAAACAGTTGTAGTTACTGGAGGTAGTGGTTTTATTGGGTCTCATTTTTTACTTGAATTAGTAAAAAGAGGAGCTAAAGTAAGAACACATACCCATCATTCACCTTTACAGGTCAGTAAGGATGGGATTGAAATTTATGAAAATATAGATCTAACTAAATTAGAAGATTGTATTAAATTAGTTGAAGGAGCAGAATATGTAATTCATTGTGGTGGACAGGTAGCACACCCATCTACAGTACCAACTGATATTCAAATATCATTAAAACAATTAACTTTAATAGGTAATGTATTAGAAGCATGTGCTAAAACAGGTGTTAAAAAGTTTCTTGATTTAAACAGTTCTACTGGATATCCTGATATTAGAAAACCATTAACTGAAGATGAGTATTGGGTTGATGAGCCTTATAAGTCATATTATGGATACGGATGGGCTAGAAGATATAGAGAAAAACTTATGGAACATGTATCTAAATTTTCAGGACTGCATATAGCATTAGCTCGATGTACCGCAATATTTGGACCATATGATAATTTTGACTTAAAAACATGCCATGTTGTTCCAGCACTTATTAAAAGACATTTAAGTAAAGAAAATCCATTCGTTGTTTGGGGTAGTCCAGATGTTGTTAGAGATTTCTTATATGTTAAAGATGTAGTTAAAGGAGCGTTATTAATATTGGAAAATGGAGAGTCAATGAAGCCATACAATTTAGGATACGGTGGTGGAATTACAATTGGTGAAATTGTGAATTCAATTTTAAAAGTTACAGGTGAAACACCAGAAGTAATCTGGGACGAAACAAAACCAACAACAATACCTTTTAGAGCTGTAAGTACAGAAAGAATTCAAACAGAATTAGGATTTAAACCATCTTATACTTTTGAAGAAGGTATTAAAGAAACAATTGATTGGTATATTTCTAAAATTAATAAAGCCCCATACACAACATAAAATGAATAAAGTATTAATTACTGGAATTACAGGAATGGTTGGTTCACATTTAGCTGATTATTTATTAGCTAATACTGATTGGAAAATTTATGGATTATGTAGATGGAATGACTCATTAGAAAATATTGAACATTTATCTGATGAAATAAATAAAAAAGATCGCATTGAATTAGTATATGGTGATTTAAATGATTTAGCCTCACTATTAGTAGTTATAGATAAATCAAAACCAAATTATGTATTTCATTTAGCAGCACAGTCATATCCACAAACAAGTTTTGATTCACCAATTGAAACACTTCAAACAAATATTTTAGGAACTACTAATCTATTGGAGGTTATTAGGCGATCAAACTATAAAAATGCTATTATTCATGTTTGTGCTTCAAGTGAAGTATTTGGTAGAGTACCAAAAGAAAAACTTCCTATAAATGAAGAATGTACATTCCATCCAGCGTCACCATATGCTATCTCAAAAGTAGGAACTGATCTAATAGGTAGATACTACGCTGAGGCATATGGGATGACAATTATGACAACCCGTATGTTTACTCATACTGGTCCTAGAAGAGGAGATGTATTTTCAGAATCAACATTTGCTAAACAAATAGCAATGATTGAATCAGGATTACAAGAACCAAAAATATATGTTGGTAATCTTGAATCATTAAGAACATATGCTGACGTTAGAGATGCTGTTAAAGCATATCATATGTTAGTAACAATTAACCCAACATCTGGTGAATACTATAATATTGGAGGAAATTACACATGTAAAGTATCAGATATGCTTAATTATTTAATAAGTAAATCAACCGTATCTAATATTGAAATAGTAACTGATCCTGAACGCCTCAGGCCGATTGATGCTGACTTACAAATACCAGATACAACTAAATTCCAAAATCATACAGGATGGAAACCAGAATATACATTTGAACAAACAATGAACGATTTATTAGAATATTGGAGAGATAAAGTAAAATCAGGACGAAAATTTTTAAAACGATAACATATGAATAAAATTTATGAAACTTCACCCAATGGGTATATGTATTTAAATTCTGAATGGAATATTAAATTCCAAAAAGAAACTTTAAGACTCCTTAAAGAGAGAGATATTATTGATAATAATGTTTATGATTTAGAAAACATTCATCAATATGTTAAAGATAAATCCTTAACTGATTATGATTTTAATTCTGGTGTTAATGGTATTACTAAAATTCTTTATGATGTAGATAATAAATTTTTAGAATTATATAATGAATTTCTTAGGGATTTATATAACAAATTAGGATATGATTTTTATTTTCAAGAATGCCCAACCATAAGAGTTCATTGTCCTGATGCTATAAATCAGCATCATTATCCTAGATACCACAGTGATTGTTTTTATGGGCATCCTCCACAAGAAATAAATGTTTGGTTTTCATTAACAAATAATACTCATTCTGGTTTTTATTTTATGGATTATCCTACTAGTAAAAAATGGTTAGATGAAGTTGATAATAATGAAGAATTATTTATTGAGAAAGCTATTAATGATAAAGATTTTAACAAGAAAGCTGATTCTTTATGTTTTGAAGTAGAATCTGATACTAATAAAATATTTTTATTTGATTCATTATGTATCCATACTAACCAACCAAGAATAAAAGATTCTAGAGTATCAATAGATATAAGAATTAATCCTGTTGAAAAATTTGTTGATGGTTATGTTGGTAAGGGAAGAATGAAAGCTGAGTTTAAACCTGGAGGGAAATTTGGGTATTATAAAAAATCTATAAAAGAAATATTAAATTAATGGAAACAAAAGGAGCGGTACTAGGCTGCCGCAATGATGGATATAAAGAAGATGAAAGAATAATAGTATGTTTATCATCAATGGTTGAAACATTTGATGAGGTATTATTCTGTGATTGGGGTTCACCAGCAAATAGTGGACCCATTCTATGGAAGCTGAAAGACCAAATTCCAAAAACAGGGAAAATAAAACACTTTATAATTCCAGAAGAAGTAGTAAATGAAATAACTAAAGAAAATAAAAATATTAGTCCTTACGCTTTTATTTTAGCTCAAAATATACTATTACGTAGATGCACAGCTGATTGGATTACTAGTACTGTTATTGATATTATTGCTCCTAAAAAAGAATATTTAGATAGTTTTGTATCCAAAGCGAATAAAAATACTTTTTATTCTATTTCACGAAGAGAAGCAGAATATGAAAATTTAGAAAAAATAGGATTTGAAAATTGGAAAGAATTCAGAAACAAAATGGATATTGAGAGTATACCTAGATGCATTACTGCTCAAGTAACTCCTAATGATAAATATAGTTTAATTAACTGCTGTGGGGACTTCCAACTAGCTCACAGAGATGTATGGCATAAAATAAAAGGATTTGAAGAACAAATGTTGTATGCTTGTTTCGGAGACACCAACATCCAGAAAAAATCAGTATTAAACGGATATAGTTTAGAGGCACATTTTGATTTACCGTTATATCATTTATCTCATAAAAATATGGTTCCTCAAGGTGGAAATTTAGACACACTTCATGATAACGCTAAAAAACTACCTCAATTGTATAATGATCCTTGGGAATGGGTAGAGTGGTTTACAGAATCACAAAATGATGATAGTTGGGGTTTTGCTAATACCGAAATTGAATATGAAATTATTTAACCTATTTATATTAAAATGGTACACGGATTCTATATTAAATCAGACTCTAAACAAGAGATAATTAATCGAGTTGTTAGCTTGTCTAGATTAGAAGCAGCAAAGTATTTTGCTAATAAAAAACAATTACCCTTAAAATCATTCTTAAAAATATACAGCGTAAAACGACTATGGATATAAGAAATTTCGGACAACGAATCAAATTAGAAGAATCTAAAACAATTAGAGTCAAAAAAGAAAAAGAAGTATTTATTGAAACAATTACATTACTAGAACATTGTCTCAAACGATCAGATCTATTATATGGAGATTTTAGTATTGATATTTATTCTTATGAAGAATATTTTATTAAAATAATTGAAAACTTATTTTTGATAAAGTATGGAGAGGTTGTGAGTGAAATTGTATTTTGGTACTTGTATGACCGAGTGGATGAAGATGGAAAGGTGTATCCACTCATATATGAAGAAGAAGATAAAGAACCTGTAGAGATGATAATTAAAACACCTAACGAATTATGGAAAATTATAAATAAAATTTTAAATACAATTAATAAATCATGAATGAAGTAATCAAATATTGCAAATGCGGAGAACAAATTCCATCTGCTAGATTAAAAATATTACCTAATACACACACATGTGTAAAATGTTCTGACGTACAAACTAAAAAGCCTGTTATAATTCAACGAGGTGAAGGTGATCACACATATACTGAAACTGTAGTTTTAGATCATGAGGATTATGTTAAGTACAAAACAGAAGAAAATAAATTTAGAAAACGCTTATCATCAGGATTAGACATACCAAACGAATAAATCATGCCTAAAGCTCGTCCGTTATCGAAACAAGACATATTAGCTGCAATGAGCCAAACTAAATCAAATCGAGCAGCATGTAGGTACCTTAATTGCAGTTACATACATTATAAGAAATGGGCTAAGTTCTATGAGGCGACAGATCCAGCATATTCTAATTTATTTGAACAACATAAGAATCCATCAGGTAAAGGAATACCTAAATTTTTAAGTAATAGACCTTGGGGTAAAAATGAACCAAGTATAGAAAAAATTATAGACGGAACTGAAGATCCATCTTCATTTAATCCTCAAAAAATAAAACAGAGGATGATTCAACAAGGCTACTTAAAAGAAGAATGTAACGTGTGTGGGTTTCATGAGCGTAGAGTACTTGATTATAAGATGCCACTCATGTTACATTTTAAAGATGGTAATAAAAAACATTGGGAACCAAGTAATATACAATTACTATGTTATAATTGTTATTTCCTATATCAAGGTAATGTGTTTGAAGACAAACAAATAGAGAAAATGGAAGACCATTTACCAACAAGAGAAAAATTACCAACTTGGGAAGTAGACGATTACACAAAGAAACGATTAGAAGAACTGGGACTATATGATAATAAAGTAGAGGATGATCCATACTCATTAGTATCCAGAAATAAAGAGCGTAGAGTAAATGACTTATAATATTTATTAATAAGATGAAAAAAGTAAAAAAACATCAAGAAGTCATTAAGGATTATGAAACTCAAAAGGCTAAACATTTAGAAAAGTTAGCTAGTAAGATGCTTGAGAATGATGAGAAGTTTTCTAAATTGAAAAGTAAAGAAACAAGTTTAAAATTTTTAAAATTATTTTAACATGGCCTTAGAACTAACAGTAAACAACACAGAAGAATTTCAAAATATTATAGATAGTAAAGATTTTAGAATATCTGAATCTATAGTTAATTCTATACTTAATAATGTAACTACTAAAAAACAAAATGTACATATCATGACTGTTAATCTCTTAGAGGAAGGTTCAGTATTAGATATGACATTAGAGAGAAAATTTTTTATTGAAACATTAGAAGAGAATTTAAAATATTTTATTGAACAAGAAAAATATGAAGATTGTAGGCGTATTGTAGACGCTATTAATCAATTAAAAAATATTAAAGAAAATGGCAAAAGTAACAAGAAGTGAAGTAAGTAAGATATCTTTTGGTAAAAGAAAAAAAGGTAAAGCTAAAAAATCTCATAATAAACATACCCCAAAACCAAAAGCATATGTTGGACAAGGAAGATAGTCAATATTCGCCTAACACAGCATTAGAGGCATTCAACACAATATCAGATGAATTACTTATAGACATGATACGATATGATAGAAGCTGTTTATATATGATGTGTTTAGCTTTAGGCGTAGGATTTTTTGAAAAAGAAAATTTGGCTACCTAAATTTTTTATCGTATATTTACAACATATTTAAATTAAGGTTATGATAAAACAAGGTCGACCAAAGCTCGAAAATGAGGTCCAAAATTTAACTAAGTTTGAACGTCGTTATGAAGACGATGAAACTATTACTATATGGAAATATGATTTAGATAGATCAAATGGTCCTGTAGAGGTTAATATTACCTATAAAAATAATATTGATAAAAATTGGGAAAAACGGGCAAAACAAGCAAAAGATGATAGACGTACAGAGCGCCAAATGAAAAAAATAAACGAAAAAACAACGTCTAATAAAACAGGTAAACGTGGTCGTCCTAAGAAAAATAAATAATTATGAATAATTTAGAAAAAGAATTTGTATCATATGAGATTGCTCTTGATATGAAGTCAATTGGATTTGATGAACCTTGTTTTGGAAGATATTATTACAAGGAATCATATCCCATGTTAAACCCAAATTCAGGAGAAACAGAATTGGTTTTTGAGTTTGGTCAATATATTAAACAGACAGAAATTACAATACTAGCACCACTTTACCAACAAGCATTTAGATGGTTTAGAGAGAAGCATGGTATAAGTGGATGGGTAAACGAAGGTTTTGCAGGTAATGATAGACAAGGAGTAATAAGTATTAAATCAGAGATAGGATTAAAATATTACCCAACTACAACAAAATTTTGTGATTCATATGAAGAAGCAGAACTTGAATGTCTTAAAAAATTAATAGAAATAGTAAAACAAAAATAACATGACATACATTTTTGTAGCATACCACCCTGAATATAAAAAACCAATTGTTGCATCTAATACATTTGATGGAGTAATAGATGCATTAGATGACTATTATGGTCCAGAAAATAAAAGAGGTGTTTGGTATCCTTATGTTTCTAAGTATCCTGATGATTATGAAGGGTATATTGAATATCATGTACTGGATGGGAAAACAGGAGAAACTGAAATAGAAGAAGTTAGAATTTATTGTACTGACTTTAATTTAATAGATAAAAACAAATAACATGGAAAATCAAAATAGTGTGTGCTATGTAGCACGTATAAACGAAATTAAACCAATTCCTGGAGCAGATAATATTGAACAAGCAGTTGTTGGTGGATGGAATTGTATTATACAAAAAGGACAATATGCTGAAGGTGGATTAGTTGTAGTAGCAACTACAGATGCTGTTATACCTCAAGAGCTTTCAGATGCAATGAATGTAACTAATTACTTACGTAAAGGTCAACGTGTACGTACTGTTAAATTAAGGGGAACATATTCAGAGTGTTTAATTATACCTATAAGTATGGCTACTAAGGCAACTGGTTATGCTAATACTAAATGGGATGAAGGAGAGGATATGATGGATGTGTTAAAGATATTCAAATATGAACCACCAGCTGTAGAAGTACAATTATCATCAGGTAAAAAGATTAAATACCATCAAAATCCCAACTTTGGTATTTACTATAAATTTCCTAATTCAAGGAATGTTCCAGGAATGTTTACAGAAGAAGATGTGGTTGAAATCACTCGCAAGGTACATGGTACAAATGCTCGTTATGGTATTGTTAGAAAAAATAAATTATCATTATGGGATAAAGTAAGACGTTTCTTTGGAAATAAATGGGTTGAATTTGAGTATGTTTATGGTTCACATAATGTAGAAAAAGGTTCTGATTCACAAGGATTTTATTCAACTGATGTTTGGAAAACTATTGCTGAAAAATATGCAATCAGAGAATTGTTGTGGGAGTTCTTTAAATCAGGTAAGTATAGTCTTGATCTTGGATCAGGAATTGTTATTTATGGAGAAATTTATGGAGCCGGAATCCAAAAAAATTATGATTATGGTTTGAAAGGTATTGAGTTTGTTGGTTTTGATGTTACCATGGATGGAAATTATTGTGATGTTAGTACAAAGCTCAATATTTTAAAGTATGAGTTGAATTTACCTGTGACACCTATTTTGTATGAAGGCAATTGGTCTCAAGAAATTCAAGATAAGTTCACATTCAATAACTTTATTGAAGGAACCAAAGTACCACACGAAGGTATTGTAATTAAACATATAAGTGGAGATAGACATAAAGTAGCTAAAGTAATTAATCCAGACTATTTAATTTATGGAGAAAAACATGATGTGGGTGATTCACATTAATAATAAAAAACAAATAATATGAAAACGATTATACTTGGTGATACACATGGTAGAGATATTTGGAAACAAATAGTAGCCAAAGAAAATCCAGATAAGGTTATCTTTATTGGAGACTACTTTGACAATTATGATATGCCTGCTGTAATACAAATGCAGAATTTTAAAGATATTATTGAGTATAAAGAAACAGCTTTTACTAATGATGGTCAAGATAACCAACATAAGACAGAGGTCATTATGTTAATAGGTAATCACGACTTCCATTACTTTCCAGAAATAGGAAATCAACAATACTCAGGTTATCAGGCAGGAGCTAGATTTAATATTGAACATTTAGTAAACGAAAACAGACACCATTTACAAATGGCATATCAGTTTGATGATATACTTTGCACTCATGCTGGAGTTAGTAGTGTGTTTATGAATCACGTATTTGGATATGGTGGATGGAGTGTTGAAACTATAAGTGACCAACTAAACGACTTATGGTATTATAAACCAAAGAGTTTTAAGTTTGCTGGATTAGATCCATATGGTGATGATGTACAACAAAGTCCAATTTGGATTAGGCCACGTTCTCTACAATTTGCTAATCACAAAACACTTCGTAAAAAGGTAATTCAAGTGGTAGGGCACACAGCCGTAGATAGTATAGATGCAAAGGGTAAGTCTACAGGAGGAAGATATTATTACATTGATTGTTTGGAAACTTCAAAAGAATATCTTATATTTAATTCAAATGAAAAAGTAAAAGTAGGTAAATTATGACTAAAGAAGAAATCATAGAACAAATACATAATTCTTTAAATGAATATAAAGGAATTAATGAAGCAATAGATGATGCTGCTTTTTATATTGACGCTGAATTTTATAAGCTTAAACAAACTATGTACACTGAAGAGCAAGTTAGAAAAGCTATAACACATGGGTTAGGCTATGGTGCTATGTTTCCAGATAGAGAAGTATGGGATGAAGATATAAATTATATTATTCAATACTTAAACAATCCAAATAATGAATAAACATAAAATTACTTGGTTAGATATATTGTATGGGTTTGCTTCAATAGAAGGTGGTATTATTATACTTCTTATTGTAGGATTGATTGTCAGTCTATTTAAACATTAAATAAAAATAAATTATGATAGATTATTTAAAATTAGATATACACACTCTAAAAACTTTATATGACGAATATAGAAATATGGAGCGTAACAAAAGAGAAGAATTAAGAGCACTAACCGCTGAAGTAGATTTAATTGAAGCGTTTATAGACCATACATCAAAGTGTATCTACAGAGCCCAACAGCATCAAGAAATAAAAGAAACAGAATAAAGTATGAAAGAAACACCAATGCAACAACTTCTCAATCAGTTGAGAGAAGAAAGAAGTAAATTACCATTACCTGCAGAATGGGGTAGGTGTTATCAAGCTATTGAAATGGTAATTGAAACTACGTATTTGCCAATGGAACAGCAAGAAATATCTGATGAAGAAATAGATACAGCAGCACACCGAAATATCAGTTGGGGTGGTGGAAGTGAAGGTTGGATAAAGGATGGATTTAGAAAAGGTGCTAAATGGTATAGAGAACAAGTAAAACAAGAAATACAAAAACTATAAAAGTTTGGAATCCTAAAATTTTATCCTTATATTTAATTAAAATAAAAAAATGAAAAAATTATTAATCACAGCAGTACTCATCCTCAGTACTTTATGTACACAAGCACAATCCTATATACGAGCTTATAGTCTAAGCTTCGGTTACAAAGAAGATGCTGGTGTAAGATGGACAACAGAAAACCAACCAGTGAATATTCTTATTACTATCCAATCAGGAGTGATAACAGTACATTGTCAAAAAATGCAAACATTTCATTACATTGAACAACTCGCAGACGAAAAAGATTACTCTATGTACCGTTGCACTGACCAAGATAATATTAAATGCAATGTAACAATCAAAGCATCCGAAGAAGACAAGAGTATTGGTGTTATGTTTGTTGAATATAATAATCTTATTTACTTTTATAACGTACATACAGAATAATGCGAGAACTAGATATACTATATCCAATCCATAGAGAACAATTTCTTAAATCTTTAAGAAGACAAACAGACTCATGGGGGCGAGATGATAATAATGAAACTACTACATATAAAAAACGTGGTCGTAAACCAACTAAAATAAATAAAAATGTTGAAACTAAACCAAATACTAAAATGTATGCACCCAAGAGCGCTTGGTGATAAGCTTGATGACATCTATTGGGATCTAATAGGCTATAGATTAAGAAACTTCACATTAAGTGTTAAAAACTTGATTCGTTGGTTTCCTGTTATATGGAAAGATAGAGATTGGGATGACTATTATATTTGGGAAGTACTCAAATTCAAGTTAATTAAGCAAGCGGCTTATATTAGTAAGCGTGATAGACATACACAAGCACAATATGATGCTCAAAGAATGAGGTTGTGTGCTAGGCTTATTGAGAAAGTTCGAGATGAGTACTATCAAATGGAATATGCAGATTATTATGATATCAAGACTACATTCGTTGAGTGCCTTGATAGACCAGATAGCTATGAAATGAACACAGAAACTACATCTGAAAACTTTGATGATTATCTTAACAAGTATAAAGCCAGTGTTAGAAAAGTATTAGCTGATAAGTCATTACAGGTCTTTAAATTAGATGGAGATGATTATAAGCGACACCTTGCTATGAATGTAGGGAGATATAATGAGATGAAAGCTCAAGATTTACTATTTAAGTTACTGAATCGAGACATTAGAGGCTGGTGGGATTAAACAATTGTTTACACTTTGTTAAATTTAGTGTTTTTATTTATTAATATTTATAATAAATGGAAAAGAGTACAATAAAAATTGAAGCGTTATTCATATCTGACGTACATTTGGGTTCTAAAGGTAGCAATCCAAAAGAACTATTAACAGTATTAAAGAAATACGAACCAGAATATTTGTTTTTAGTTGGTGATATTATTGATGGGTGGTTATTAAAACGAAGAATATATTGGCCTCAGTCTAATACTAATGTCTTAAGGAAGATATTATCATATTCAAAGGACGGAACTAAAGTAATATACATCCCTGGAAACCATGATGAATTTTTGAGACAATATGGTGAGATATCGTTTGGTAATATTGAATTTCATAATGAGTATGTTTACAAAGACATATTCATAACCCATGGAGATTTGTATGATGGTATTGTTAAATTAAAATGGTTAGGGATTATTGGTAGTGTTGGGTATGATATAGCTATTATGTTTGATAGATTTTTAAAAAAACTGGGATATAAGAGGTCGTTATCCAAATATCTAAAAGATAAAGTAAAAGGAGCAGTGAAATTTATCACATCATTTGAAGACCAAATAATATATCAAGGAAAAAAGAGAAATTGTAATAATGTTATATGTGGACACATACATTTTCCAGTGATAAAGAAGATAGAGGATGTAACATATATAAATTGTGGGGATTGGATTGAAAATAACACTTATATTATCTATAACAATAATGAATTCACATTACATAAGTATGAAAGAGAATCCAACAATACTAACAATTGAAATTCACGGTAAAAAATTCTCAGCAGAGTTACCGTGGGATACAAACATATATGACCTTATGGGTGCTATGAAAGGATTATTAGTAGCAAGTGGATGGTCTATAGAATTAATTAACGAATTGATAAAACTAGAAGATGAATAAAGAACAAGCAAAAGACCAACTAATAAAACTACTTGAAAGTCAAGTAATAGACCTTACCTTAATGTTCAAGATTGAATTAGGTGATGATGTGATTGAGGAAATTAAACGATTAAAAGGATTGATAGGTAATACTGAACCTTATATATCAGATGATTTCCAGATTGGTCCTGATGGTGCTTATGAACATATAAAACAATAGAAAGTTATGAAAATTAATAGACCAAAGGATGGTGACTATAGATATAAAACCAAGTTTTTATGGTTTCCTAGAAGATTTGATGATGGGTGGTATTGGTTAGAAACTGTAACCATTAGACAAATATATTTTTATTATGGATTAATCCCTGGATGGTATAATGTATGTTTATCAAACCCAGAATCCGGTCTCCCAATAAGTATTGACCCCATTAAAAAATAGAAAGTTATGAGTAAAGAAAAAATAATAGGTAAAAAGTTTACTTTAGATTTAGGGTCATTGGCACCTGTATCAATGATTGTTAAAGATGTAACAAAAGATAAGGTAATTGTTGAATACCTAAATTCTACACCTGGTAGGACAGAAGAATTCACTATATCAGATTTTGAATATTTTGCAATGATTAAATTAGAAAGTTATGAGTAATGAAATTAGTCCTATCATCATTGCAGCCGTTGACTTAATGAAACGAGTTAATGATAGCTTAGAAGTAGAGTTCATTGGCGAAATGACGAGAACAGAACCATCAGAACATTATCCAATTGGGCAACTTGGTGTTACAACTAAAATGACCGTGCTAGGCCTTGAAGAGAATGTTTTCTTAGGATGCCAACTCTGTGAAGATATGCTTACTCCATACGGTCATCTCGTGGCAGTAGACATTGTCATGGAAACATTTAAAGATAAATTAAAAGAGTTATATAAACAGATCAACAAATAGAAAGTTATGAGTAAAGAACAACAAGAATTATTGGATGAGGCGTATGAGAATTATTATAACCATATGAGGGATGATAGACAATGGGAATTAGATAAGGAAGAATTCATCAACAAATGTAAAACCGATACAGAGTTCTCTGAAAAGTGGGGATTAAAGATTGAAGAACGAGAGTTAAGTGACGAGGAGAGTATTTTTCATTATGAAAAAGAATTATATTCACCGTTAAGAATTATTGACCAAAAGATTCCTGTTATACCAACCAAACTAATCATAGTAACATACAACAATAAAACAATAGAAAGTTATGAATAAAGAACAAATGATTGAAATTTGGAATACTATACCAAATAAACACAAAAACTACAGTGGAGTTGAGATAATTGGTGAAAGGGAAATTATTAAGTATTTTACGAGAAAAGAATTAGATATTGCCGAGAAAAAAGGTTGGTTATACAATAATCATGCTGAATACGATATGGCAGAGTCATCTTATAATTTAATAAATCAATAGAAAGTTATGAATAGATTAGATAAAGCATATCAAGACCTACTCCAAGACATCTTGGAAAACGGTACTACTAAGAATGACCGTACTGGTACAGGAACAATCTCATTATTTGGTAGACAGATAAGACACAAAATGAGTGATGGGTTTCCGCTCTTGACCACAAAGAAGATGGCTTGGAAAACTATGGTAACTGAATTGTTGTGGTTTTTAAGAGGCTATACAAACATTAAATTTTTAGTTGATAACGATTGTCATATTTGGGATGGTGATTGCTACCAAGCCTATTTAAAAAGTAGAAACAAAACTCAGCAAGAATATAAAGAAAAATGGGGTGATGAAATATCAAATAACCCGCTTACACAAGAAGAGTTCATTAACAAAATCAAAACAGATGATGAGTTTGCTAAGAAGTGGGGTGATTTAGGTCCTGTATATGGTAAGCAATGGAGGCGATGGACTAAAAAGAAAATGTACCTTTCAACTGACGGTTCATATGAAAACATTTATGATGAAGCTGACCAAACAGTTATTGACCAAATATCGTGTTTAATCAACGAACTTAAAACAAATCCAGACTCAAGACGATTAATAGTTTCAGCTTGGAATGTAGGTGAAATAGACCAAATGGTACTTCCGCCTTGTCATTATAGTTGGCAAGTTTACACAAAAGAGTTGAGTTTGGATGAAAGATTAGATTTGATGAGAAAAAGAACTAGAGATGGAACAGTTGATTATGACAACAGACATCACGCGTTTCTTGATTATCATGATATACCTAAACGAGCAATCTCTTTAATGTGGAACCAACGTTCAGTAGATACATTCCTTGGTTTACCATTCAACATAGCATCATATGGATTGCTACTTGAAATCATTGCTAAAGAAGTTAATATGGTGCCTGACGAATTGATTGGAAATCTTGGAGACGTACACCTGTATACAAACCATGTTGAACAAGCAAAAGAACAGATTGGTAGAACATCATTTGAATTACCAACGTTAAAATTCAATCCTATATTTTTAGCTAATTTAGAACATAAAGGATTCGATGAGGCTATAAACGGTCAAATTAATTTTGAATTAGAAAACTATCAATCACACCCAACAATTAAAGCACCTTTATCAAATTAAAAAATATAAAATTATGGAAAACACAAAATTTAAAATTGGAGACAAAGCTTACAAACCAAAAGGATATAAGTTTCCTTGTACAATTGTAGGCATATTTAAAACAACTAAAGGTGAAATTAGAGTTGTTGGTGAAATGGATGGTTATGGTATGTTACATATCTTCAATGAAGATCAATTAGCACACTACCGTTCAGAATCAGAAGCATTCTCTAAACTATGAAAACACGCATACACGTTAATCAGCATCACATTCGCTCAAATAAAACAAAAGGTACTGAATTACCTGTCATAACAATAAAGCAGGGTAAAACTAACACTTATTGTAATGAAGTGGAAATATTAGGTCCAAGTAAGATTATTTATGGCGGCAGCGGTTGTGATGCTAAACCATTACTTAGCTGTGGGGCAAGAGTTGTTATTGAGACAGAGTCTGAAATAAAGATTATTCGCTAGGCTCTGTCAAATTTTTTTATTATATTTATAACCATGAAAAAACTAATTATAACAGCACTGTTGTGCTTACTTAGTCTAACTGATTATAGTCAAATATCTAAATTAGACTCATTTCTTAATGTATGGATAGGTGCTCCTTATCGTTATGGTGGAACAACACTCAATGGTATTGATTGTTCAGGTTTTGTACAGAAAATGTATGAAGATGTATTTGATATATTAATTCCTCGAACAGCTAAAACGCAGTATAAAGCCGCTACTAAAATATCTAAAGATGAAATATCATTAGGTGATTTATTATTCTTTATGAGTGATGCGAGTCCATCAGGATGGCACGTGGCTGTTTATTTAGGCAATAACTTATATGCACACGCAGCTAATAGACGTACAGGAGTAGTAATGAGTGAGTTAACAGCATCAGTTAGAAAAAGAATCTACGCCGTTGGTAGATTTGATGACCCCAAATTTGATTTATATTTTTATTTAAAAAACCTTAAAAGTTAAACTACATAATGCCCAAACATCCAAAAGTAAATAAAATAGTAAAAGAATATAAGAGCGCAACCAGGACTGAGATATGGGAGGGTATAAGAGATAACTTTATATATGGTTTTTTAGGTGCTATAATAGTGGTATTTATTGCCACTAAAATAGATTTAGCTGTATTAGGAGGATATTTAATATATTATTTCTATGTAGGTAGGATTGTTAATAGACCCAAATATGTTACGGACTTAGGCAAGTTAATAGTATTTCCAGTACCATCAGCGTTAGGAGCATTTGCGGGATATAAACTGTCTTATCTTTTAATTCATCTTTTTTAAAAAAAGATTTGGCTTTCCTAAATTTTGAGCGTATATTTAGTTTATAAATTTAAAGCATATGAAAAAACATCTATTAACATCTTTGACTTTGATTGGTTTAGTAGCGGCCATGTATGGTTTCTCTAAATTAGGAATAACAACATATATAGTAACTATACTATTATTAGTTTTCTTATACATTAGTATTTACGTTAATTTATTCAACAAAAAATAAAAGTTATGAAAAACACAATTAAAAATTGGATTAGTAGTTATTTATTAGGTTTTAAATCTAAAAATAATGAACCGTCATTTATTGAGCAAAAACCTAATATTAGGACCACTTACCCTAATTCACATATGGGGTTTAATGAATGGGCTCAAAATTTAAAAGTTAGTCAATTATATCAACGTTAAAATTTAAACAGTTATATTATGAAAAAAAACATGAATCGAACAGCTAAATTAGCTTTTTTTACAGCACGTAAAAAATCAGGTGACGCCACTCACATCGCTGAAAACACAGGGTATTCTTACTCACACATTGTGAACATTATGAACGGACATCGTTCAGTTCCACAACCAGTAGCAGATGTGATGTACAACATTAGTCGTAAACGTCCGACTAATCGTGAACAAGCGGCACGTTAAAAGTATTTGGAGGAGCGAAAGCTCCTCCTTATTTTTATCTAAAAAAAGATTTGGTTTCCCTAAATTTTAAACGTATATTTAATTTAAATAAAAAAGATAAAAAGTTATGAACTTAACAAAAGCATTAAAGCTAAAGAAAAAATTAATTAAACAAGCAGGTGAAGCGTATACTCGTTTCCGAGCAAGCAATTCACATGAGGTTGGAGTAGAGCCAACGTATTCAGCTGAAAAAGCATACACCGACTGGACTAGCTTAACTAATGAATTAATTGAATTAAAAGCTAAAATTCACCAAGCTAATGTTCCTATTGTTCATAAAATCTTCAGTTTAGGTGAATTAAAGAGCATGGTCAAGCAACTCAGAGGAGTAGATACCGATAGTGGCAAGATCCGTAAACGTGGGTATGGCACTGATGAGTTAGTAGAGTATAAAGCCTATATCAATACAATTGAGCGTGATATGCTTATTACTGAATTGGAAGGAAAGATCGAAACACTTCAAGAAGAAATTGAATCACATAACGCGTTAACAAAAATTTAATAGTTAAGAATAAGAGAGAATTAAGTTAGTAGCCCATACTAAGATAAGATTCTATATCTTATATCAAACCATGATGCTATGATATTGATTTTGATAGGTGCCTTAAAACTCAAACCTTAATATTCAAAATTGGAAAACTCAAAACTCAAAACTTTTCAGCGAACACTTAGTTTTCTCTTTTCTTAATTATAAAAACTAAAAATTATGTGGTTATTAATATTAATCCTTGTCTTACTTCTAATATTCAGTAATGACGGAATATAAAACAAAATATTATATGAAAACACTTAAACAATTATTACCGTTTATATTATGCTTCGGAGGATTGTATCTATCTCATTGGCTTTACAATCATGTAAACTCATGGATTGGAATCGCGGGCTATGTAATCACATCCTCAGCATTAGTAGACTATGTCGTTAAACACTTTAAAAAATAAAAAACAGGTTATATGAAATCAATTAAAATGATGGTCATGCTATTCCTAATAGCAACAATGTCAATTACTTTTACATCTTGTGAACGAGTAGCACCTAATTACTATGGTGTACTTATGGAAAACTATGGTAAAAATGGTAAATCAGATTACGCACGACAACAAGGACGTGTGAACATATCAGCACCAGGTGTTGAATTATTCCAAGTACCAGCTTGGGAACAACGAGCTGAGTTTACTGAGTCGAATGGTGACAAGAAAGTATTACATCTAAAAGCATCAGACAATACAGAATTTAATGCTTCACCACTATACTCATATAAAGTAATTGAGAACCGAGTAGTAGATCTTGTATTCCAAAATAGTCGTTTAGGTTCTGGAGATAATTTTATGAAGTCACTTGAGGATAATGTGCTTGAACCTAACATCTATGATATCATTAAAGAAGAATCACGCAAATACTCTACAGATACATTAATGGCTACTGGTGGTAATCTTCGATTCGAACAGGATGTACAGGAGAAAGTACGAAAAGCATTTGAAGCTAAGGGTTTAGAATTAGTCACATTCTCAGCTAACTTAGACTTTAGTGATAAGGTAAAGCAGAAGATTGATACTCGTAATGAAGTAAACACTAACATCTCAGTATTAGACCAACAAATTGCTGAGCAACGTAAGCGTAATGAATTGGCTGAATTACAAGCACAGGAGAATATTATCTTAAGTAAAGGTCTTACATCACAAATTCTACAAAAGATGACTATTGAAGCTTGGGCTAAGTATGGTTGTAAGGTACCTACATATTATATGGGTACAGGTGGTAATGTGATGGTAAGTTCACCTACAATCAAGTAGTATTGCTTAAAAAAAGAAATATGAGAGAGGGTTTGGATTTTCAAATCCTCTTTCGTATATTTAATCTAAATAAAAAAGTAAAGGTTATGAAAAACATACACAAAATAAACAACAACATCTACATCACTTCTGATGAAGAAATTAAAGATGGAGATTGGATGATTAGAGGTAATGAACAACCAACTTTAGTTACACCTAATTTCTTTTGGGATTTTGGAGTTAGATATTATAAAATCATCCTAACAACAGATAAAGACTTAAATGGTGTACAAGCTATTGATGATGAGTTTTTAGAGTGGTTTGTAAAGAATCCAAGTTGTGAGTTTGTTGAGATTATTCCTTCTGAATTTCTTGCTGATAAAGTAATTTATGAAATTAATATACCACAAGAAGAACCTAAACAAGAAACACTTGAAGAAGCTGCTCAAAAATACTTAAATGAAAAGTATCAAAAAGGTGGTTATTTAGGTAATTTGTTCATTGAAGGTGCTAAGTCTGATGCTGCAAAAGATTATTGGTTTAAAATATTTAAAGAACAATTTAAAAAGAAATAATAATGGAAAAAGAAACAATTGAAGAAGCTGCTAAATCAAAAGCATTTGAATTTAGTGTTGATTATAAACCGTGGGAAACAGATTTAGATTATAGGGAATATGCTGAATATGGCTTTGAAAAAGGTTTTATTACAGGTGCTAAATGGCAACAAGAAAGAATGTATAGTGAGGAAGATATGATTGAGTTTGCAGAGTTTGTAGCCACTTATCCTGATAAAAATAAAAATGTAAATGGTCAAATATTACATGCTAAATCAAAATATGATGGAGCAGAAAGAACTATTGATTTATTAGAACAATTTAAAAAGAAATAATAATGGAAAAAGAAACACTTGAAGAAGCGGTAAAAAGATTGACTGAAGGTCATGATGATTTAGATTCTAAATATTCATGGATTGAAGGATTTGAAAAAGGTGCTAAATGGCAAGCTGAAAGAATGTATAGTGAGGAAGATATGAAAAATGCCATTGAGCAAACAGTATTACAATGCAATAAAAAGTTACAATCATCTTAAAGCAAAAAGATTATTATTTAAATTATTAGACACTCACATTGAAAGATGGTGGGATTAAAAACATTAAAAATGAAAACAATAAATATTGATGGAGTTGAATACAGTCTTACTCCTGTAAAAAAAGAGACTTACAGAGTGTTAGAGCAACATCTAAAGTTTGAAGTATATCCTAAAGACTTAGGTCAACACAATTGGGAAGATGCAAAGAAAATATGTGAGGACTTGGGTGATGGATGGAGATTACCTACAAGAGAAGAACTTCATGTGATGTGGCTTAATAGAGAAAGTGTTGGAGGTTTTGCCGCTGCCTCCTATTGGAGTTCCAGTGAGGCCAATAGTTTCTACGCATGGCCTCAGGTCTTCGACGTTGGCTTTCAGTACTACGACGACAGGAGCAACACTTACTATGTTCGAGCGGTAAGAGATGTTAAATAACTAAAAACATTAAAATGGAAATAAAACCAACATATGCATTACACAAATTACCAGAAGGATTTATTATAACATCCAATCAACAACCTGTAAATGGATTGTATTTAGACACATATATTAATAAAGTTAAAAACACAAATGGAGCAGAGTATGGGATAAATGAAATAACTAAACAGGTAATAGCACAACAAGACCAAATAGATTTCTCTAACTTAACAGAAGAAGAACAGAAAAGAATTGAATGGTTTACGCAAATTATAAGAAATAATGCTTTTGAACATGCTAATAAACATAACAAGGAAAATTGTGGTCATAAATTAATAATGGCTTATATTGAAGGTTTCCAAAAAGCACAAGAACTTCTATCTGATAAAAGGTTTACCACGGAAGATGTGTTTAAGTTGATGGAACTTTTACGGGATGCAGAGAGCAGAATGATGTTTGAAGTTAAAACAAGAAAGTTTGTATCTCAACCTAAATCATGGAATATAGAAATAGAAAAGATATAACAAAGTAGCATTACGAATCATTATAAATATACACACAATGAAAAACATTCACGTATTACCAACAGATAAACCAAGTAGGTTACATTTAGGAAATTCAGGTTTAGTCTTATGTGATTTGAATTTTGGTAAAAATACTATCAATGGTCAACACATCTACATCACTAATGATGAAGAAATTAAAGAAGGAGATTACAGATTAAATATTCAAAGAGGTTATTACAAAAAAGTTGATAAAGAAGGATTAGATTATTATAATAAAAGAAATGATGTATTTAAAAAAATCATCCTAACAACAGACCAAGACCTAATCAATGATGGTGTACAAGCTATTGATGAGGAGTTTCTTGAATGGTTTGTTAAGAATCCAAGTTGTGAAAGGGTTGATTTAGATACTTTTTCAATGGGAAATAAAGTTTTGTATAATGTAGTTTTTTCAAAAGAAGAACCTAAACAAGAAACACTTGAAGAAGCGGTAAAAAGATTGACTGAAGGTCATGATGATTTAGATTCTAAATATTCATGGATTGAAGGATTTGAAAAAGGTGCTAAATGGCAAGCTGAAAGAATGTATAGTAAGGAAGATTTAATGGAAGCTTTTAAACAGTCAAGGAATGCTTTTATCTTTGAAAAGGATATGCCTCCTGTATATGAATGTTTTGAAAATTGGTTTGAACAATTTAAAAAGAAATAACAATGAAAAAATTATATTACATTTATTTAGATGATGTTAGAACACCAATTGAATCTGACTGGATTGTTGTTCGTAACTATGATGAGTTTATTACTAAAGTAACTGAAATTGGATTAGACAATATAGCTCTAATATCATTAGACCACGACTTAGGTGATTCAGCTATGAGAGAGTGGCATACAAACGTTTATGTTAACTACACATTAGATTATAATAACATTACTGAGAAAACAGGTATGGATTGTACTAAGTGGTTGGTTGAGCAGTGGTTGAATGGAGGTAAAGTAGTACCCGTTAAAATACATTCAGCTAATGCGGTTGGTGCAGCTAATATGATGGGCTACATCAACAATTACCTCCACATACATCGATTACCTCAAGATTGTGTTAGATGGATTGTACCACACACTGTGTAAAAGGTAAATTTGGCTACCCAAGTTTTAAGACGTATATTTAGTTTAAATAAAAAATAAAAGGTTATGGAAAATTTTAAGTTTACATTTAAGACAGAAAGCGATTATATGGAAGCCAGAAGTAGAGGTTATATAGACAACTATGATATGGTTAGAATGAATTATAAATCTAAAGAATCATCAGTTGATTATCCAATCCATTCTGAAGAAGAGTATAATAAGGCTATTGATACTTTAAATAATCATGGTATTGATTATAATGCTTACCAAGCAGTTCATTACTATGACATTACTGAATATGAATAACATATTTATGGAAATGAAAAAGATTGAGGTAACAATGCAAGAAATTTGGATGATGACTAAACCATCAATCCATAAAAGTAAGAAAAAATATACTCGTAAAACTAAACATAAAAAAAAGAATGAGACTACCTAAACTATTTAAACGGTCTGTAAACGGGAAAACATTAGAGTGGGAAGTTGAAGTGAAAGATAATTGTTTTAGAACAATATCTGGTTACACGGACGGAGTTAAAACCTTATCTGAATGGACGTGTTGTGAAGCAAAAAATGTTGGTAAGAAAAATGCTACTAATCCTGCTGAACAAGCAAGTGCTGAAGCATTAGCAATGTGGACTAAACGTAAAGAAGCGGGCTCATTTGAGAATATTAGTGACATTGACTCTCCAGTCCATTTCAAACCAATGCTGGCTCATGATTACAATGATTATAAGGATAAAATTACATTTCCTGTTTACAGCCAACCAAAACTTGATGGTGTTAGATGCATTATTAAAACTAACGGGATGTGGTCTCGTAACGGTAAACCAATCATTTCTGCCCCGCATATATTTGAAGCACTTAAACCATTATTTGAACAGAATCCTGATTTAATATTAGATGGTGAGTTATTTGTTAATGGGGAAGTAGCTGATTTTAATACAATTATTTCTTGTGTTCGTAAAACAAAACCAACTAAAGCAGACTTAGAAACGTCTAAGAAAATTCAATATTGGATTTATGATTTACCAAGCCATTCAGGTACATTTACACAAAGATATACAGCGTTAGTTGAAATGAATTTACCTGATTGTTGTGAACGAGTTAGAACAGATGTTTGTGGAGGTAAAGATATAGTAAATGATTGGTATGAAGATTATATTGAATGGGGATATGAAGGTCAAATAATTCGTTTAGATGGATTGTATGAGAATAAACGTTCTAAATCACTTTTAAAACATAAATCATTTGTTGATGGTGAGTTTGAAATATTAGGTGTTGAAGAAGGGAAAGGAAATCTAACAGGAAAAGTGGGACGTCTTAATTTTAAAATAAATGATAAAACATTTGACGCTGCGGTTAATGGTGATTGGGAATATATTGAGCGTTTATGGCATAGCAGAGACGGTTTAATAGGTAAAATGGCTACAGTGAAGTATTTTGAGCTGACAACAGATGGTGTACCTCGTTTTCCTAAAGTGATATGTATAAGAGATTTTGAATAATTAAATTTAACATGGCATACAACTACATTATTTTATCTAAAGCAGAACTGGAACAATTATTACGAACCGCTCATTCAAGTGGACAGAATTACGCTATTATGGGCTTAAATGGGCTAAGTCAAGTAGATGTAGATGATTTTATTAATAGTGAAATAGATAAAGTTACTGCTGTTAAAAGTAATTCAAAACATCATGACGTAGATGGATGGGGAGGGTGTTAAAAAAGTTTGGCTTTCCTAAATTTTAAGCGTATATTTAGTTTAAAGAAAATAAGGATAAGTAGGTTAATTGGACCTTTAGCTCAGTTGGTTAGAGCACCTGACTCATAATCAGGGGGTCGCAGGTTCAAGCCCTGCAGGGTCCACTCAAAATATTAAAATAAAAGTTATGAATAAACAAACACACCCAAAAAATTGGTACATTAAAGTAACCGAAGACAATTTTTCAGTATTACATAAATGGCATAATAAAGTTGCTAGTAGTACTTGGAAAGGTGATTTAATGGTAGGTCATTTATTATTATCAGAACACCCTAGTGATACCAGTTATTATTGGTGTAATACTGAAGAATCTTTTAACGAATGTAGTCCACAATACAAAAAAATTACCTTAGAACAATTTAAACAAATAACAGAAATGACTGAAACTATCAACCCTACAGATGCTATTACTATTGACCGAGGTATACTTAATCAATACTATGACGCTGCAACTGAAACTCAACGTGAATATTTGGATGAACATTTTACACTAAGTGGTAAAACAACTGTAAAAGCAATTACAGGGTTATATGAGATTGCTTGTGGTACATGGAAACCTATTATTAAAAAGAATCATCCCGAATGTTTTCCGGTAACTAAATCTGCTATTGAATTAGCGGTTGAAAATATAGGCAAACCTAATTTTAGTGGTTGTACAGTGTCAATTAAAGATGAACATATATTAGTTGAATTACCAAACGCTAATACATCTTGGACATTCGCAGCATTTGAATGGGTAATGAAGTTTTGTAAAGCATATCCAAAATCTTATCCGGTACATAGAGACAACCATAACAACGCCGATTATCTTTATATTAAATGGAATGACTAAAAAATAAATATGATAAAACTAACAAACTACTACAGAAAAAACGCACCATTGTGGATTAACAAATCAATGATTCAATCAATTGAAATATATTCTGATGTTCTACCATCACAAACATATACAAATATTATGATGAGGTCAGGACAAACATATAGTGTGTTAGAAACACCCGAGCAAATACTATCACTGGACAGTGTGTTAAAAGGTTAGGTAAATAGACTTTTTTGGCTACCCGAGTTTTAAGACGTATATTTAGTATAAATAAAAAATAAAAGTTATGAACAACAAATTTAAAATTGGACAGCGAGTAGTAGTAGTAAATGATGGAGAGACATACTCTACATATGAAGAGATGGCTAAGTTAATGGGATTAGAAAATTGGAAGAAGGGAAATGAATTTACAAATAGTACCACCGCGGTAATTGTTAATGTGAAACCTCACATCAGTTTGCCTAATGAAATATTATATGGTATTCAAATTGATAATGGAAAGCAAGCCATAATCCATGAGGATGGATTGAAATTGGTAAAACAACTACCATCACAATGGTATGTTAAGTGTACAGATAATATAGATGATACACCCGAGTTAGCAGAATGGAGGAAAGAGGCTATGAAGAGTGTTAGTTGGAATACAAAGGGTACAATTTCTGAAACAGGATGGTGGAGAGATTCAGGATATGAATTGGGTACAGAAATATCATATGATGATTTCTTAGAACTTGTTTATAAACCATGGAAAAATAAAAATACAAATACAATGAAACCATTAGACACAACACAAACAATCAAAATCACAAAAGAACAACTGTACGCATACTATGAAGCTGCCACTGACTCTCAGAAAGAGTATATGGATGAGCATTTCAAATTAAGCGGAACAACAACCGTACAAGGTATTATTGGTTTACACGACATTGCTTGCACCAAATGGAAACCTATTATTAAGAAAAACCATCCTGAATGTTTTCCTGAAAATAAATACTTTGACTTGAGCGGACTTAAAAAGGATAAATCTGATGGAAACTATATATTCACACATGAACAAGGTAGGAACGCTGGGTTTGGTAGTTATCATTTTTTTCAAGTGCGTGGTTGTGGTGAATACGAAAATAAAGGTTTCTACCTACACCCCGATTACAATTGGGAAATTGTTAACGACTCTAATGGTGTGTTAGTATTACTTCCAACCAAGAAATAGTCATCATTGGATGTAGGTTAAAAAGCCAACGTAGCGAATCTGTTGTATGAGTTGAGGTTCTCTTAAAACAGCTACATCCATTTATTGTTAATTAAAAAGGTAAATTTGGCTACCCAAGTTTTAAGACGTATATTTAGTTAAATTTAAAAATAAAAAGTTATGAGTAAACAATTCAAATTTCAAATCGGAGACAGAGTAGTAGTATCAGATTGTGGACAGCAATACAGCAGTTATGATACAATGGCTTTAAAAATGGGGCTTAATAAGTGGAATAGTAATCGCACTAATAGTGTAAACAATGGAGTAGTAGCTACAATTGTTGCAAGAAATGTACACGATGATGAGCGTGTATTGTTATATGGTATCGAGAGCTTAGCAGGAACTCAACATGTAATGAGTGAAAACGGTTTACGTTTACGTGAAGAATCTAATACAATCAAGATTAGTCGAGAGATACTCAATGGTTACTGGGATGCTGCTACAACTGAACAGCGTGAATACATCAACAAGCATTTCCAGCTTGACGGTACTACCACTGTAGACGCTATTAAAGGTCTTCGTAACATTGCCTGTGACAAGTGGGAAAAGATTATTATGAGTAACCATCCTGAGGTCTTCCCTGAACATAGTAAGTATTTTAATTTGAAGAGTTTGAGACGTGATGGTGGGTTTTCTACTATTTTTACTCATGAAGAAGCAAAAGCTGCTGGGTTTAATGGTAATGGTTTTATACAGATTGCTGAGGCTATTTTGGATGGTGAGTATAAGAATAAAGGTTTCTATTTGAGTGACCAATATAATTGGGAGTTCCACGAAACTGAGTGTGGTGGTTGGGTTGTAGTGCCTACCAAGAAAGGTAAGTAGTATATAAGCACGGTGGCGTAACTGGTAACGCCTTATCATTGTAGATAGGAGATGCAGGTTCGAATCCTGTCCGTGCTGCAAAGTAAATTTGGTTACCCGAATTTTAGAACGTATATTTAGTTAAATTTAAAAATAAAGGTTATGGCAAACATGAGTTATTGCAGATTTGAAAACACATTTAAGGATTTGTTGGATTGTTATTACAACATAAACAGTTTTTGTAGTGAGAATGAACATGAGTATAGACAAAGACTTGTCGAACTATGTCAATCCATTGTAGATGAGTATGATGAGGTGTTGGCAAGTAGTGAAGAAGAGGAAGAAGAATAAATTTGGTTACCCGAGTCTTATAACGTATATTTAATTCAAATAAAAAATAAAGGTTATGATAAACACAACACAATTAGTAAAAGCATTTATTAACAGTCATCACGGATGGGCTGTAGCAGATCAATTCGAAGCAACATTTGATGGAGAGGAATTTGAAAAACAAAACTTCAACGCATTGACATACATCGAACAAGCAGTAAGTGATATTTTTAATAGTGGTATATTAAACGTAGAGGCAAATGATGAATTAGAAGATTATTTAGTAGAACTTCACAATTATTTAAAAAAGTAAAAGTTATGAACAACGAATTAGAAAACATAATCCAAACACTCCGTAACATGGATATAGATGGTGAAACGACCCAATATATACTTGAACAAATAGGTATGGATGAACAAATGGCTATACAACTAACAACCAAATATCCCAACATGGTAGAAGAACACCTACATGAACTGAAATCAGAAGGGCTAATCCAAAACAATACAAACACAGACAACACTTACTTAATATTCCCAGACGCAGGTGATGTAAACAGTTATTGTAAGATTGAATGTGAACGAAATAATTTTGTCGATTCATTAATTGAAGCAAACTTAATAACGGATTGGGATGACATGAGATTATTGGATTGGATGATATTTGAAAAAGGCGAACTAAGAAGTTGTTCAGATTTTATTTAAGGTAAATTTGGTTACCCGAATTTTAGAACGTATATTTAACTAAACAAAAAAATAAAAAAATGAGAAAATTTATTAAAATCGATTATCAAGAACAATTTAGTAGTATTTGTAACACTGAAGAAGAAGTTATTGAAGGTTGTGGTTATGACTCGGATGAAATCACATTTGATGAATTATTAAAAAAAGTAAAAGGTGAGTATGAAATTATTGAGGTGACAGGTGATGTTAAATTAAAATGGTTAAATGATTAATAAATTATCAAATCTTTTTACGTATATTTAATTCAAATAAAAATAAAAAGTTATGGAACAACAATTACTTACACCCGAACAACAAAATGAATTTAAACAACGTATTCAACAGTTATATGACATGACTGAAGATATAGAGTATGTAGTAGAAAATGCTGGTAACATATTAGCTAGGGTCATGACTAATGATGAAGCAGAATGGGTTGAGGACATAAATGATTATGGTTATGATTATGATATAGATGAATTTGACCAAATCGCAGCACAACTAACAACAACGGTGTTAGATAAGTAAAATAAGTAAATTTGGTTACCCGAGTCTTATAACGTATATTTAGTTAAACAAAAATAAAAAATGGAAAATTTATTTGAACGCCTCAAACCAGAACACAAACAAAAGTTAAATGAAATGTATGACCAATACCCGTCCATAAAACAATTTGTTGTTGATGGGTTGGAAAACAGTAATTTCATATCTCATTTAAGATTTGATGTAGTAAATTATTTAACGGATGTATTGGATTCACCAAAGATTGATTTCTCGGATGTTTATAATATGTTTGAACATTAAAAGTAAATTTGGTTACCCAAGTTTCAAAGCGTATATTTAATTAAATTAAAAAATAAAGGTTATATGATTAAAGTAACAGAATTAAAACCGGAATATTCAATTTTCGGTAACAAAGGTACAGTGTGGTCAAACACAGCACACATATACAAGTCGGGTCAAGGCAACCTATGCGGTACACCTGCACTGAGTACTAACTGGGCACGAATAGAAAAACTAACACACGCCGCGTGTCCTGAATGTGTAGAACAATACAACAAACAAACAAATCAATAAAAACACAACACAACAGTTATGAACCTAAACTTCACACAACAAGACCTAAACGAATTAGAAACAATGGAACAAGCCTGGGACGGGGATGAACTAAAAATAGACCATGAACATATAAGAATATGACTGACACACCCCGAAAACAAACAATACAACAGCGACTATGTAATTGAATCAAGAACACCAACAGGTGGATGGAAACAAGAACCAAAATGGTTCGCATAAGAAGAATAAGAATAATCCAGAAACAAACACAAACACAACAATATGGTACAGAAAGAAACATACACAACAAACATATACACGATAGAAGTAACACAACCGGATATAGATGATATAACAACCAAAACATATATGGTGACGGAACAACCGGATGTAATGGACGGTATAATGAATGAGTGGTGTGTGGTTGATGCTGATGATAATGAGGAGGTGACGGACGAGAAAATAATTAATATGTTGAAGGAACGGATATGGGAGTATGAAAGGGTGACAAACGATGTTGGTTGATGTGTGATAAACAGGGATGGGGAGGAATAGTATGTGGTATAAAATGGTGATAACGGTAAAACCGGGTTTTCAAAAATCGAATAAACATGTTCCGCCCCCTCCCACCCCTGTTATAGACAATTATATACTAACGCTCTATAAAAAGGATAAGGATAAGTTTGGTTACCTAAAATTAAGAACGTATATTTAGTTTAAATAAAAATAAAAAATATGAATAACATGAACGAAGTAAACATTGATTATGTGTACAAAACATTTGAAGACCTAGGAATGGACATAGATGAAATCGAACAAGAAGGAATAGAATCGGGTGGTGAAGACTGGATGGATGTTATATCATACATAACAGGTAAGGATGCCTATGATGAATTCGCATTAACAGAGGATGACGATATATTAATCCAGGAATTCATTTCTGTAATGGGTGAACACGGTATTGAACTATGGTGAAAGATAAGTTTGGCTACCCAAAATATTAGGCGTATATTTAGTTTAAATTAAAATAAAAAGTTATGAAAACGAAAGTAAACATCAAATCAGTGTTTGAACAAATCGCTGAACAGGTATTTCAAATGACCAACCTTAATGAGGCCAAAACATTTACTACCGAGTTCATTAATGGTAAAAACATTAAAGAGGAGGATAAAAAAACAATATTAAGACAATTGGACGATATTAAAACGATTGTTAAATTCCAAACTTACATTTGTAACAGTTTACTTAAGTATGAGGGTATGAGTGTTAATTTAAAATAAATTTGGTTACCTAAAATTAGTAACGTATATTTAGTTATAAATAAAAAGTTAAAAAAGGTAATAAAAAATAAATTTGGCTCACCTAAAAAATAAACGTATATTTAATTAAATTAAAAAATAAAAATAAAGGTTATGAACACACAAACACCAACACAAACACAAGAAACAAGATTAGGACGTCCAGTTGTAGAAGGAAGCAAACGTCAAATGTTATTAGCAGCAAAAGCAGCAATGGCCGCAGCCGGAATACAGCCAAAGAGAGGTCGACCAGCGGTTGAAGGAAGTAAAAACCAAGCGGTACTCGAGGCACGCAAAGCCAAATTGGCTATGGGGATGGAATTAAAACGCGGTAGACCAACTGTTGAAGGAAGTAAACGTCAAATAAGTTTGGCTATTAAAGCGGAACGCATCGCACAGGGGATAGAAGTTAAGTTAGGTCGTCCAAAACAAGTTAAAGTTGAAGCGACGGCCGATGTTGAATAGTAAGTAACATTGATTAAGGGTGGGAAACAATTACGTTTCCTGCCCTGTCAGTGAAAGTGGCGAACGCCAAAAAACCACAAACGAATAAATACAGTAATGGCCTGTTTTAATGAGTTCGAACCTCAATTTATTCACACAAAATATTAGTTCTTTATTTTATTGTGTGTACAAAGCGTCGCCGGATATTCCCGGCGTACGTACGTACGGTGTAGGAGGTAACCACGGTATAATCTCCCATCATCGTTGATATCCATATATGGTGGGTATGTTATCCGGGGGTGATTTGAGTGATGAATATAACTCTTATACCTTTCTACATCGACAGTATATACTCATATACTCAACTTTCGATTTACCAAAAACACAATAAAATCACAGAGGTTAAAAAAGATCCTTTTATAAAAAAGTCGCATCGACAAAATATATATGAAAATAACTACTAAAATTAAGGATGGATATATTCCATATAAAGTGTATGAAGACGTTGATTCTCGGTTTTTAAATTTTGTTAAACACGTAAGAGTATTGCCGGCGGAATATTTTGATCAACCCAATGAATTCCTCACATTAAAAGCAATGTATCAACCAGGAGAGAAAAAATCATTTCCCGATGGTGGATTTGAGGTATATCATGATAATGGATGTATGTACAATTATGGTTTAGACCAAGTAATTGTCCATCCTTATGTTTTAGGTATTAAAAAGTTTGGTAATGACAAAGACACAACCAAAATTAAAATTATAAAAGAGACCAATACAACACCTGGAAAACGTGGTAGGAAACCATTATCTCCAGAGGAGAAAATGAAACGTGAGGAACAAAAAGCTCAATCATCGGGTAAAAAAGGCCGTCCATCAAAATACACACCAGAGCAAAAAGCCGAGAAATTAGCGTATGCACTTGCTCGTAAAGGTGGAAAACGTGGCCGGAAAAAGAAGCAAGAATAATATGTATTATAAACTACGTTTTATGAAAAAGTCGCCCCCAAGCCATCGCATAATATCATTAGGTGATATAAATGATGAAAACACAAATGAAGTTATACAATTTATTTGTGAGATAAATCATGTGGATGAGGGAAAAGATGTAGATAAACGTGAGCCTATCAAACTCATCATCAATTCATATGGTGGAGATATATATAGAGGATTAGGAGTTGCGGACATTATTATGTCCAGTACAACACCAGTACATACAATATGTTATGGTTCAGCATTATCAATGGGTTTTGTAATTATGGCTGCCGGGCATTATCGTGTAGCTAGTAAAAATAGCACGTTCATGTATCACGAATTACTATGGTCATTACATGATTCAAATTTATCCACACATAGAAATGAGGTGGAAGAAGGTAAACGTATAATGGATATATACGATTCTATTGTATTGGAGCGCACTAATCTAACCAAAATGCAATTAGATATTGTAAAACGTGAACATAGAGATTGGTATATGTCCGCAGAAGAGGCCAATAGTTATGGTGTTATAGACCATATTATATAGGTATATATTTAAGTGAATTATGAGGTATATAACACCATATGAAGCAGAGAAATATATAAGTACACAAGATGATATTTTAGGGCAACCAGCATCATACTTTACTCGTATACCATGTTCTGAAGGAAAATGGGATTATGTCTTTTACTATACAGATCAGAAAAAATATCCTATCCATAGAGAAGGTGAAGGGAAATATTGGGTATATATTTTATCTAATGAATCCATGCCTAATATAGTTAAGATAGGAATTACTAAATTAACTCCAGAAGAACGTGCTAAACAAATATCTGCATCTACTGGTGTTCCTATACCATTTAAAGTTGAGTTTGCATTTAAGTGTCATGAAGGTGAATTCTTAGAAAATGATATCCATATATACTTAGATTCGTACCGGGTCAATAGTAATAGGGAATTCTTTAAAATAGACATTAATGAAGCCATTGATGTGATAAAAGAAATAGGTAAAAGATATATTTAAAAAATTTGGCCTTTAAAAGATTTAATAGTATATTTAGTGTAAATTAAAATTTAAAAATATGAAAAAAGTAGTTTTAGCCGCGATTATGATCGCAACAATGTTTGTTGTTTCTTGCAGTTCTACAGGAACACAAAGTACCACCACACCTACAACAGATACTACAACAGTAGTTACAGATACAACATTATCTAAGTAGGTTATTGGTCCTATAGTTAAATGGATATAACCACAGCCTTCTAAGCTGTTATTTCAAGTTCGATTCTTGATGGGACTACAAGAGAACATAGTCAGGTGGCGCAATTGGTAGATGCTGAATTGCTTAACAGTAAAAAGTTCGAAAATCCCGAGCTAAATGGTTAAGTAGATAATGTGAAAGATATCACATACAGGTTCGAATCCTGTCCTGACTGCATAAAAATTATGAAAAAGAAACTAGAATTTATGTTGAGTAAAATGCACCCAGTTGAGATGTATCTTATGTCACTAGTAGTCGCATTTTTAATGATCTCAGCTGCTTTTACTGTAGTATATTTAATCGTTTTTTAAAACACAGTCAGGTAATATGTAATGGCAAAGTAGTTTATGCTATCCAATAAAAATTGGTTATATTGTCGCAGGTTCGAATCCTGTCCTGACTACACCTTAATACCGATTCGGGTTGAAGAATAAGAGAGATCCTGCGACTATGTCTCATAAGAGAAATTAGACAAAACTTTACTCTCCACGCTAGGTGGCATCGGTGACCTAGCAAATATGCCCTCGTGGTGGAATGGTATACACAGCGGTCTTAGAAGCCGTGTCGAGAGACGTATCGGTTCAAGTCCGATCGAGGGTACATGTATGTTTAATGATTTATTGTTTTTTATTTTTTAGCACCAATGTAATGTTGGTGCTTTTTTATTCTGCCATATATTTATATATATGAACTTAGATAGAATATTCGCTTTATTCGATTATAAAAACGAAGATAAACCATTATCTGAAGAAGATAATAATATTATCGCTTTATATGAAAAACCGTTATTTTGGGTTGGTATGTTTGAAAGATTAATACAAAATAATAATATATTCAAACACCAACTTGAAAAAGTATTATCTGATAGTAAAGATTTTAATCATGAATTGCTATCAGATGCTAGTAATGCTATTGTATATAATCGAGCCTACGCGTTCTTGGAATTAATTGATATAAATAATGAGGATCATCAAATGGCTGTAAGAGCCAGGGCCAAACATAGTTATTTAATTAACAATTTAATCATGGCTTTGAACTACTTCATCAGTACTGAAGAATATGAGAAATGCACGGTTTTAAAGAAAATTTTAGATTTTGCGCAAGAAAGCTTGGAAGCGTAAAAAATAGATATTATATTTAAATTACGGGTTTAAGGGAATTTAGTTAATGAGGAGGAGAGAGGATGTAGGATGAGGATGTAGGAACAAGGGGGGAGGGAACGATTGAACATTTAATATAACATTTAAACAATAAATTATGAGATCAAGAGAAATTGTAAGAAGTAAATTGGAAAGATTAGAATCAAATCTGAGTAAATTAGACTTTATTTTAAAACGTAATGGAAACATTAATGAGTATCTAGAAGTAACTGAATATATGAAGCAGTTAATAGATGAACTTAAATCTTACGTTGAGTATGAGCCTAGAACTGGAGAAGAATTAAACACATCTATCTAATAAAAAATTAATAAGTTATGAATTTAACAGCAGAACAAATCCAAGATAATTGGAGTATTTTAATGAGTCGAATAGACGCATACATCTCAGAACCTCGTAGGTCTGAGTTAAAAGGATTCTATAATAAATACTCAGAACGTATTATGATGATGCCCGCCTCTTATAAAAAGGAATATCATAGTGCTTTCCCTGGAGGATATGTAGATCATGTTATAAGAGTAGTAGATTGTGCCCTTAAATTAAATAATGTTTGGGCTCAAATGGGAGTAGATAGTTCTACATATTCTACTGAAGAATTAGTATTCTCAGCTTTAAATCATGATCTAGGTAAAATAGGAGATGAACAATATGAATCATATATTCCTCAAACCGATCAATGGCGTAAAGATAAATTAGGAGAAGATTATATGTTTAATAGTAATTTAGCGTTTGCATCAGTTCCAGATAGAGGATTATATATGCTTCAGGCTCATAATATTAAGTATTCTTTTAATGAAATGGTAGCTATACAAACCCATGATGGATTGTATGATGAATCTAATAAAAAGTACTTAACAGCGTTCATGCCAGAGCAAAAACCAAGAACATCTTTACCTTATATTTTACATCAAGCAGATTTAATGGCATCCAGGATTGAATTTGAAAGAGAATGGTTACCTAAATTTAAAGGAAATGTGGAGAAGCCAAAGAAAAATATTACATTGGAATCGAACAAAGAAAATAGATCACCTAAGACTAAAGCTTTAGGAGGTATAAAATCCGAGGGACTTAAAAATTTATTGAATAATATATGATAGTACTAATAGTTGTTTTAATCGCGTTTATCTTAATTTTAAGCTATACAACTTATAATCTTCTACGTAAAAATGAAAAATTAGAAGATATAGTTAATGAGCAAACTGAAATATTAGCTGGATATATGACATATCTAAATAAAGTATCAGATATTATTAGTCATTCAAATAAACGTCTTAAAGAAGTAGATAGTAAAGGTTCCTTTGAAAGTGATGATGAGGTTGGATTTTTCTTTGAACAATTGAAATCAATACAAAGTGTATTGGATCAGTTCAATATAAAGAATATATAAAAAATGGAATTAGAGGTTAAGAAGAAAAAGAAAACATCAAATGTATATTTTACTAAAGAAACAGAAGACGCTATTGTAGCGTATGTTGCTAGTAATGATATGGACGAACGTAATAAATTGTATAATGAGAAAATCCATTATGCGTTTTTTAAACTTACAGAAAATATCATTCATACATTTAAATTTTATTATACTGAAGTAGATAATATTGAAGATTTACAACATGAAGTAATTACATTCTTACTCAGTAAGATTCATCTATATGATCAAACTAAAGGTACTAAAGCTTTTTCTTATTTTGGCACCATAGCTAAACGATATTTAATATTATCAAATCAGACTAATTATAAAAAACGTATAGATGCACTTCCTGTATCTCATATTGAAGAAGATGAAAAATTTTCATATCAATTAGATGATGTTAATACTACAGTAGCCCATAGTAATTTATCTAAGTTTATGGATAAGTATATTGAATATTGTACTAATAATATATTTGAATTATTTCCTAAAGAACTAGACGCTCAGATAGCTGACGCTATTTTAGAATTATTCCGTAAACGAGATAGTTTAGATATTTTTAATAAAAAAGCACTTTACATATATATTCGTGAGATAATAGATGTAAAAACATCAAAAATTACTAAAGTAGCAGATAGACTATATGATATATTTAAAAAGAAATATATGTTTTATCTAGAATATGGGTATACGAATTTTTAGTACACATATTTATAACTAAAATAAGATATATGAGCTCACTAGAAAGCGTAATCTTTGGTAAGAAGAAATTCAGTGATATATTAGAAGAGATATATGATAACCAAAAGAAAAAAGAAAAACAAATATCTGCTCTAATATCTGAATTAAAACCTTTAATAAATGATATAGGTGATGCTACTTTAATTGTTCCATTGATTAAAGAATACTTAGAAATAAGTGTTAAAAATGATGAACAACTTATTAAAATGGCAACTATAGTTCAAAGAATATTAAGTAATACATCCGGAGAAGGTAGCTTAGGCATCTCAGAAGAGGAAAAAGCACAATTATTAGCTGAGATTGATAAGATCAATGGACCAAATAAATAGCTAATGCCTCAATCATACGGATACCAAGCATATAATAAAACTCAAAACGTACAAAACCAGGTTAGCTTATCGCAGACTTTATCTGCGTTAAGTAACCAAATGGTACCTGTACGTATTAAAAGTATTATATTAGATAGTACTCATCCAAGATTTAAAGAATTAGGAGAGTGGAATTCATTAGGAGCTATAGAATATCAAGCAGTTAATAATCCATTAGAAGCAACATCAGGGCAATATTCAATAGCTTATCCTTTATATCCTAATATTAAAAATTATCCACTTATAAATGAAATTGTATTTTTAATTTCATTACCTAGTACTGGAATTGGATTAACTTATAATGCCGCTAGATCATATTATGTTAGTTTAGTTTCATTATGGAATCATCCACATCATAACGCTTATCCTGAGAATCCAAATACACCACCATCATCACAAGCTAAAGATTATACTCAAACTCAAGCTGGTAGTGTTAGACGAGTTACTGATCAAAGTACTGAAATATTTTTAGGGCAAACATTTAAAGAACGTTCTAATATACATCCACTTCTTCCATTTGAAGGAGATGTTATACAAGAAGGCAGATGGGGTAATAGTATACGTTTTGGTTCTACTGTTAATGGTAGACAAAATAATTGGTCATCTATAGGTACTAATGGTGACCCAATTATCTTAATACGTAATGGACAATCAACAGATGCTAGTGATGAGGGTTGGGTACCTATTACTGAAGATATAAATAAAGATTTATCTTCTATATACAGTACAAGTACTCAAAAAATACCATTAGAAGCTTCAAGTATTAGTTATGTAAGTTATAAATCAGATGCACCTACTAACCCTAAAGAATATTCTAATAGCTCACAAATAATACTAAATTCAGGCCGACTAGTATTTAATACTACTCAGGATCATATATTATTAAGTTCTAAAAAATCTATTAATTTAAATGCAGTATCATCAGTTAATATTGATGCCCCTGATACTATAATACAATCAACTAATGTATATTTAGGGTCTAAAGATGCTACGGAATCAGTATTACTAGGTGATACAACAGTTTCATTATTAAAGACATTAATACAAAATTTACAGTCTTTTATGCAAATATGTAGCACATTAGTAAGTACTCCATCTGGTGCTCCTTTAGCACCATTAAACGCAGTAGCTTCTCAACTTAATACAACGTTGGAACAAATTAGTACTAATTTAGAGAATACTAAATCAAAATATGTTAAAACAGCGTAATGGCCTCTCCTTTAGATATAGAAAATATAAGAAAAAAAGCGGCTGAACAAGCTAAAAGTGATAGTAGTAAAATACTAGATGTTAATTTATCTTCAATTCAAAAGGCTACTCCTGGTTCTTTAAAACCTCAAGGTAGTGCTAAATTAGGTAATACTATAACATTAATAGGTAAAAAAATATATACAGTACTTACCCCTATTGCAATAGGTATAGCTAAAGAATTAGGTGCTTCTGTAGCTCAAGACCAATTAGGTAATATAAAAGAAAATATCTTATCTAAAGATGGATGTCCTACTGAACCTAAATTATTAGCTATATTAGCTCAACGTAATGCTTTAATAGCGCAGTTAAATAATATAAATAAACAATTAGATAGATTAACTAAAGCTGTAACTGGATTAAATAATTTTCTTGAAATAAGTCAAGCAGCTATAGATACTATTAAAACTATCAAGACATCAACATCTTTAGCTGTAAAGACTGTTCCATCTCCTCCAGGTACTCCTGGGGTTGTGTCTTCAATTTTAAGTGATTTAGAAGATAATATAAATAAACTTTTATTTGAAAAAGATGGTACACCTCGTTTACCTAAAGTATCTAGTTCGATAGCATCAGCGTCATTAGCTATATCAATAATAAATGGATATATACAAGTAATAATAATTATATTAAGTGCAATAGATGTTAAAATTAAAAAATGTAATAATAATTTAGCTTCTAGTCTTGCCCCAATAGATCCAAACTTAATATCAATATCAATACTTCAAACTAAAGCTGAACAAACACAAAATAATACCACATATGCTGGTTTTGTGATAGAAATTGAAGAAATACCATACACCCCAACAGTAAATCGTAGAAGAGCTGTGGGAAAAAATCAAAGTGGTATTAAATTAATACAAACAGAACTATCATTTACTACTCAAGATGAATTATTAATTAATGAATTAAAATTAATGATTGATAGAGATAATTTAAAAGCTTATTAACCTTAATATTTATAACATATGGATATTACCAAATTTAAAAAAATTATTAAAGAATCAGTAAGAGAAGTAATTCAAGAAGAATTACGTGATATCTTACTAGAAGCTGTAAAAGCTCCTAAAAACATAGTTACAGAAACAGTACAACCTAATACTTATGCTCAACCACATGTCGCACAACCTAAACAATTAACACCAGCTGAGCGTAGAGCTATGTTTGGTAACATACTGGAAGATATGCAGGTTGGTGGTAGAGCTACAACTGAAAATGTACCTTTTAGACCTACGGGCAATATTGATCCACTGAATGGTACACTACCTGAAGGTGAAGTTGATTTAAGTCAAATAATGGGATTAATGAATAAATAATGGCATTCGGCGCAAAAAAAATATTTCCTATTGATACCCAACCTGGAACAGCGGTTGGAGTAGGTTTACCATTTAACGCTTCTAATGTATTTCAATCAACTTATACAACTAAAGAAGCGATTAAAACTAATCTTATTAATTATTTCTTAACTAATACAGATGAGATATATTTAAATCCTACATTTGGTGCTAATTTAAGAGCGTTTATTTTTGAACAAATTACTACAGGAAACTTAGATAATTTAAAACAAGATATTCAATCTAAAATAGCATTATATTTTCCAAATGTTTTAGTAGTGTCGTTAGAACTTACATCAGCTCCTGACTACAATGAAGTAACAATGATCTTAAAATATAATATAATAAATACAGGTATAACAGATCAATTACAAATAACATTTCAATAATGGCTACAAATAATAATACTAAAAAAGATATAAAATATATAAACAAGGATTTTACAGAGTTAAAGGCTAGTTTAATAAACTATGCTCAAACGTATTTTCCTACAACGTATAATGATTTTAGCCCTACATCTCCAGGTACAATGTTTATGGAAATGGCTGCGTATGTTGGTGATGTTTTATCTTTTTATCTTGATAATCAATTTCAAGAAAACTTTTTACAATATGCTCGTCAGACAAATAATTTATTTGAATTAGCATATATGTTTGGATATAAACCAAATGTTACACAAGTAGCTATAACTGAAGTTGATTTTTATCAACAAGTGCCTTCTGTTTTATCTGGAAGTTTGTATGTGCCTGACTTTACTTATGCTTTATTTGTACCCGCTAATTCTACAGTATCATCTACTTTAACCAATATTACTTCTACTTTTATAATTGAAGATCCAGTTGATTTTACAGTATCGTCATCTCAAGATCCTACTGAAGTAACTGTATATTCTGTATCAGGAGGTAATCCAAATTATTTTTTACTTAAAAAAAGTAGAAAAGCTATATCAGCAACTATAAACACTACATCATTTAGTTTTGGCAATCCACAGAAATTTTCTACTGTAAATTTAACAGATGATAAAGTTATTGGTGTATTAGATGTATTTGATTCTAATGGAAATCAATGGTATGAAGTAGATCATTTAGGTCAAGAAATGGTTTATACTTCTGTAAAAAATACTAATCCTAACGATCCTAATTTTTACATAAATCAAGGAAACGCTCCTTATCTTCTTAAATTAGAAAAACAACAGCGTCGATTTGTAACACGATTTATTAATTCAACTACATTACAATTTCAATTTGGAGCAGGTACAGTAAACGATAGTGATGAAGAAATAACACCAAATCCAAATAATGTAGGTATAGGTTTACCTTTTGAAAAAACTAAACTTACAACCGCGTATTCTCCATCTAATTTCTTATTTACCAAAACATACGGTATTGCTCCTTCTAACACTACGTTAACTGTAAGATATTTAACTGGTGGGGGAGTTACAGCTAATGTTAATGCTAATGTTTTAAATACATTAAACTCTACTCCAACATTTTTAAATACTAATTTAAATTCTACTACAGCAACTACTGTATTTAATTCATTAGCTGTAACTAATCCTTTAGCTGCTGATGGAGGTGGAGATGGAGATACAATTGAAGAAATTAGACAAAATTCAATGGCTAATTTTGCTTCACAGTTACGTAACGTAACTCAAGATGACTATTTAGTAAGAGCACTATCAATGCCTGCTAAATATGGAGTTATATCTAAAGCATATATAGAACCAACTAAAAGAGACGCTCTAGTATCAGCTGGAGAATCTAATTCAGTGTTAGATTTATATATATTAAGTTATAATATTGATAACACATTACGTACAGCTACAACAGCTTTAAAGCAGAATTTAACAACATATTTATCTCAATATCGAATGATAGGAGATGCTGTTAATATTAAAGATGGATTTATTGTTAATATAGGAGTAAATTTTGAAATAATAGTATTACCTAATTACAATAATAATGAAGTTTTAATTAAATGTATCGACGCTCTTAAAACATATTTTGCAATAGATAATTGGCAAATAAATCAACCAATTATATTAAGAGAATTATATATATTATTAAATAAAATACAAGGCGTACAGACTGTTAAAAACGTTGAAATAGTAAATTTAGTTGGTGAGAATTTAGGATATAGCCCTTACGCTTATGATATTAAAGGAGCAACATCAGCCAATGTTGTATATCCTTCATTAGATCCATCTATTTTTGAAATAAAATATTTAAATCAAGACATACAAGGTAAAGTAGTACCATTATAATATTAAACTATGGCAGTATATAAAATATTTCCCTCCCAAGACGCGACATTATATTCTATGTTCCCTAGTATGAACACAGGATTAGATGAAATTATTGAGTCTACCCAAACTCAAATAGCAACAGAAAATAATGGTAATCCACAGGTTAGTAGATTTCTTGTCCAATTTGCATCAGATGAAATAGATAGTATCTTAGAAGATAAAATAGGAATAAGCAGCTCAGCCCAACTTATGAATACTTCATCTTGGACAGCTACATTAAAATGTTTTATAGCAACTGAGACTGGATTAGCGTTAAACACTCAAATAGATTGTTATCCAATATGTGGAAATTGGGGAATGGGTACTGGTAAGTACTTAGATGAACCTGAAGTATCTAATGGTACAAGTTGGATATGGTTAGATTATTCTGGTTCTACCCGATGGAGTACAGGTCCTTATCCTTTAAATGTTACTGGTTCATATAATTTAAATTATGCTGTAGCTGGAGGAGGAACATGGTATACTGGTTCTAATGTATCTTATTTTAACTCAAATACATATCCTATCACAGCATCACAAATATTTAGTTATTCTAGTGATAAAGATATCAATATGAATGTTTCTAATATTATTAGAGCATGGTATACTGGAGCAATAGCTGATAATGGTTTTATAGTTAAATTATCGGATGCTACAGAATTTATAAATAACATTAACGTACAACCTGAACTTAAATTCTTTTCAGTTGATACTCATACTATTTACCCACCTCAATTAGAGTTTAAATGGAGAGATTATACATGGAATACTGGTTCATCAGGTTTAACTATTCTTGATACATTACCTGCAGTAGTAACATTAGCTCAAAACCCAGGATATTTTTATTCAGGAAGTGTAAATAGATTTAGAGTAAATGCTAGACCAGAATATCCACCTCAGGTTTGGCAGACATCTTCAATCTATACTCAAAACTATTACTTACCTACAGCTTCATATTGGGCTATAAAAGATTTAGATACAAATGAATTTGTTATAGATTTTGATACTCAATTCACACAACTTAACGCTGATATTAGTGGTAGTTATTTTGATATTAACATGAATGGATTACAAACAGAACGTTATTATACAGTCTTAATTAAAAGTACAATTAATGGTTCAACATTAGTATTTAATAATAATTATAGCTTTAAAATTATAAATGGATAATGGCAGATCAAATAACATTGGTAAAACCTTCATTTAATAAAAATTCGTATGAGAAAGTAATTAATACTTCTTTTAATCAACTTACTCAACCGGTTGTTGATACAACTGCTAATCCTCCTATATCTATTCAACAGTTTTTTACTTATTATCAACAATTATTTTTTACTATACCTAAATTTGGAGAAGTCAATTCTCATGAGTATCTTATAAAAACAAGTACAGAATACATTGGTACAACATTAGATTCTAATGAAGAACTAATACAATCTTTACTTGAAGAAATAAATCAATTAAGACAAGAAAATCTAGACTTACAACAAAATGTCGTAAATATAACTAGAACACAATAACATGGCTGAAATAGTTAACATACAACCTATCAATCCTCAAACATTTGAGGCACAAACATATACTCCAGAAGATATTAATCTTATACCAACAACAGATGTATATGAGAATTTTGATTCTAGTGTAGATCATGTTGAATATTTTATATATGATTTAAATAAAAGTATTTTATTTTCTAATGTTACTGGATATCCTTACTTTAAATTAATAGATAATAATGTTGTTATTGATCCTGAAGCCGATTTAAAACGTCAAGGATATGAAGAAGGAAATTACAACACAGTATATAATTTCTTAAAAAATAGATTATCATCAAATCCACTTAATAGATATTACATTGATCAAATTAGTTCAGATAGAACAGAAATTAGATTAAATACTACAACTATCCCTAATGTTGATTTAATAACTAGTACTCAAGAATTTATAAATTATAGAAATAGTAGTAGTGTATTTATTGATTTTTATCTAGATTTTAGTGATAATAATCTTATTATTGCTAATAATATTTTATTAGATATTACTACTAATCCGACAGATCCTACAGTTCTTATTAAATTATATGAACCACTCCCTCAAGCATTAGATATGCAATCTCAATGTTGGGTGGTAGAGTCTATAGCTGACCCGGTAGCTTACAATATTAATATAACTCAAACATTTGATGTTTTAGATCAAAATATTTATTTAAAAGGTCCTAATACTAATATAGCTGTAAAAGATCAAATTAATAACTCTACTCCACAGATTAATTATAATAGTTTAGTTAATAATTCATCTACTTTAGGTACAGGTAGTTTACAATATCAAATTAATAGTGTACTAGCAGAAAAAGGACTAGAAATTAATATAGACTACTCAGATTATTCTGAATTTGTATTTTTCTCATCAGCCCAAACACGTTTAGAAAATTTTTATTATAAACTATCATTAATTGGTCAATATCAATCAAATGCTAATTTAATTACAAGTACTACAAATCCATATATATCATCTAGTAGTAACATATGGTTAAATAAAATAGATGAAATAATAACTGGATTTGATGGCTATGAGTATTACTTATATTATGAATCAGGTAGTAATGCTTGGCCTAAAACTAATTCAACATATCCTTATATTAATGCTTCTACTGGTTCAGTTGCTGGTTTAGCATTTTTGACAGCTCAATCAGCGACAGCATCATTATATGATTCAAATAATAATGATCGTTTAGTAAACTCTATACCATCATATATTAGAGAAGATAATGCTAATGATCAATATATGTTATTTGTTGATATGGTAGGTCAAAACTTTGATAGTGTTTGGGTTTATATTAAAGATGTTACTAACAAATATAATGCTGATAATCGAGTAAATTATGGTATATCTAAAGATTTAGTAGCTGATGTTTTAAGAGATCTAGGTATAAAAATATATCAAAATAATTTTTCAACAGACGATTTATACTCGGCTATACTTGGTATTACACCATCAGGTAGTTTATATAATTTACCTTACACAACTACTTCTTTACCTGTACCTACTGGTTCATTTTTAGAGTATATAAACAATTATGTTACTGCCTCATCTACAGCATCATTAGATCCTACATTTGATATCAATGCTGAAACATATAAACGCATTTATCATAACTTGCCTTATATTCTAAAAAAGAAAGGTACACCTGAAGGTTTACGTGCTTTAATAACATCATATGGTATTCCTGATACTATATTAAGAATAAATGAGTTTGGAGGAAAAGATAAAAATAGTAACACTTGGGACTACTGGCAAGATGAGTATAACTATGCCTATAATTACATATCTCCAGGAGTATCTACTCGAGCTGTTCAAACTAATTGGGAATTAGATTCATCATGGAATTCAACTAGTAATAGACCTACAGTATTACAATTTAGATTTAAAGTATCGTCATCTACCAATATCTTTAATACTCCACAACAAGTATTATGGAATTTAGGTGATGGGACTAAAACATGCATTGTACTAAACTATACTGGTTCAGGACTAGCTAGTGGTTCATATAACGGCTCAATTCCAAACCTATACAATTTATATTCAGAATTAACATTTTATCCTTCATCTACTCCTGCTGAAGGATTAACAATATATTTACCATTTTTAAATGAAGAGTGGTGGTCTATAACAGCAATTGTTAATGGGAATGATGCTTATTTATATGGTGGAAATATACAATATGATGGATATGATGGAAATCAATTAGGGTATTACGCGTCAGCTTCAGGCAGAATAACTCCTAGTGATTGGACAACAGGAGTAACATCTTCATTTTTTAAAAATAGTATAGTATATAATTCAAGAACATATAGTCAATTTTCTGGTTCATTACAAGAAATACGTTATTATGGGAATATAAATTTAAATGAATCTAGTGTTAAAGATTATATAATGAATCCATATTCTATTGAAGGTAATGGAGTTGGAAACGGGTATAATTATTTAGCATTTCGTTTACCATTAGGAGGTGAATTATACACAGGCAGCACATCAATACACCCTAGAGTAACAGGTTCTTGGGCTACCACATCATCTTTTAATTCAGCTTTACCATATGGGAAAAATGGAGCATATATAAGCCCATCAGGTTCATTTGTTAGTAATTATGAGACATTCTTTTACGACCAAGTACCTGCTGGTATACAAAACGCTATATCTGAGAAGATACAAAACAAAAATATAGTATTACCATACAGTAGCAGTGACAGTAATATCCCTAACGCTAATGTATTATCACCATTTATATCAATACAACAACAACCATCTATAAGTAGTTCTTATACTAATAATATTGATTATGTTGAAGTAGCATTTTCACCACAAAACGAAATAAACGACGATATAAACGATACATTTGGGTATTTCAACATTGGTGAATATATTGGAGATCCAAGAGAAATACCATCTAGAAATACTCATTATCCAACGTTAGATGCGTTACGTGATTTGTATTTCCAAAAATATAGTTCAAATTATAATATTTGGAATTATGTAAGACTTATCAAATTCTTTGATAACTCGCTATTTAAAATGATACAGGATTTTGTTCCTGCTCATACTGATTTAGCATCTGGTGTTGTAATTAAACAACATTTATTAGAACGTAATCGTTATCCTACACCACAATTAAATTTAACTACTACTCAATCTGTATATGGTAGTGGTTCTAATCCAAGTATAACATGGAATAGTCCTAATACATTTGAGGATATTACTATTACAGCTTCAATAAGAGGCATACCTGGAATGTTAAATGGACAAAGAATATACACGTCATCTAACCAATACCAATCATTCCCAATAGAACAAACAACAGGTAGTTCTGGTGGAGTAGTACCTCAACTTAATGGGACTGCGTCTACTAATTTGTACATTAATATTACTCAAAGTTGGGGTGGTACAACTCCAAGTTTACTTGGGAATGTAGCGTTTACACAATCTAACCAAAATGAGTTTTTCAACGGTGAATTTAGTGGTTCGGTTATAGTAGCAGAAACTGGTAAATTAAGTTATTGTCCTTACTTATATGCTAATACTATAGAAACTAAATACAAACCAGTATTTTACTTATCAACACAACTATCTGGAAGTAATAACGCACTTAATCTATTCCTAGATCCTAATACATCACCAAACCCAGGAGAAATATATTTATATTGGGATTCAGGAAGTACAGGACCACTTACAACACCAGCTTATAGTTCTGGTACAGGTGGGGGAGTTGTATAAAATAAAATAATTTAATAATGCCACAAACAAACGCATATACAAGAGGGGTCAAATATATTAAAATTGCTAAACTAGATAGTGGTAGTGTAGATCAATCAATTGAGTTACAAAGTTTAACTGATATTAGAATTAAATTCTCAGATGTACCTAACGTTACACAATATAATGTTGGTGCTATAAATGAATATCCAACATATTATCTATATACTATTGTACCTACTGACGTTACATCATCTGCAGATCAAGAAATATTAAATTATAAGGTATCAGCAAGTGATGGAGGTCCAACTGGAGGAGGTTTATTAGCAGTTTATAATATTCAACCTGGAACTAATACTTTAGGATATTTTAATGGTACTTATCTTAATATGGGTAATACACCTAATATTCTATTAAATGTATCTTTTTCATTGTCTCAAAGTAATGTAGTAGTGACAATGTCTATTTATCCATATAATACATCATCAAATGCAACAATAGGTAACTCAGTACTTGATTTATACTTTCCATCAACAGTAAGTGGATATGTCACCCGTGCTGGTTCTTTTACTCCTATTGAAGGGTATAGTTATGGTTTTAGATTAGATGATAGTTCAAATTACTATAACTCAAAAATACTCATCACTCAATCATTCGCAACGCAATCCTCAACATACGATATAACAGTACTTGAACCATACGTTGGTGAAAATTTTTACAACAGTGATTGTAATGTATTACAAAATAATGTTGATGTAAATGTTATTAGTCCACTCTATATGGACGTAGATTTTACAAATAGTCCAATAGTAGCCCAAAATCAAGTATCCATACTAAATGGTACAGCAGCACGAGCTCAAGTACAATCATGGAATTACTCATATTTTTCTAATATAAGTGGACGATATTTAGGTAAACAACAAAATGCTATAGCTATAAATGTTTATACAAGTGCTAGTCAATTTATAACACCATCTATAAACGGATTTACTGGTTCTTGGCCTGGAGATGCAACATCCCCAAGTATACCAGTACCAGGAAATATTATAGTACAATCTTTAGATAGTTGTATATATGAAGTAAATTGGGGAGGAGGAGGTTATCCTGAAAATGCTAACGGTGGGGGAATAAATATGGGTAATATATATTTGGTAGGTGAAACTAAAGATGATGTTACTATTATTAAATCCGGAGTAGATATATATTATGATTTATTAGCTAAAATGTTCCCATCTGGTTCTACAGCATATCAATATCAATATTCTAACGTAAGTGGTTTACCAAATCAATTAAATATAACATATGGTGCTTTAGGATTACCAAGCGCTAAATATTATGTTACTTCTACAGACAGAGGTTATAAATCATCTGCTCCTTCTCCTATGGGATATTTTTATCCAACTTCATCTTATAACGTCCCTTATATCAAAATAGATTCCCCAAGTCTTGTAGGATTTTACGGAGCTGCTGTGGATAATAATGGGTATTTAACATATAACAATACCATAGGAATAAGACAACCAGTTAATAATATAATTACAGAAATGTCTAATAGTCTTAATAGTGGTGGTAGATGGTTTATAAGTTTATATAGTGGAAGTGGAAATTCATCATTATTTGGTCCTGGAAATACAGGATTAGGATATATAGCTAGTGGTTCTAAATTAAGTCAGTATGGTTATCCATTTGAAGTAAGTTATGTTTCATCTTCTACTACACCATCCTCAACTGCTTTTATATTCTTAAAAACAGGATCAGGAGTATATGACGTTAACTATTGGTTTACAGGTAGTGCTAATCCTTTAATAGTAGGAGCAGATTCAGGTATATGTAATACAGGTATGTTAATAACTAAAGCAGACACACCAACTAATGGTTTAACAATATATGGAGTTCCAAGTCTAAATTTTGCAGGAATAGGAACAGGTTATATATTATCACCGTACCCTAAAAAGGTAATAACTGAAAATATAGATTATATCACTAAAACTTATGGTAACAATCCTAATTAACATATATTTATAATAAACAAACATTTAAAATGGGCTATTTAAATAACAGTATAGTAACAGTAGACGCCATCCTAACAACTAAAGGTCGCCAATTAATGGCACAAAATGATGGTTCATTTCGTATAACACAATTTGCATTAGCTGATGATGAAATAGATTATACTTTATATAATCCTAATCACCCATCTGGTTCAGCATATTATGGTGAGGCAATTGACAACATGCCTTTACTTGAAGCATTTCCTCAAGAAAACCAGATGATGAAATATAAACTCATCACACTACCTCGTGGTACTGCTAAGATGCCTATCCTTGATTTAGGATATACAGCTATTGTAATTAAACAAGGAGCTTCATTAGCTATCACACCACAAACATTAAATTACTTAGGAGGTAATACATATGAAACAAGTGGTTATACTGCTACTATAGGTGATGTTAGAACAATGCAAACATTTGAAGGTGTAGGTATTAATACACCACAAGCAACCGCTTTAAACACCACTACAACATTAGGTACAAGTGTATCTAAAACGGTAGTTGGTACTACCATAAACTTACGTGCTACTACAGTAAACACGTTATTTGGCACTAATACAGCGTTATATACTACATTAACTGTAGTAGGTAGAGATAGTGGTGCTAGATTATCTATTCCAGTAACTGTAACAAAAGTATCATAAAAATAAAAAATATAAAATATTATGGCATTTAGTCCCTTAGCCCCTGAAGATTTTGTAGTAAGTTCGGACGCTATATCATCAACCTTATGGTCAAATGGTAGTCCAACGTTAACTACATTCTTTACATCATCAACACAAGCTGCTGGTTCGTCAGGAAATTTTTACTTAAATGTATATCAAACAGCATCTACAGATGCCGCTGCTGCTATTCAATTTGCTATTGCCTATGGTAATGCTGATGGTAGTGGTAGTTTATGTTATAACGCCGCTGTAAATGGAAAATCTCCAACAGGTACTATTTTTGGTCAATGGCAAGATTTAGTAATAGGTGATGAAAATACCAATTTTACATTTGGTACAATTATATCATCTCAATTTTATGCTTTATCTATGGATAGAACAAGATATAAAGAATCTTTATTCTTAGGCTCATTGGCTCTAAAATTATCTGGTAGTTCAGGATCTATAACATTAACTGATAATAGTAATTATGTTTCTGCTGTACAATACTGTGAAGCTGGTAGAGTATTTCAACTTATTACTGGTTCACAAGGTACAAAAGCCACTATAGGAGCTGCAAATACAGCAGATGGCTACTCTAAAAACTCAGGTTCATACGGTTGGTTATTACCAGATATAGGAACAATCATATTAAATCCATTAGCATTGGCCGATTTCGCTACAAGTGGTGGTATAGGATTCCAATATAGTGGATCAGCTAGTGGTTTATCACCATCTATAGTTACATCACCTAATGCTAGTTTATTTAGAGCTATAAGTGGATCAGCTTTATTTACACTTAATAGTCAAGAAACAATTACGTCAGATTATGTATTTGTTAGACCAAGAAGTGCTGAGTACAACTATTCTGAAAATCCATCGTATATATCTGGTTCAACAGGTGAAGTAATTTATCCTTATTTTATTAATAATCCACAGACATATATTACCACAATTGGATTATATAACGATACAAATGAATTATTAGCAGTAGCTAAATTATCTAGACCATTACTTAAGAACTTCACGAAAGAAGCATTAGTGAGGATTAAGCTTGATTTTTAATGAATGATAGCATACAAACAACTTTTAGCATCTGATGTCATAGTGACACCATTCGAGGTAAACAAAGCGTTTGCCTTTAGTGGTTCGGGATTGACTGCTTCAACAGTTGGTATAGACAGATTCTTGGGAGAGAATATAAATTCAAACCCATGGATATCTGGTTCTAATCCAACAACAGGATATATAACTACCTATGATCGAGAATTAGTATATGATTCTATACAGCAACTATATTACTCAAATTATCTAAGTTCTAGTTACGGAGATCCAGCTAACTCATCTAGTTTAATACCTGGTGCTAATACTGAAGGAAATATTTTAGTAGGTACTACTCCATCACCAGGTATGTATGATAATTATCTACAAACCACATTAACATTTGCTAAGAGTTTTCCAACGTATTCTGATGCTAGCATAAATGTAATATCTATTCCCTCACGTTTATTTGGTGATTATATTCAACCTAATTCATTTTGTCTTAGATATTATGATGATGATCGAAGTACAATACTTTTGTTTACAGACGACGGTGAAGGTAATATAAGATCAGGCAGTACTATAATAGGAAATATATTTTACCCACATGGTATGATTATTATACCTAACCCTCCTTCAGATTATTGGCAGATATATTATGCTACTGATATTACATGCTCATTCTCTTCATCTTACACTATATATGAAACTCAATATAAATGTACATTCAGAGAAAATGAATTTAATTATACATTAAATCCTACACTCCAGTCAAATACAAGCGGATCATTATATTCTTATACAACAAGTTCACAGTGGTCACCATATGTAACAACAGTAGGTTTATATGATGAAATGCAAAATTTACTTGCTGTAGGTAAATTATCCCAACCATTACCTACTAGTGCTACTACAGATACTACAATACTAGTAAATATAGATATGTAATATGATAAAACTACTCGACATATTAAAAGAAATGAAAGTTAATACACAATTAACTCCACTTCAATTAGCTCAAAATAGAATAAGAGATTACATAAAAAATGGGGAAGTAGGTAATCTTGATTTAGAAAATACACCAATTAGATCATTACCTTCTGGCTTAAAGGTTGGAGGTAATCTTGATTTAGAAAATACACCAATTAAATCATTACCTCCTAATCTAAAAGTTGGAGGTCATATCTATTTATATTATACTCCAATTACATCATTACCTCCTGGTTTAAAAGTTGGGGGTAATCTTAATTTAAGTGATACTTTAATCACATCATTACCCTCTGATTTAAAGGTTAAAGGTTATCTTAGTTTAAGTAATACTCCACTTTCTAAATCACACACCCTAGAACAAATTAAACAAATGATACCTAGAGTTGAAGGTGAAATTTTTATATAATATGATAAAACTAATAAATATATTGAATGAAATGAGAGTTAATATGAAATTAACTCCACTCCAATCAGCTCAGAATAGAATAAGAGATTACATAAGGAATGGAGGAATAGGTGATCTTGGTTTAGCATATACTCCAATTAAATCATTACCTTCTGGCTTAAAGGTTGGAGGTAAACTTAGTCTAGATGATACTTTAATCACATCATTACCTCCTGATTTAAAAGTTGAAGGTAGCCTTTCTTTAGATAATACTCCTATTACATCATTGCCTCCTAATTTAGAAATTGAAGGTAGTCTTTCTTTAATTAATGCTCCAATCACATCATTACCATCTGGCTTAAAAGTTGGAAGTTATCTTAATTTACACAATACACTAATCACATCATTACCTCCTGATTTAGAAGTTTGGGGTAGTCTTTTTTTATATAATACCCCACTTGCTAAATCACATACAGAAGACCAAATTAGATTAATGTCACCAGGTATCAAAAGTGCAATATTTATATAACATGATAAAATTACTTGACATACTGAAAGAAATGAGAGTTAACCCACCTAAATTAACTCCACTCCAACTAGCCAATCAACAAGCAAGAGATTACATAAGAAATGGAGGAACAGGTGATCTTAATTTAATGGATACTCCAATTAAATCATTACCTCCTGGTTTAAAAGTTGGAGGTAATCTTGATTTACGTGATACTCTAATTATGTCATTACCTTCTGATTTAGAAGTTGGAGGTAATCTTGATTTACGTGGTACCCCAATTAAATCATTACCTCCTGGTTTAAATGTTGGAGGTGATCTTTATTTAATTGGTGCCCCAATTACATCATTACCTCCTGATTTAAAAGTTGGATGGAGTCTTCATTTAAGTGATACTCTAATCGCATCATTACCTCCTAATTTAGAAGTTAAAGATTATCTTTCTTTAAGTAATACTCCACTTTCCAAATCACATACCGAAGAAGAAATTAGACAAATGGCACCGGGTGTTGAAGGTAATATTTATATGTAATATATCACAAGTTATGAAACCACTATTAGTTGATGATTTAATCAACGATCCTACATTTAATATAGATGAATATTATGGTTACGTTTATATGACAACTAATCTAGAAAATGGTCGTCAATATATTGGTAAAAAAATATTTAAACATACAACAAATAAAAAACTAGGTAAGAAAGAATTAGCATCCTTACCTACTCAACGTGGCCGTATTCCATCTAAGAAAAAAATAATAAAAGAATCAGATTGGAAGACATATTACGGCTCAGCTGATGAAGTTAAACAATGGGCTAAATCTATACCACCTGAAAAATTACAACGTGTAGTGTTACGTCTATGCTTGTCCTCAAAAGAGTTAACCTACTATGAAACAAAATATCTATTTGAATACGATGTATTAGCTGATGATAAGATATGGGTAAATAGTAATATACTAGGAAAATTTTTTCCAAAAGATTTGGCTATCTAATTTTAAGATGGTATATTATAGGTTATATGGTAAATCAAGCTTTAATTGCAATAATCAATTCTATTTTAGGTAGTGGTAAATCTACATCTAAAGGTAACTATGCTTATCATTGCCCTTTTTGTAAACATCATAAACCTAAACTTGAAATAAATTTCACAGAAAATAGTGAAGGTATTAATCAATGGCACTGTTGGGCTTGTGATAAACGTGGTAAAAAATTAATTCAATTGCTTAAAGCTATAGATACACCTAAAGAAAAAATAGCAGAATTAAAACCATACATAAAAGTAAATACTCAAGATAGTATATCTACTGTAACAGATAAAGTACATCTGCCTAAAGAATTTATACCACTAACAAACATTACTAATTCAGTAATAGCTAAACATGCTTTAACATATCTTAAAAAACGAGGTATAACAGAAGATGACATAATTAAATATAATTTAGGATATTGTGAAGCTGGAACTTATGCTAATCGTATAATTGTACCTTCATATGATGAAAATGGTATATTAAACTATTTTACTGCTCGTAGTTTTGAAAAAGAAAATCCAATAAAATATAAAAATCCTAATTCATCTCGTAATATTATACCTTTTGAATTTTTTATAAATTGGGATTTACCATTAATATTATGTGAAGGGCCATTTGACGCTATAGCTATAAAACGTAATGTTATACCGCTGTTAGGTAAAAATATACAGTCTAGTCTTATGAAGCGTATTGTTATGTCTTCTGTTAAGAAAATTTATATAGCTTTAGATAAAGATGCTCAAAAAAAGGCATTAGAATTTTGTCAACAGCTTATGAATGAAGGTAAAGAAGTATATTTAGTAAACATGCAAGATAAAGACCCATCAGACATGGGATTTAAAAATTTCACCCACATAATACAAGATACAGAACCATTAACATTCTCAGACTTATTATATAAAAAACTTACATTATGATAGATAAAAACACAAATGTTCATAAAAAAAGCGTTAAACGCATTATGAATATTAACCAAGAATTAAAAAGAGTAAATATCTTAGATACAAGATATTATACTAAAGATGATAAATACTACCCATCAGTGACTAGTATTTTACAATATTTTCCTAAAAATAAATTCTTTGAGACATGGCTTAAAGATGTAGGACATAATGCTGATATTATTGTAAAAAAAGCAGCAGATGAAGGTACACAAGTGCATGATGCTATTGAACGTTATTTATTAGGAGAAAAAATAGAATGGCTTGATGAAAGTGGGTATTCTAAATACTCATTAGATATATGGAAAATGATATTAAAATTTCATGAATTTTGGACAACTTATAAACCAACATTAATTGAAAGTGAAATACATCTTTTTTCAGATAAATTTATATATGCTGGTACTTGTGACTTAGTTGTAGAAATTAATAATGAAAAATGGTTACTTGATATTAAAACATCTAACTCATTACATACTAGTTATAATTTACAATTAGCCGCTTACGCTCAAGCTTGGAATGAATTATATGAAGAAAAAATTGATAGAGTAGGTATACTTTGGTTAAAATCATCAAAACGTGGTGAAGATAAAAAAGGTAAAAATATCCAAGGTAAAGGATGGGAAATATATGAACCTGAAAAATCTATAGAAGAAAATTTAAAACTATTTGGATACATACATGAATTATATAAACTTGAACATCAAGATATAAAACCTAATTCTGAATATTTCCCAACGGAAATCCAGATTAGTCTTGATAGTTAACATATTTATAACAAAAACGTTAATGATATCTTTAGTTAAACTATTAAAAGAATGCGACTGCCAAAAAAAAGATGGAGAACTTCAAAACGGTATAGTATCTTTAACTAAATACATGTTAGATAATGGTATGAACATATCACCATTACCTAAATTAAAAGTCATAAGTAATGATACAGAAAATGCTAATAAATTATTAGGACGTACTGCTCATTATGATCCTAGTAATAAAAGTATAACACTGTATTCTTTAGGTAGACATCCTAAAGATATTTTACGTTCATACTCACATGAAATGGTACATCATATGCAAAATTTAGAAAATAGATTAAATAATGTAAATACTACCAATACTAATGAAGATGGTGATTTGCCTGATTTAGAAAGAGAAGCATATGACAAAGGAAATATGATGTTACGTAATTGGGAAGATAATATAAAAAATAAATAATAATGAGTAAATATTATAGGCTAATAAAAGAAAATGAAGAAGAACCACTTGGTAATGAAAGCATAAAATGGGACATATCAGTAGAACCATTAACTGTTACTGTAGAAGATGCTATTGCTGCTTTAGAAGATATAAAAAATTATGGTTTATATGCTACTAATATTAGAAACGCTAAAGGTGATATAGAAAAAGCAATGATTGATCATTTTGGTCCTAACAGTCCTGCTACTAAAAGAAGACTAGAAAGAGAAAGAGGAGAACCATTTCCTGCTAAAACTAGAGCAGCTATGGATGATTTTATAAAAACATTAAATGCTAAACCAAATTTACTAAAATGGAAGGTAGTAGGGGATACTTTAGTATTTCCTTCAAAAAATAATCCAAATAAAAAAGTTGTTGAAAAAATTATAGATACTGTTATGACTAACGCTGATATAATATATCATATGGAATACGTAGAAGAACTTGACGAAAATAAAATTAAAAAGTTCATTAAAGAAGTACTACATAAAAAATTTATATAAAATGAGAAAAAAATTTAATTATACTAACATAGTTATAGTGTTATGTCTTCTAGTAGGAACATATTTTATTTATAATATAGTTCAAGGAGAACATGATAAGTTAAAACAAAATTTTAAATCTATAGATAGTTTAAAACAAGAAATACAAAAAATAGATTCACTTCATAAATTGAAAGATAGTAATATTGTTATGTATAAAGACAGTATTGTCTATTTAGATAAAATTATAGAAAAAGATAAAATTAAAATAATTAAAATTCAAGAAAAATATGCCAAAATACATCCTATTGTTGTTAAGTATGATAATACTCAGCTTGACAGCTTTTTCTCAAACCGTTACGGATACTAATTACGTCCGTATCCCTACCCCAGTAGCTAGACAAATAGTATTAGATTTAACATATGGGGATGAATGTAGAGAAGAATTAGAAGCAACACAAAATGTCCTTATGGAAACTGAACATTCATCATACATGAAAGATACACTTATTAATAATTTTGTAGGTAAAATACAATTATATGATAAGCAGATAAACATGTATAAAGAAAAAGAAAAAATATATGAACAGAATTTTAAGATTGTGAATAAAGAAAATAAACAATTAAAACGTAATCTTAAAATGACAGGTATATCAAGTATGGTTATAGTAACAGCCCTTATATTAGGGATATTCATTAAATAAGTATGAAAGACACAGTTTTAAAAAAAGAATTCCAACAGCGTGATGTTCAACGTTTACGTAATTTAATAACTGGTAAACAAAATGATAAAACAGTTATAGGAATAGGTTATTCTAAAAAAGAAGAATTCCATAGTGAAGGAGATATATGGGAAGAAAATGGTCGTAAATGGATTATTAAAAATGGCATAAAACAAAATCTAACTAAATTAGATAAAGCCAAACAAGAACTCCATATGCCTTTATTCTGTTCAGAATGTAATAATCTAATGAAGCCTCATTTAGATAAACGTTTTTGGATAATGTATAAACGTTGTTTTAATTGTCAAGTAGACTTTGAATCAGAAATTAAAAAACAAGGGTTATGGGAAGAATATGAAAAAAATATTATTAATTCAGATATAGATTCTCTCATACAAGAGTTTATGATTTGGAGTGATGAAACTATAAATGAAAGTGAATCTTTTGTTACAGAAGCAGGTGATGTAGAGAGTTGGATTGGTAAAGGTAAAAAAGTGTTATTACAAAATCGTGAAGAAGCAATTAAATATTTACAAAGTTTAAAAAAATAATGCAACACATAAGTATGGAATATTTAACTCCTATTATTATAGCTCTTATAACAGCCGTTTTAGGTCCAACGTTAGTTGAATGGATACGGAATAAATTAACATCTAAGCCTGAAAAAACACCAATACAGGAAGCAGTTGAATTAAATGAATTAGTAGATATCCAATTAGATAATATAATGGATGAGTTATCTTGTAATAGAGTATGGATAGCTCAATTTCATAATGGTGGTCATTTTTACCCAACCGGTAAGTCTATACAGAAATTTTCATTTTTTTATGAAAAGGTAACACCTAATACAGTATCAACTCAACATACTTTTCAAAATATACCAGTATCTTTATTCCCTAAAGCATTAGGTAAAATATACAAAGATGGTGAATTATCTATATTAAGTTTTGATAACGATGATGAAACATATGATTTAGAAACATTTTCTATAGAATATTATACTAAATCGCTTTATATTGTTGGATTATATAGTTTAGATAATCATTTAATAGGAATTATGGGTATATCATTTACTGATGAAGAATATAAAATGACTAAAGAAAATTGGATATATATTCGTCAAAAAGTAGGTGTTATTGGTACATTACTTACAAATTATCTGAACAATAAAAAAAGATGAAGTCTTTAAAATATTAACATATTTATAATAAATAAATACAATAAAAATGAACAATGAATTTCAAAGAATGCTAAAATTAGCTGGCATTGATAGTGAACTAAAGATTAATACATTTGGTGAGCGTAAAAATCTCAATGAAGGTTTAGGAGCTTATGAGTATGAAAAAGGTAAAAAAGCTGGTGAAAAAATGGCTAAATCTAAATTACGTAAAAAGATACGTGAAATGGTATTAGCAGAAATGGACGGTGCTGCTGTAGAAGATTCATACTATGACCCAGTAGATGAAGCTAAAAAGAAATCTAAAGATGACGATGAAGACATTGATATAGAAGATATTGACATAGAAGAACCAGATATGGAAGAACCAAGTATGGAAACTGGTGGTGGAGACGATCCTGAAGTAGAACGTATATTAGATTTACTTGATCAATTACAAGACGCTGCTGAAAAATTAAAAGATGATAAATTACTTCATCAAATTGGCAATACAATTACTTTCTTCACTCGTCAGCATGTAGCTGAACCTGATATAAATCCAAACGCCTAATCATGAACAAAGTTAGAATTAAAGAAATGGTTAGAATGGCTCTAGCCGTACCTAAACAAGATGAAATAGACTCAGAGTCGTTTATTTCTTCACGTAAAAGACAAGAACCAAATCCAACAGATGTTATAGTAATGGATGTTCCTTTATTTTTACGTATGTTAGAATATGCTAAAGAAGACGCTGAAACAGACATGGATTTACATGATGTGACAGAAATGGCTACAACTTTAAGTGCTGAAGATAGAATACTTACTATGGCTGATTATAATGATATAGTTGGAGGTATTTCAAATGATGATGATATAGAAGAAGGTTTACCTAAAGGATACTGGGCTGAAAAAACAGATACAATAGATGAATCGTTTAAACAACTTGTTGGGAAACTTAAAAAACAAGGTAAATCAAAAAAAGCAGCAACTAAAATAGCAGGAGCTGTAGCGTCATATAAAGCAAAAGGTGGTGGTAAAGGTCCAACAGCGAAACAAAAAGCAAGAATGGCTGAAACAATCATGCGCAAATTAAAGGGTGAATAATGACTAAAGACGAACTTAGAGAAAAAGTAAAAGCATTAGTTAAGCAGGTATATAAACCTGCTTCTAATGACTCTATTGATACTGATAATTTTATAGATTCTACAGATAATACAGATGACTCAGATGAGATGTCTGTTCCATCTGAAAAATTTCCAATAGTGTCTAAGTTCCCACCTCTTAAAGAAGTTATAGAGACATTACTTACACCTAATTACGGGCCTTTTGTAAAAGATATACAGTGGGTAGCTCCTAAACCTTTAACATTTAGGGTTATATTAGCTAATGATGAATTATTTTATTTAATATATACTCCAAAAAGTTGGATAGCTCAAATTGAAGGTAAAAAATACTATTTACTTAATATAGGTGAAGAAGAATTTGCTTGTCAAACATTAGCTCATATGTTATACTATGGTGAAACAGCTGTAGAAACACCACCAGAAGAATCATTTGAATTCCCTGAAACACCAGGTGAAGCATCGTCTCCTGGAAGACCTCCTACATCTTCCACACCAGCAGAAGAAACACCAGCAGAAGCTCCCGCAGTAGAGAAATCAGAAGAAGTACCTGCTGAGGCTTAAAAATAATAGTAAATGGCTAATGAGTTAAAAACATATGGTGATTTAAAAAAAGCTATAAAATCTATATCTCTTAAACAAAAAGGAGAAAAAATAGCTGGATTAGCGGCAGATACTATATCTGATTTTATACCAGGTCTGAGTACAGCTAAAACTACATATGATTTTATTAAAGCCGCTATATCTAAACCAGATACTAAAAAAACAAAAACATGGTTAGATAAATTAGATATAGATGATAATATGTCTAAAATTATAGATGATACTATTGAAAATGGATTTATGCGAGTAATATCTAAAACTATAGAAGGAGAGTCTGATAATAAACCATTAGAACAAGATTTTAATATGAACCAAAAACTAGTAGATTATTTAAAAAATAATTATCAAGATAGGACAGTAACTGGAATAAAAGAAAATAAAATGCAACAATTACGTAAACTTGTTAAAGAAGAAATCATTAATGTCCTTAATGAAGAAGAAATAGAAGGCAACATATCAGCCCTAGTTTCATATCTTAAAAAATTAGAAATACCTAGCATAGAACCAACAAAGATTAACACTACAATATCATTAGTCAAACAAAATAAAGTCCTAAATCCAGCTGCTAATAAAATACTAGCAGATATTATGATAGGATTAATTAAATCTGATGATACAGTATTATTAAATAATATATTCACTAGTATAAGAAATATAAAAACTAAATAATGGATATATTTGATAAATTCTTTAAAAAGTTTGCTTATAAATTTCCTAAAGGTTATCCTGACATGAATGATAATCATGATGTTACCTTATTAAATAATATAATTCAAGAAATATTAGGTGAAGCTAAACAAGTAGGGATATTATATCATTTCACTTCTTATAGAAGTATGATTGATATAATAAATGATGGCTTAATTATGAATCCTGTGATAGGAAGTAAACAATCATCATATCTTTCATTTACTAGAAACAAGTATATGAAATCAAATTCTATAAGTCAAAATGTTAGAATTAAAATTGATGGAGATATGCTATCAGAACGATATAGAATAGAACCGTATGCCGATATTAAAGCAGGATATGGTAGACACTTATTTACAGACGAATCTGAAGAGAGAATAAATTTAAAATTATTGCCTAATGGAGTTGATATATCACCATCATTAATAAATTTAGATATAATGAACATATCTGATATAATTAATCATATACCAGATGATGATATTGTAGAAGAAGAACCTCCAATGTTAAGTAGTTATATTGAACTTTTAGAATTACTTAAAGTAAACCCATCTATAAAATACAATATAGTAAAAAATTTTAAAATTAAAAAACCATGATCCAATTAGTTAAACTATTAATAGAAAATTTAAAAGAACCAAAAGTTGGTACTACTATTAAAGTAACAAATATAAATCCACAAGAATTTCAAGGTAAGTCATTACCTCGAGGATATGAAGATATCAAAGTAGGTGATGAACTTAAAATAACTGATAAATGGTTAAATGCTGCAGGTGTTGTTTTTGGTACAGATAAAAATCCAAAACAAGGTTTAGATATAGATGATATTAAAATTCTTACATCTCCATCAAAAATAAAATCAGAAACCACATTTACTCGTAAGTATGATGATAATCCTAAATTAAAAGGAAAACAAACTAAATTACCTGATGAATTACAAGCTAAACTTGTAAAAGAAGATAAAGTCATGTTTATTAAAACTGGAGATACTTTTATATTAGGGGGTAATTTAGGTAAGTTTAAAAAAGGAGAAAAAGTAAAAGTAATAAATAAAAGACAAGAGGGTGATGATATAAATTTAATTTTAACTAATGGTAAAGTTACAGATTCTTTTACTATAGATAAAAATGAAGATATTGAGAATGAGGTTGAGTCTATAGATGAGATGGGTAGAAAAAAAATATATGATCGCCCTGAAGATAGACCATCATTTTATAAGAAAAAAGGTACACCAAGAGGTGGAAAAGAACCAGTACCTAGTGATGTAAAAAATCAATTTTACTTATTTAAAATAACAACAGATGGTGGAACAGCATACAGAATACTTCCATACACTATAAGAACTGCGGAAGCATTAAAACAACAACTTATATCTCAAGCTAAATCAGTATTAGGAACAGCGTCAGATAGAGCATTACTTAAAAGTATACGCAACAATCCAGATTTTAAAGTAGAATTATTAATGAATGATTCTGATAAAAGTGAATTACAAAAATACGCTAAAGAACTAGCTTCTGACGATCCTGATTATGTAGGTAAAGTAGGCCAAATAGGTCATTCAGGTAGTGGATATAAAATAAAAATTATCCCTGTGCCTAAAGAATATGCTATTCATAATTCTAATGGAGAAAAATTATTTATAAGTGATATCGCTATACAAAAAAATAAAGAATTAAAAAATAGAGTAAGTAAGATAAACTATGTTAATTTTAAAGGAGGCCAATATTGGGAAGTAAATAAAGCAGCTAATATTAAACTCTATGGTAATACCTTTGCTACAGGTATACCTGGAAAGGAAACAGCTAAAGAAGAGGAATTAGTTATTAATGAAAAAACCACACCACAAGACATAATTGATTTTTTCAATAAATTTAGAGGTAAAAGATAAGTTTGGTTATTTTTAAACCTATGCTTATATTGTTATTTAAATAAAATTCTATTATGAAAAAAATTAAAAGATTATTCTTTGATATCGAAACAAGTCCAAATATTGGACTGTTTTGGACTGCAGGTTATAGATTAAATATAAGTCACGATAATATAATTAAAGAACGCGCTATTATTTGTATATGTTATAAATGGGCGGGTGAAGATAAAATATATTCATTACAATGGGATAATAATCAAGATGATAAAAAATTATTAGAAAACTTTATTCTTGTTGCTAATGAAGCGGATGAATTGATAGGTCATAATGGTGACAGATTTGATTTGCCTTGGATTAGAACAAGATGCTTATATCATCGTATTCCTGTATTTCCTAATTATACAACATTAGATACATTAAAAAGCGCTCGTTCTAAATTTAAATTTAATAGTAATAAATTAGATTATATCGCTAAATTTTTAGGTATAGGACAAAAAACACACACTGGGTATGATCTATGGAAAAAAGTAGTATTAGATAAGGATAAAGAATCCTTAGAATATATGATAGAATATTGTAAAAATGATGTTGAATTATTAGAAAAAGTATATAATGAAATGTCCACATATATCCCAGCTAAAATACATCATGGTGTTTTAAATGGTGGTGAAAAACATTCATGTCCTGAATGCGGATCAGAAAATATGAAGTTCTCTAAAAAACGATACTCAGCTTTAGGTACACCACGAATTCAATTACAATGTAGTGATTGTCATAAATATCATACTATTTCTAGTACAATTTATGAAAAAAATTACGCTAATGTGTCTCCATAAAAATTTGGTTTTTTAAAATATTTTTAATATATTTAGTAAAAAAATTATGAAAATGATACTTTTAGAAGACGATAAAAATGTAAAACCTCCTGTAACAACTATAAATTCAAGAGAGGCTAAAAGACTGATTAAAGCTACAAAAGGTAAATTTTTCACAGTTACTTTTATTAAAAAAGACAATACAAAACGAGTTATGAATGCTCGTTTAGGAGTTAAACAATACCTAAGAGGGGGTGAATTACCATACGACCCAGAAGCAAAAAATTTAATTCCAGTATGGGACCCAAATGCCCATAAAAAAACAGGTAACGGTTATAGAATGATAAGTGTAGACACTATTACTGATCTAAAAATAGGTGATAAAGAATTTAAAGTAACATAATATTTATTATCATGAATAATCTACGTAAATTAATTAAAGAAGTATTAGCTAAACATGCCTATGATTGTGGGTGTGGGTGTCATGATAAGTGTGCTAAAGCTCCTATGTTAAACGAAAGTTTAGGCGCTAAAATAATTATGACTGAAAATATGCAATACCACATCAGTAATAAAAAGCCATTAACAGAAAACACATTTAGATACGGTTCAGACGCATTTTTAGATCTATGGGCTGAAGCACGCTATTTATACTCACGCGATGCTATACATTTATCTGGTGAAGATAAAAAAATCATTGTTGAAACTAATTTAGGCGAATATGGAATATATGAAGGACAAAAAGTACCTTTAGATTTACCATTAAATGAATCAGAATATCAAGGTAAAAAAGTACAATTAAATAAACCTAAACGTGGTGGGTCTAAAAAATTTTATGTTTATGTTCGTGATCCTAAAACCAAAAAAGTAAAAAAGGTATCCTTTGGTGCCGCCGGTGGTGGACAAAATTTAGCCGTTAAAATACGAGACCCAAAAGCACGTAAAGCATTTGCCTCTAGACAGCAGTGTGACAAGAAAAAAGACCGTACAAAACCTGGATACTGGTCATGTAATATAGGTAGATACTGGAAATCATTAGGTGGAGGTTCAAATTTTAGTGGATACTGGTAATATTTATAACCATGATTAAAATTACTGATTTAATAAACGAATCATATAATCCAAATGTCTATCAAATTAATTGTAATGTAGCTATTACAGCTGGAAATAGACCAATAGCGGATGTAATATCTGATATACGTGCCGTTCCTGGAGTGACTATAGTTGATACTATAGCTTCAGATTATAATACAGAACAAGGTAGACACTTTGTTAAGCTTAGTCTTAAAATAGATCCATCACCTTTTAATCCATTTGATAGTAAATCATATGATAAAATATTATCAGATATTAAAAAATTACCTGATGTTAGAGGTGCTAAATATGTTTCTAATCCTATTATAGTTAATGAAAGTATAATACAAAAATTAATTAAGGAAGTATTACAAGAAAAAGAAGATCGCTGTAAACGTATTGCTGATAAAAGATATGATAAACCCTCGGCTTACAAATCAGGTGCTATTGTTAGATGTCGCCAAGGTAAAATTTGGAAAGATTTAAAAGAAGACGAATCACTTCATAAATGGTTTAAACGTCAAGGCCCATCAGGTAAAGAAGGTGGATGGGTTGATTGTAATACATGTCATAATGAAGGAGGTAAACCTAAATGTAAGGCATGTGGAAGAAAAGCAGGAGAAAAACGCTCTAAATATCCATCATGTCGCCCTACACCAGCCCAATGTAAAACAAAAGGTAAAGGCAAAAAATGGGGCAAAACAAAATAAATAATATAAATCAATAAACAATGAAAAAATCAGACTTAAAAAAAATTATCAGAGAAGAAATAAAAACAGCTTTAAGAGAAAATCAACCAGCTCCTAAACCTTCACCATCTACACAACCTGGTACGGAACCAGAAGTTCATCCTGGCCTCCCAATAGAAAAACCAGGTCCACGCCGACCTCTAACTCCACCAAAGGAAACACCAGATGAAACACCAGATAAAGCTGTGAATGAAGATGAAAAGGATGCTATTTTAAGAAAAATAATAAAAAGATACAGATCTAAAAAATAAAAAAATCATGGCTGAATACAAAAATATATTCTCACCTAAAACTTTAGGTACACTTAAAGGAAAATCTAAAGATACTCTTAGTAAAGTTTTAAAAGGAAGATCACCTGGACAAATGCAGGCTAACGCGTTTAGTTTAGTAAATAAATTAGAAGCAGCAGAAGCAGATTATAAGGATGAATTAGAAGCTTTAGCTGTTCAAATAGCTAAAGAAGTATATCCTGTAATAGACTATGCTGGGATAGGTATAGATGCTAAATTAGGAAAAGATACCAAATTAGGAAAACCATACCAAACTGACCCAGAATTACTAAAAAAACATGATATTGTAATTCACGCTCGAGGATTAGTATTTCCTATTTTAATGCATGAAATAGCTAAAGGATTATATGAGATTATATCTAAACAAGCTTACCATAATAAGGTTTCTCCTGAAAAAAGACGTATCATAAATAGTATAACACAAGGTGGAGCAGTACGAGGAGCATTCAGTCATTATAATTACAAAGATTATTTAGATCTTATTAATCCTGAATTAACTGATGATTATGCTCAAGTTATGGATGATATATTTGGTGGATATCATGATGAAAATCAAATAGCTAAATTATTGCAAGTTATTGATCGTTATGGTGATCAATTAGAAGGAGTAGGAAGAGTAAATGTATCTTTTCCTAAACGTAAAGAATCAGGTGGAGAAGAAGCTAAAAAAGTCACTAATCAAGTTGATACATATAAAAATGAATTAGATGATATAAGATTTGGGCAATATATATACAATAATATAACTAAAATATGGGTAGAGTCTGAATTTGATGATCCTCGTGTTAGAGATTTATTTTTAGCTGAATTGTATAAAATAGCAGATTATGATGAATTTTATTCATTTGTTGAAAATGCTATCAATGATGAATTAACAAATGAGCAAAAAAGATGGGCGTTTTATACTATGCGTGATATAAACTCTGATCTTAAAAAAGATGATACTGGTTTAGAAGGTTTGGATGAAATGAAACGCATGCAAAAACTAGCGGGTATTCCTGTAAAAGAAATGCGGATTAACATTCCAGGACAATTAACAAATAAAGATGAAGAAGCATTATGGGTATTAGTAGAGTATTTTGGAGAATCAGATTATGGTTTTGATTTATATGAACCTGCGCGTGAAACATACAGATTAAAAGATTATGAAGATTTAGATGAAGATAGTAAAGCGTTATTAGCAATACGTCATCTACTTAAAAAATCACCTGGAACGCATGTAACAAAAGACATATTTGCTTACAGTACAGCCCTAGGTGCACCACCCGATGCTTATTATACTGCCGTAAATATTGATAGGAAAAATCAAGAAATAACAGTATATAGCCCATATGCTGGTCAAGACGAAGATAGATATGTTGGATGGTTTGATAGCTCTGGAAAGTATTATCCAGATGTTAAAAACTTTGATGAGGACGGAAATAGAATTTAATTATGATTAAATTAATAGATATATTAAATGAAATGCGGGTTAATGAACCTGGCGTATTGTATATAAAAGCTACTAGTGAATCTTATACAGATGTTGACGCAGATATAATAGTAGAATTTATATATTCTGATTCTGAAATGGGTGGAAGATTTAGTGAATATAATGACACATTACAAAATGTAGTTAATGAATTAAAAAAAGATATTAATTATTTAGCTGGTGGGTATTATGGTTTTAAAGATCTATATAGATTTATGAAAGGACCAATAAGTGACATATTTGAAGATACTTTAACTAAAAATGATGCATTAACATTAGTTGACTATTATAATAACAATGATAATCAAGGCATATTAAAATATATTTTAGACGCTAATAATAGTACTGATTATTGGCAATCACAAGAAGAATTACCATACATAGAAGGTGATCATATAATAGTAGAACCAGATAAAGAAGAATTGATGTCTTTAAAAGAAATAAAAGATGATATAGAAGATGTATTACTCCCATTTGTGACTTTATATAATCAATTAGGTACAAATAAATTTACTATAGCTTATGGATATTATGTTGGAGAAGAATATTTAGTAGAAAGACACAATGATGGTATAAGTTATAAGGAACCACTATGGGATGAAGATTATTCAAGAACTCTTAGTGAGTTTAATAATAAAGGGTTCTTAACTGTAAGCTATAAAGACTATAAAGAAAATCCGGAAGTATTTTAAATGATTAAAGATGTTTTAACTAAATTCCAACAAACACATCCAGATATATACATTGGTGGAAGTGTTTCTTTAATATTACAAGGAATTATCCCATATCGTGAACCTAAAGATATAGACATTATATCAACAAAACGTATTCACATATATGAATTATTTGGTGTTGATAAATTGCAACACCGTTTAATAAAAAAATATAGATACGAAAATCTTTTATTTGATTTGTTTATAAATCCGCAAGCTAAATATATTGAATATATTTATAACGGACATGTACTAAAATTATCTCCCGCTGATGAAATCTATCAATGGAAACTAAGAGAGAAAAATATTAGTAAAGAAAAACATATAGAAGATTTAAAGTATTATGATAGAATTTAAACTGACTGATAAATTTTTAAATGAGATGAGGGTTAATAAACCCAAATCTCTTACTTATGGTATTTCTCCTGAAATAATATCTAAAATTAAAGATTATGTAGTTTTACGCGTAATAGATACATTTGAATCTGATGGTATTGATTTAGATTATTTAATTGAACAATATGATGTACTCAAATCTTTTATAATAGATCAAATGATCTTTAATAATCATGAGATATTTAAAGATGGTGAAGAAATACTTTTATCATATAATAATGAAGATCTGATAGATGAAGAAAATATTAAAGAATATCTTGAAATTAATCCTAACTTAAAAAACTATCTATACAAATTAATAACTAAATTCTATGAAGAAAATGTAGATATAGATTGTTTATTTAGAAGTGCTCTTGCCCAAGTTAAAAAAGATATTATAGATTATGATGATGAAATATATACAACAAAAAGTGTAAAATATTCTGTAGATGAAGTTATAAATAATAATGATTGCTACTCATTTTATCTTGCTGATGTTATTGATGATAATGATTTTGAATCATATTTGATAGGAGAATTTAAAAAAACAGATGTTATTAAGGAAATGCGAGTTAATGAACCGTTCAAATATGAAAAGGCATACGGAGAAATTCACTCATATGATGACTATAAACAAATCCCAAAATTAACATATCGTGAACCAGAAAATTATTTAATAGATTTATCTAAAGAAAAAATAATAGCTGCATTTACTGGATGGAATGTAGCACGTTGGTCTAAAAAAGCAGAGCAAGAAGATAATAACTTAAAAGTAGTATCGACAAGTGCTATAACTAACCCTCCCCCATATATGGATACTCCTCATATAGATAGAAACAATCCTGATTCTTGGGAACCTAGGTCGGTAGCTATGTCATTAATTAGAAAATACGCTCCATTAGTTGAAATGCGAGTTAATGAGCCTAAAAAATTCTACCCAGGAGAAAAAGTATCATTAGGTAATGAAACATTAACCTTATCTAAAGATTATAACAGATATTACACTGAAAAAGATGGTATTCCTTGGTATTTAATAGATGATGATAAAACTGGTCAAAGATTTTGGGCACGAGAAAATTTAATAAAAAAACTAAAACCGATAAAAAAAGAAAATATGCATAAACAAACTTTTGCTGAAATATTTCTTGAATCATTTAATAAAGAAATTAAAAAAACATTTTCTAAAATAGATAAAACTAAACCATTAAATGAAAATGAAGAGGCATGGCATGGTTCACCAAATTATTTTAGACAATTTCACAGTGAAGGAATGGGTGGGGGAACAGGAATACAAGTAATTGGATGGGGTTTATATTTCGGAAAAAATCCAGAAATGGTTAAAGGATATGCTTTATCTATAAATACACCCCATAGGTTTAAAACATTATTTCAAGGTAAAACTGCTGAAGAATTAGGTTTAGAATATGAAAATGAAGTATTTTTTGGATTACCGCAAGGACTAAAAACAGCTAAAGAATATATAGAATATGCAGAAGACATGATTTCTATTCTTGAAGAAGAACCTGATTTTGAAAGTAAAGAAGAAGTATTAGATAACTACCGTAAATTTATAGAAATTATTAAAGATCTAGAAGTAGAACAGGAATCAATGCATTATATATATAAAGTTACATTATTTCCTAATAAAACTCCTGATTATTTAAATTGGGATGGTCCTATTCCTCAATATCAAGTTGATAAAATTAATAAACAAGCCCAAAAAGATAATGTGGATGTTAATATAAATACATCTATGATAGGTAGTAAAGTTTATCATACTATAGAAAATTTTTATGGAAAAAAATCTAAAAATCCTCCTAAAGATACCTCTTTATTCTTATTAAGAGCTGGAATAGATGGAAATACACATTATGGTGGTAATGTTAGAATAGTATTTGATGATAGAGAAATACAAATAGATAAAGTATATAAAACAAAAGAATTTAAAGATTTAAGAGAATCAAAAAGAACTCAATTAAATGAGTACTCTGAAAAGATTATTAATCAAATGACAGAAAAATTTCAAAAAGAAATGAAAAATACTCTGTCAAAAGATGATATTAAAGAAAAGTTAAATAGATTTGATCAAATTAAACAAAATCTCCCTAAAAAAATACAAGCAGGACTTAAAGGAGAAGCTGGAGGAATAATAGTACCTAAGAAATTTACTGAACCTGATCCTAAAACTAATAAAATTTTAAACCCACAAGATATTTTAAATTATACTTGGAAAGATTTAGAAACTGTTTTAGACGCTTATGGTGGAAAAGCTGAAAAATCATCAAAAGATTTTAGTACAATTCAAGATGCTGAACTTATTGATATAAAAGGAGTACCAGTAGTATATAACAATAATGGGCTTAAAATTTATGAAGGAAGTGATTACGGTGGTTGTATTAAATTAAATTATGCTTTTAAATATAAAGGAGAAGATAATAAAATTTATTCTTACGGATTTTGTATAGGTAGAAAAGAAGAAGCATCAAATCAATATTACACATATCGTTTTGGTCGAGGTGGAGCATTTAGAAGTTTTTATTTTGTAGCAGATTCTACTCAAAATGCGGATATAAAAGGTAATCCATCAAATAGAGAAAATTTTATAAATTGGTATCACTTTTTTGTAATACATGCTTTCCAAAATGGTAAATTTGGAGTGACAGATACTGTAAATCAATGGGGTTCAAATCATGAAGCTACTGGAAATGATAAAGGAATGTCTTGGGATGAAGTGGGACAATTTATGATAAAAAATGGAGGTGAAAGTGGAAAACAAGCTTGGGAAAAAATAAAAAATCTTAAAGATGTATTTAAATATGTCCCTCCATCTGAAGAAGAAACTGATCAAGCTTTAGTAAGAGATAAAATTTTAGATTTCAATATGTTTAAAGATTTAAACAGAAATCAAAAAAGAATATATATCGCTAATAGAGCAGATCAACCAAATGCATTTAATAGTGCTATGTTTAAAATCCTAGATCCAGAATTAAAAAATTTAGCTTTACGAACTGGTACTGGATATAAACCTACATATAACGATTTGAAAGATAGTAAAGCTTTATCACGAAGTTATGCTAAATTTAGATTTACTAGAGCTTTAGATGACTATAAACAAGGTAAAACATCAACTACCATTGTACCTTTACCTTTTATTGAATATTTAAGTGATGAAGAAAAACAACAATATTTAGATATTTTTGAAAAAGATAGTTTATCTTTTGAATATATTAAAAAATATTTTGGTGAAGACGCTGCTAAAACATACGTTAATAAAATGGCTAAAGAACTTGATTTCCTCCCACCAGAAGCTATTGATTATATTAGTGACCCAAAACTTAAACAATTATATGAATTATATATTAAATTATTTGAACCATGGATTTATGAAGAAGGAACTAATATAAGTAGTGAAGATTTAGAAAATAGAAACGCAATGCCTACACAAGAAGTAAACCCAGTCCCTATAGATGAAGAACAATGGCGTAAATTATCAACTTCTGAACGAAAAACAATAATTAATTTAGTTGAAAAATTCAATCAAAATACAAAATATAGTACTTTATTATTCGCTGTACCGTTTATTATTAATGATAAAGGTAAAAAGTATGTTTTACTTCCTAAATCTAATAAGGATAATATGTACTATGAATCTTGGGTTATAATGGATGCAGAAGGTAACGTCATAAAAGATAACATATCTGGTGATTCTATGTTAGGAAACAATGTATATCTTTCATCAGGTATGCCTGAAAAACAAGAAGATTATAACAGAATATATAACATGAACGATTTAACAGAATCATAAAAATATGAAACAATTCAACATAACTAATTACCTAATACAACAACAATTAAAAGAAGAATATGGTGGTCCTGGCCCTATGGAACTACCAGATAGTCATAAAGCTGGAATGAAAGTACCTAAAGGAGGTTCATGCTGTGCTAATTGTAAATGGTGGAATAAAGAAGATCAAGTATGTAATAACACATATTATGCTGAATGGGCTGGCACTAACAAGATACCATATGCCGCTGATGAATACTGTACAAACTGGTATGAACCTGTTGAAGCTTTAAGTGAAATGCGAGTTAATAAACCTATATCTCTTTCTAAAGAACAGATTTTGGATTATTTTATAGATAAAAAACCATATTTGTTAGCTTATATAACAAGTAATTCATCACTACAAGAACTTTATAAAAGTTTTGGTTATGATTCATTAGATGATTTTTTAATAAATGAATGGAGTTTTTACAATGATGAAGATCAATTAAGTGAAGACGGAAAAGAAGCTAAAAAATATATATTATCATATTATACTCGTTTTAAACCAAATGAAATACTTTTTGAAATTTTTGGAGATAAAAGCGGTACTACTATAACTACTAACGTTTGCTATAAAAAAATTGAAATATCTTACATAGGAGAAGGCGATTACACTTTATACTGTCATAACTATTAAATATCAACGATCATGATAAAATTAATAAATGTATTAAATGAGATGCGGATTAATTTTCCTGATGATAAAATATATTATCTTAATCCTGAATTTGAAAAATGGTTAGATCAAGACTGGGATGATATTAGGTATGATTTTGATGAAGATACATCTGATGCTATCTATCTGTTTAAAGTGGCGTCACGTGATAATAAAACATTAAGAAAACGTGAAGCATATAAATTTATCAAAGAAAAAGATTATTGGGAAGGAAATGTTGATTCATTTATAGAATTTCTATTGAATTATGGAGTAATACTAGATAAACAACCTGTAAATGAAATGCGGGTTAATAAACCTATACCTAAATTCAAAAATAATGATCAACTAGCTAATTATATGGTGTTAAATCCATCATTTAAAAAAATCTTAGTAGACGCACTTTGGAATACACCTGAATGGAAAAGAGATGATGAACCATCTTGGAGTAATGTATTAAACGGATGGTATAGAGCTGATATAGAACAATATGGTTTTTGGAACAGTGGTGATGATATAATGCTAGATGATGGTGATGATAATAGAGCATACATATCATTAGATCCCGAATTGCTTTACGGTGATCCTACAAACCCACGCTTATATAAAATAAAATTAGGTCCTAACGATATTTACTGGCAATACTACTAACATGATGGCACCATATAAAAATATAGAAGTTACAGATAAATACATAATTCGTGAATTTAATGAAAATATAGATCCTATTGAATTGAAGTGGCATAGGGATGATGAATTTCGAATAGTAGAAATATTAGGAAAAACAGATTGGCAAATACAATTAGATAATCAATTACCTACATCTATGAATAAACCCATATCTATTCCTAAACATATGTGGCATAGAGTAATCAAAGGAACAGGTAATTTACTTTTAAAAATTTATAAACTTTAAAAAAATTTGGTTTTTAAAGATTTCTTGCTTATATTTAGTAAAAATAAAAAAAATATGGCAAAGAAATCAAAAGATTTGGTTTATGTTAATCCAAACGAATTAAAAACATTTCTCAAACACATTATTGAGAATAATCGCTTTTTACAAGAACAAAGCAAACCACCAGTAAGTATTGAAGTAATTGGTGAATCAGGTATTGGTAAAACTTCTCAAATTATTCAATTAGCTAAAGAAGAAAATTTACATTTTGTTAAATTAAATTTAGCTCAAATTGAAGAAATTGGTGACTTAGTTGGTTTTCCTATTCGCCAATTTGAAGTAGAAACAGCTGATGAAAAAATTTGGGTTGATGAACATGCATTTGATGAGTACCATAAATTAGGTTACAAATCAACCGGTAATAATAGAATGAGTTATTGCCCACCAGAATGGATCGCTAATAAAGAAAAAGGTGGAATTTTATTATTAGATGACTGGAATCGTGCTGATGTAAGGTTTATTCAAGCTATAATGGAATTAATTGATCGTCAACAATATATTAGTTGGACATTACCTAAAGATTGGCATATCATATTAACCGCTAATCCTGATAATGGAGATTATTTAGTAAATAGTATTGACAACGCTCAAAAAACACGTTTTATTTCAGTACAATTAAAATTCGATATTGATTGTTGGGCTAAATGGGCTGAAGAAAGTCATATTGATGGTCGATGTATTAATTTCTTACTTATGCATCCTGAATTAGTCACAAAAGAAGTTAATAGTAGAAGTGTATCGATGTTTTTTAATAGTATTTCTTCTATTAAAACATTTGAAGAACAATTACCATTAATTCAAATGATTGGAGAAGGTAGTGTAGGTCAAGAATTTAGTAGTTTATTTACAATGTTTATTAATAATAAACTAGATAAAATGATTTCTCCACAAAATATTTTTGAACAAGATGAAAAATACGTTACTAATACTTTAAAATCTTTAGTAGGTAAAGATACTAAATATAGAGCAGACATTGCTTCAACTCTATCTACACGTATTGTTAATTATTTAGATTTATATTCAAAAACTAATTCTGTAGAGAAAAATATTATTGATAGAATTTCTAAAATTGTAAATGAGCAAATATTCACTTCTGATATTTGTTATAATATGGTTAAATCAATCTATAATAATAATCCTAACAAATTTAAAGTAATGATGTTAGATAAAAATTTAGTAACATACATTGTTAAATAATAAAAAATTAAATTTATGATATATAAGAATACTACGTCAGTATACGTTAATTCTGTTAATGTATACCCTAATTACGGAACAGTAAATTATACAGGAATAGCTGTAATTTTAAATGAACAAGAAAAACTTGATTATATTAGTCAAATTGAAAAATTATTAACTCAACCTAAAAATTTAAATTTTGGTAAAACAATATATACTGGAACTTTAAGTAATATTCCACGTTTTAAACTTAAAGAATACATAACTGAAAATAAATTAAAACGTACATCTCGTCAAGAATATTGTGATTCAATTATTATTGATAAAACTCTTCTTACTAATACTCTTAAATTTTTAAAGAATATGGATAAGAAAGATATTATTAGAAATCATGATCATGAAAATTTTAATTTACTTCGTAGGTTATTTGAAAAATATTATTCTCGAACTGATTGGGGACTTTCATATCCTGAAAGAACATTTTCAATTATAAATACACGTGATGGAGCAAGTGAAATATTAAACACATCATCTAGCTCAGATATAATAGAATATGTAAAAAATGCTGATATAGAACATTTATATCATGAGTCATTATATCGAGAAAAAAATATAGAAAATGTTATATTATTATTAGATTTTCTTAAGTCTAATCCTAATATTAACATAATTTTTGATGAATTCTTGTTAGAAGAATTAAATGAGGATGGTCTAGATATAGACGATGAATATCTAAATACATTAGAAGGTATGCTTAGTAGTGGTCAAAATGATAATGTTAAATTAGCTATAGAAATGATGTCTAATATTAAATTAGATGAAACAAATGCTCTAACTATAGCTTTATTACTAAATAAGTATCAAAATATCTTTGATCATGGTTCTGGTATTACTCCATCTTCTATGAACAGTTTTAAAGTAATTGACCGCTATTATAAAAGTAGAGGCATTATTTGGAAAAGTGAATGGAGACATTTTGCTAAAGGCCTATACAAAAATTACAGAGACCACTCAGAAAATAAACAAATTATTGAAACATTTATATTAAAAAATCTTAATGAACTTTTAAAAAGTAATAAATTTCAAATTAAATCCTTTGATTTGGCTTTCTTAGATTAATTTAGTATATTTAAACAAAAAAAATGGAAAAAATCTACCAAGAGATTACTAAATGTTCTAAAACGCTTATGTTAAAAGAACCGTTTTATGGCTTATTTCTTATATCTCTTAATAAAGAACTTAACACAAGCATATCAACAGCGTGTGTTACTCCTGAAAATATTAATGTTAAATTAGTAGTTAATCCTGAATATTGGACACTATTAGATGAAAAAACAAAAATGGGTGTATTAAAACACGAATTATTACATATTGCTTTTTTTCATTTAAATAATTTTGACAGATTCCCAGATAAACAGTTATATAATATAGCAGCTGATCTAGAAATTAATCAATATATTAATGAAGATATGAAAGGAGATAAATGGGAAGGATTAGAAATTAATCAATCACCATTTAAAGAATTAAATTTATTAGAAAAGCAAGGAACTAAATACTATTATGATACTCTTCAAAAAGAAATGGATGAAAATCCTGATGGAGATTTAGCTAAAATGATGGAAGGGATGGGTAATGGTGAGGGTATGGGTGATTTACATGAATTATGGAAGGCAATGGAAGGATTAGGTGAAGCTGAACGTAATTTAATAGCTAAACAAATAGATTATCAATTAAAAGAAGTAGCTAATGAACTAAAAAATCGTGGCAGAGGATTAATACCAACAGAAATGCAAGACTATATTGATAGTTTATTTGAAGTAATTGAACCAGTTATTGATTGGACATCTTATTTACGACGTTTTAATAGTATGTCTAGTATAGTATACACTAAAAAAACAAGACGTAAACCAAATCGTAGATTTGGAAGCGGCCCCGCATTAAAAATTAAACAAAAGAAAAAAACATTAGTAGCTATAGATACATCTGGTAGTGTTAGTCAAAAAGATTTAATTGAATTTTTTAATGAAATTTATCACATATATAAAACAGGTACTTATGTTGATATAGTAGAATGTGATGCTATTATACAACGTGTCTACAACTATAAAGGTGAAAGGGAAAATATTGAAGTAAAAGGTAGAGGCGGTACTGATTTTGAACCAGTTATGCAATACTTAATGGAAAATAAAGATAAATATGCTAACCTAATTTATCTAACTGATGGATGTGCTCCTGCTCCTAAAACAAATCCTATTAAACCTATATTATGGGTACACTGCTCAGGATATGATATTAACCAAGATTTACCAGGCGCTAAAATTAGAATTAACAGATAATGGAATACAAAATAAACAAACTTCCGCAAAAATATGAGGATATTATTATACCTATGCTTAATATTAACGATAAATTTATATTAGCTGGTAGTTTATCTTTATACATTATGGATATAATAGAATATAATTTTACAGAACGTGTTCCTGATATAGACATAGGTTTAAAAGAGACACTAATTGAAGAAGATTTAAGGATATTACATGATTTTTTTCAACTAAATGTAAAAATTACCGATAGTGAAGATTATGATATGGTAACAGAAAAGGATAATCCTGATTTAGCATACGCTAAAGTTAAATCTATACCACATTTTACTAATAAAGAACTTATACAGTTAGAAAAACATAAGGATGATAAATTAGAATACAGTATTGATTTGTTTAATAGTCAATACTTAAAACCAAAAGATGTGGTTCATGTTAATTACGATGGTTATACAATGAAACTTACTCACCCTTCAGTAATATTATCTCATAAGTCTAAATATGCATATGATGTTAGGGTAGGTAAACAATATAAACATTTTGCTGATTTACAAAAAATAAATTGGGATAAGTATTTTACTATAACTAAAGGTATAAAAACAGTTTACGATAAAGAATATATTAAAATAACACATAGTTCTCTTGGTTTACCAGTATCATCAGAGGCAATAGCACTTTTTCCATAATATTTATAATAAAATATGGCTAAAATAGTATTACTGAGTTGTACCAAATCTAAATTAGATAAACCAGCCCAAGCACAGGATCTATACTCAGCATCACCTATGTTTAAAAAAACATTGGAATACGGTAAAGCACTCCACCCAGATAAGATGTACATCTTATCTGCTAAACACTATTTAGTACCTCTTACTAAAGTATTAAAACCATACGATAAAACTCTCAAAGAAATGCCTAAAAAAGAAAAAGAAAAATGGGGTGAAACTGTTTATAATCAAATGAAACAACAAGGAATCAATCCAGAAAAAGACACATTCGTCATGCTAACTGGTTCTGAGTATATGAAACCGCTTATGAAATATATTCCCGAAGAACATATGGAAGCACCTATGGAAGGTAAACGTTTTGGTCAACGTCTTAAATGGTTAAATTCCCAAGTGCAAAAAATTAAAGAAGTATTAAAACGTGTTAAAAGTATTATATATGAAACTATCAAAACAACAGTTAAACGAGTATATTAGGCTTTATCTCAATGATCTTGATGATTATGGTGGTAACCAAAAAGAATATTTACTCGCTGAACAAACATTATCCATGTTTGGTAATTTACTAACTGAATCTAAACGAGATATCAGTTCAATGCTCAATGAAACTATGAATAAAGCCGATGGAAACACTAAAAATATATATGAGGATTTCTTAATGTATGTGCAAGAATTAGAAAACTAACATATTTATACCAAAAAACAAGCATGAAAAAACAAATATTAAGCGAGGAATTTAAACGCATGCAAAAATTAGCTGGCATTAATGAAATGCAAGTTAAGTCACCTGATAAAGCTACACAAATAAAAGCACTAATTCAAAAAGAATACCCAGAAGTAATAGATGATGGTACGGTAGAAACAGGAACAGATGAATGGTTATCTTTGCTACAACTTGCCCTTAAAGCGTATGGTATAAATCTTGAAAATTCATATGATTTTCTTTTTTATGAAAAAGGACCATATGCTAAACAAATTGATCGTTTAAATTATTCTTATGTTCGTGATTTAGAAACAGCTCTTGAAAACTTAGGAGTAGAGATAATATAAAGATTAATTGTATTTTTCTCTTCTTTTACATATTTATATTAAACAATCAAAAATTAAACAATGAAAAGATTTGAATTAAGACAACTCATTAAAGAAGAAATTCGTAAAGTAATTAATGAAAATCAAGAATTATCGTCTTCAGACCTTGAAAAAATATTAAAGACCCATGGAGTCACAGACATGGAATCACTTAAAGATGAAATAACATACTCAGATTTAGTTGATACTGTGGCTGAAAAAATAGAAGGTAGTGCTATGGGAAAAGCTTCAAAAGATAGTTACTCAAAAGCTCACCGAATGTTACTACAGTATGGTAAAAAAAAGTTTGGTAAGTAATGAAAAATTAATTGTATTTTTCTCTTCTTTTACATATTTATATTAAACAATCAAAAATTAAACAATGAAAAAATTTGAACTTAGAAAATTAATTCGCGAAGAGATTAATAAAGCTATCAGCGCGTCTAAAAACAATCAAAAATTCAACGCTATAGACTCACTTTCCCCAGATTGGCAAGATTATGAAGGATATGAATCTGTGTTAGAAGATTTATTTGAAGCATATGGGATTAATTCTCCTGAAGAATTTATGTTAGAACTTGATGATTTTAGTTTAGTAAATGATCTAGCATTTGATATTGCTAAACGAGCTGGTTTTAAAGGTAATTTTGATAATCTTGTAATGAGTAATGAAACTTTTAATTTGTATTGCAATGCTTTAGCAGCTCAATTTTACCTCCAGTATGGTCAAGATATGGGTCTTTTAGATGATGCGAATTTTTATAATAAAAAAATTAGATACTATGATAGCATGTTAAAAAAATATGGTAAGCAATTAGGTTTTTAAAATAAAAATAATACAACATACAGACCGATTCATAGCCGGTTGCTTTAATAAATAAAATATGACAGTTGTGGCGTCACCTAAAAAAAGGAGACGCCACTTTTTATTTGGCTTTTTAAATAAAATTTAGTATATTTAATAATATGAAAAAGAAAAAAATTGTAATTGTAGGAAGCGGAGTGGCCGGTATAAACGCGGCGACTAAATTAGTAGATAACGGCTACCCAGGTGAGTTGATTACTATTATTGATAAGGGAAGGGACCCATATGAAAGACAACCTGAAGAAGTAATGTGTGGTTTTGCCGGTGCGGGCGCATGGAGTGATGGTAAACTCACATACCATACAGCAATAGGAGGTCAGTTATCTAAATATTGTGGTGAGGATAAAGCAATGGAATTAATGGATCAAGTTATTAATAACTTTAGACGCTTCCATCCTAAACCAGAAGAAATATTTTGTTCTGATCCTGTAACTGAACCAGACTTTATTAAACCATACTTTGGATTACGTTTATTTCCTGTATGGCACATTGGATCCAATTTCTTGCACGAGATCGCTAAAAATTGGTATCAGTATTTAGTTGATAAAGGTGTACAATTTGAATGGAATACAGAAGTTAAAAATATTTTATTTTATCAAAATACAATTCATACTGATAATAAAAATTTTACGTATGATAAACTTATTTTTGCAGTAGGCAAATCAGGTATTGATTTTGCCCAATCATTATCAGACAGATATAAATTACCAACTGAACCAAAATCAGTACAAATTGGAGTACGTTACGAGGCACCACAAAAATATTTTCAGAAACTAATTGATGTATCATATGATTTCAAATTATATCAGAAATTTGATAACGTGTCTTTACGTTCATTCTGTACTAACAATAATGCCGCTTATGTTGCTGTAGAAGAAACATATGGTGATATTACATACAATGGTCATGCTAAGAAAGGTGAGGAATTTAGAAATGATATGACTAATTTTGGCATATTGATGGAAATTAAAGGTATTGAAGATCCGTTTAAATGGAGTAGAGATGTAGTAAGTAAATTACAAATTAGTGGTACTGGTTTATATTACAGTCCAAAAAGAAATCCATCTAAAACGTCAGAACATGAATTAATCAACACAACAAAAATATATGATTTAACATCGGTAAGAGAAGTAATGGGTAAATATTTTACTTATATTGAAAATTTCATCAATGATATGAATAAAGTATTCGAATTTGGTGATGATTGGGGCGTATATATACCCGAGTGCAAATATTTAAGTCCCGAACCTCTTGTAAATTATGAGGATTTAAGTCTTACTAAATATCAAAATGTACATTTTGTTGGAGACGCATTAAGCGCTCGTGGAATTACTGTATCAGGAGCACACGGAATATATGTTGCTGAATATTTATTACAAAACTAATTATGTATCAAGATCCTAACGAAGAATACCCAGATTTTATAGAAAATTTTTAAATTAAAAAATTTGGTTTTTTAAAAATTCTTTAGTATATTTAATAAAAAATAAAAAGAATATGCAGACAAAACATTTAAAACAAGCAGACGGTACTATTGTATATTACACTATCATTGAAGGTAAGGCTGTAACTCATAACTATGATGGTCCTGCCTTAATACCACAAGGTGATAAACGTAAAGCAGAGTATTATGTTTGGGGTATTAAAAAAACTAAAGAACAGTGGGAAAATATTAAAAAAGATGGTGAAGGAGTACCATTTCATAAAACAGCAGCAGGTAAACAATCAGGAACAAGAGCATAAAATAAAATAATATGAAAATAGGTTTTTGTGGAACAGTATCGTGTGGTAAAACTACTTTAGTTAAAGCATTAATGGAATTACCTGAATTTGAAGATTATGAATTTGCTACTGAACGTAGTAAATATTTACGAGATCAAGGCATAACATTAAATACAGATTCAACATTAAAAGGACAAATAGTATTTGCTGCTGAACGTTCTGTTGAATTAATGAAAGAAAATATTATTACAGATAGAACTATATATGATGTATGCGCATTTACGTTAAGTGCTAATTCAATTGAATGGAATGTTAAAGAGAAATTTGTTAATTTGATGATGCATCTACGTAATGATTATGATGTTATATTTTATGTTTCACCTGAAGGTGTAAATATTGAAGATAATGGTATACGTACTATAGACAGTAATTATCGTGATAAAATTGATTTTACTATTAAAGAAATGTTGAAAGAATATCCACCTAAACGTTTAGTAGAAATTAAAGGTACTACTAAAGAACGTATTCAAACAATTAAAGAAGTATTATTTTCATAATATTTATATTAAATTAACATTCATGAGTGAATTTTATCGCATGCAAAAATTGGCTGGTATCCCTATAACAGAAATGCGAGTTAATGAACCAAATAAATATCGTTGGACTAATTATAATCTTTATAAAGATATCTTAGATGAATATTGGGATGATTATATAATACCCGACGATCCTGAGGATTTTTGGAGTGAATTTTATGATGGTGAAATGGCAAATGTTTTAGCATTTGATATCGCTAAACAAATTGGTTATAAAGGTACATTAGGTGATCTTATTGATGATGAAAGAGATTTTAACTGGTATGCTAATCGTTTAGGTCATGAACTCATGTTAAAGCACGCAGTTAATAATAAAAATATTATAAATATAAATGATCCCAAGTATATAAAAGCACTTAAAGAAGTAAAGGACGATCAAAAACTTTATCAGTATGCTGTTGAAGATTTTTTAAAAAAGATCAAAGATCAAAAATCTGATATTAATGAAATGCGAGTTAATGAACCTTCTTCTCTTATTTTTAAAAAAGAAAATGAAGATGAAATAATATACATTGATAAGAAAAATAACGTTGAATATTATGGTAATATATTGGATGAAGATAAAGAATTAATGTTCACTATTCCTATATATAATGAACCTGAAATAATGGCTGGATATAGTGATGAAAATATTATGGATGCTATTGAATCTGAGAATCCTGATTTTAACATAAATGGATTAAGATCTTTTATATCTAAACTTAAACAATATGAAATTCCAATATTAGAGTTTTATACAGACAGTGAAGGTGGAGGAACATTTGTTTGGGTTATGATTATATTAAATTTAAATGATATTAAAAAATATATAATTAATTATTCTAATCGATCTGTAAATGAAATGCGAGTTAATGATCCTGGTATTGCTTCTTTATTAAAATTAGATGTAAGTTATGAAAATGAAGGTAAATTAATAAACTATCTAGCCAAATTCATAGACTACCCAGATTTATATAATTCGGATTATGAAATATGGGAATGGGCTTTATTTCATTCTTATGATGAAATAGATCCTAATGACATATATTATGATGATTTTAAAAAATATTCTAAAGAAGAGTGGAATAAAATCCATGATGATTTGGAAAACAATTGGGGATTTAATTATTTTGTAAGAAATTTTACAATTGAAGATGGGGAACAATATAGCCACAACAATGATATAGATCAAGACGTATCTTATTTTCGAGATAGATATGATGTTAATTCAAATGTAGCAAGAGTTATGAAAAAATTAGTAGATGATTATTTAGATTAAAAATACAATATTTATTATAAAAATACAAACATGAAAAAATCTCAACTTAAACAACTTATCAAAGAAATGATAATTTCAGAATTAACTATGGTTGGCTCTAAAACAGACCCATCAGAAGCACCAAGTATAGCTAGAACTGAACGAACTGGTTTAGACACCGTTAAAGACGCTATATCTCAAGCTAGAAAAACACAAACATCAATTGGTGTAGCTGAAATTTCACTTAATGAAATGGCATCTTTTTATAAAGTAAAAGATAAAGAAGGCTTTAAAAAAGCATTAGATAAGTATAAAGAAAATAGAGGTGAAAAATATGGTAAAAATGCCTTAGATCAATTATTATCCGCTTTAGAAAAAGAAAATGAAGTAGATATTAAAGTATTAGCTAAACAAACAAATAAAGATACAGCTACATGGAATAACCCAGCTACTCGAGCTGCTCTTGAAAAAGAAGATGGAGATTTTGCAGCATATCTTGAAGCTGGTAGAGAAAAATTACCTAAAGAACCTAAAACATCAACACCTAAAGAACCTAAAGAACCTAAAGCATCAACTCCTAAAACATCAACATCTAAAGAAAAAAGTAATGAAAAGGAAAAAGATGAACGAGCTCAAACAGCAGCAAAAACAAATAAAAGTTCAGTTAGACTTCAAAAGTTAGAAGATGAATTAACTGCTATAGAAAAAGAAATGAAAGAAATAGTAGGAAAATATAAACAAGCTGAAGGAGAAGAAAAAGAAAAATTAAAAGACGCACTTAAAGAAAAAACTAAAGCTAAAAAAGAATTAGAAAAAGCACAAGATAGATTAATAAGTTTATTAAAATAATATCTTTAACCATTTCAGTTAAACCCGGCTTTATGCCGGGTTTTTATATCCTTATATAATATTTATACACATGAGTACAGATATTAAACAGATTATAAGAGAGGAATATATAAAATGTGCAGCTGATCCTGCCCACTTTATGCAAAAATATTGTCATATACAGCATCCACAGAGGGGTCGTGTAATATTTAATTTATATCCGTTTCAAGGTAAAGTATTGACATTATGGAAAGATAATCCATATTCTATAGTACTTAAATCTAGACAGTTAGGTATATCTACATTAGCAGCAGGATATTCTTTATGGTTAATGTTATTCCATAAAGATAAAAATGTTTTGTGTTTATCCAAAACACAAGAAACAGCTCGCAATATGGTAACTAAGGTGAAATTTATGTATGATAATTTACCATCTTGGTTAAAAGTACCTACAGAAGAAAATAATAAGTTATCAATAAGATTATCAAATGGTTCTCAAATTAAAGCAAAATCATCAAATAGTGACGCTGCACGTTCAGAAGCAGTATCATTACTTATAGTAGATGAGGCTGCGTTTATTGAAAATATTGAAGATACATGGGCATCCGCTCAACAAACCTTAGCTACCGGAGGTGGAGCTATTGTGTTATCTACCCCATATGGTACAGGTAATTGGTTTCATCAAACTTGGACTAAAGCAGAAAACGCTGAAAATGACTTTTTACCAATTAAATTACCATGGTATGTACATCCAGAACGAGATGAAAGTTGGAGAAAAAGACAAGATGAATTATTAGGTGATCCAAGATTAGCTGCTCAAGAATGTGATTGTGATTTTGCAACATCTGGTGATATTGTTTTTTATAATGAATGGTTAGAATTTATATCTAATACTACTATACAAGACCCATCAGAACGTAGAGGCGCAGATCAAAATTATTGGGTGTGGGAACAACCCGATTATCAAAGAGATTATATGGTATTAGCAGATGTTGCTAGAGGTGATGGCCGAGATTTCTCAGCGTTTCATGTTATAGATATAGCAACTAATACTCAAGTAGCTGAATATAAGGGTCAATTACCTCCTAAAGAATTTGGATATTTTCTAGTAGGAGCCGCTACAGAATATAATCAAGCTTTACTTGTAGTTGAAAACTCTAATATTGGTTGGTCTACATTAGATGCTATTTTAGAGCGAGGTTATAAAAACTTATATTTTTCTCCTAAATCAGATACATTAACTGTAGACTCATATTTTAACAAATATGAAAATAGTGATAATGTTACAGCTGGATTTACAATGTCTTTACGAACAAGACCTTTAGTAGTAAATAAATTTAGAGAATATGTTGGTGATAGATCTGTAACCATACGTTCTAAACGTTTATTAGATGAAATGAAAGTATTCATATGGAGAAACGGTAGAGCAGAAGCACAATCTGGATATAATGATGATTTAGTAATGTCATTTGGAATAGGAATGTATCTAAGAGATACGTCACTTAAATTTAGACAACAAAGCCAAGATTTAACTCGAGCAACATTAAGTGGCGTAGGAAAATCAGGTCCAACCCAAGGTGCTTATTTCGCTACTGGTCAGGATAATCCTTATTTTATGTCTGATGGAAGAGGAGGTAGAGAAAATTTTAGCTGGCTTTTAGATTAAACCTATTTGGTTTTTTTAATATTTATACATATATTATAAAGATATGGCTGATACAAGTATATTTAGAAGACTACAACGTTTATTTTCAACAGATGTAGTTATACGCAATGATGGTGGTAACCAAATTAAAGTAATGGATACCAATACTATCCAACAATCAGGAGAATTTGCTACTAATTCTCTTGTGGATAGATATAATAGAATATATTCACCTGGAGCAACATCATTATTTGGTGCTCAGTTTAATTTAAACTATAGATATTTAAGACCTCAAATTTATTCTGATTATGATATTATGGATACAGATGCTATTGTTGCATCTGCTTTAGATATTGTAGCTGAAGAATGTACCCTTAAAAATGATATGGGTGAAGTATTACAAATAAGAAGTAGTAATGAAGATATTCAAAAGACATTATATAACTTATTTTATGATATTTTAAATATTGAATTTAATTTATGGGCATGGATTCGTCAAATGTGTAAATATGGTGATTTTTTCCTTAAATTAGATATATCTGAAAAATTTGGAGTATATAATGTAATTCCTATTCCTGCTTATCATATTGAAAGAGAAGAGGGATGGGACAAAGATAATCCATTTTCAGTACGTTTTAAATACTCACCTGATGGATTTTATACAGGTGGATCAGGATATTATAGTGTAGCAGGTACGGATCCTAGCACTACTCCAGGTGTGTTTTTTGATAACTATGAAATGGCTCATTTTCGTCTTTTAACAGACAATAACTATTTACCTTATGGTAGAGCTTATATTGAACCCGCTCGTCGTTTATTTAAACAATACACATTAATGGAAGACGCGATGTTAATACATCGTATTGCTCGTTCTCCAGATAAACGTGTTTACTACTTAAATGTTGGTTCTATTCCACCTAATGAAGTAGAAAACTTCATGCAAAAAACTATTTCAAAGATGAAACGTACTCCGTTTATTGATCAAGAAACAGGTCAATATAACTTAAAGTACAACATGCAAAATTTACTTGAAGACTTCTTTATACCTGTACGTGGAAATGATCAAACAACTAAGATAGAAACATTACCTGGATTACAATATACTGCTATAGAAGACGTAACTTACCTAAGAGATAAGTTATTCGCAGCGTTAAAAGTACCTAAAGCGTTTATGGGGTATGAAAAAGATTTAACAGGTAAAGCCACATTAGCTGCTGAAGATATTCGTTTTGCTCGTACTATTGATAGGATTCAACGTATAACATTATCTGAGCTGTATAAAATAGCATTAGTACATTTATATACACAAGGATATACAACTGATCAATTAACTAATTTTGAATTATCTCTTACTACACCATCAATTATATATGATCAGGAACGTATTGCGTTATTAAAAGAAAAAGTAGATTTAGCTAGAAGTATCCAAGAATCTAAACTATTACCTACAGATTGGATTTATGATAATATATTCCATTTATCTCAAGACCAATACTCAGAATATAGAGATTTAGCTCTTGAAGATGCTAAACGTGAGTTTAGAATTAAACAAGTTACTGAAGAAGGAAATGATCCTAAAGTAACAGGTAAATCATATGGTACACCTCATGACTTGGCTGCATTATATGGCGCTGGAAGAATGGGAAGTAATCCTGAAAATGTACCTGATGGGTATGGAGAAGATATAAAATTAGGTCGTCCATCTGAAAAAGTATCTAACATAAACACTCAATATAATGCTTTTGGTAGAGACAGATTAGGTAAAACTGATATGAAAGTAGATGATCAAGAAACATACGGAAAAACTAATTATAAAGGTGGTTCACCATTAGCTCTTGAGACAGCTCAAACCGTATATCAAAAGAATAAAACGTTAATTGAGAGTTTAAGTAAAACACCTCTGTTCCCTAAAGAAACAGAAAACATTACGTTGTTGGATGAAAGACAATTGAAGGAGTAATTATTTTTACATATTTATAATAAAATCTATTGAATGCGAATATCACATTCTAAATACAAAAATACAGGTATTCTATTTGAATTACTTGTAAGACGAATAACAGCAGACAGTCTTTCAGGTAAAGAATCTAAAGCTACTCATATTCTTAAAAAATTCTTTGTTAAAACAGAATTAGGTAAAGAATATAAACTTTATGAAACTTTATTGAGTAAAAGACATTTAAGTGAGACAAAGGCAGATATTGTGATCAATACTATTATTGAATCTTCTAAGCAATTAAATAGAAAAACACTTAAAAGACAAAAATATAATTTAATTAAAGAAATATCTAAACATTACAATTTGGATGAATTCTTTAAAACTAAATTACCTAACTATAAAGCACAAGCAGCATTATATACATTGCTTGAAATATATAATAGTGAAAGTTTATCTAATCCTGATCAAATTATAACTAATAAAGTAGCATTGCTTGAAGCGTTAACTAATAAAACGATTGATGAAAAACAAGTTAAAGATAATTTACTAGAAGAATTCAGATCATACGATAAAGATCTCCGTATATTAACATACAGAGTATTATTAGAGAAATTTAATGGTAAATACGCAGATTTAAACGATAATCAAAAATTAGTATTAAAAGAATTTATAAATTCAATGGATTCAACTCCAACATTACGTCAGTTCTATAATACTAAAATTAGTGAAATTAAATTATCATTGTCTAATCTAAATAAAAAAGTAACAGATAAAGCTACTAACATTAAAATTAATGAAGTATCTAATTTACTAGTAGAATTAGGTAAAACAGATAAAATTGATAATGACGATTTAGTTAATTTATTACAATATTATGAATTGTTAGAAGAACTTACTTCAATACATGGATAAGAAAAAAATTATAAATAGCATATTTAAAAAACTTAAAGAAGTAAGTGCTACTGGTGGTGGTGCTGGTTTTAGTACTGGTAACGGTCCACAATATGCTACACCATTTGCTTTTAATCCAAATAAAAAAGCTAAAGGTGCTCAATCTATAAAATATGCTTATAAATTAGCCCCACATCAACCCCTAGATGAAACTAATCCTGGAGCATCTTTAGGTAAAGGTCCTAAAGCTGGTTCTACTGGTGTTACTAACAACATGTACGTTAAAAAATTTGGATATAAACCAGTTAACGCAAAAAAATTAGCTAAAAATGCTAAATGGGTAGATACTAAATATTTATGGGGAAATAATAAAAAATCATAAACAAAATATAATATAAAATGGCAAATATACCTGTAAATTTTGGTGGTGTAATATTAACTGGAACTCAATCCACAACTGGTTCTTTCGCTGGAATTCAAAGTTTAGGAACTGGTTCTGCGAATGGAAGTACTAATATAACTGGCTCAACAGTAACATTTAAGTATGGAGTTGCTTTGTCAGCTACTAACACAGTTATCGAATCTGGAGCAACTACAATTACATTACCCGCTGGAACAATGATACCGTTATTTATAACATCATGTAGTTTAGCAGTTGGTAGTGCCCCTGTAATTTTATACACATAATAAATAAAAATAAAATGACATTACAAGACCAATACAAACAAATACAAGAAGGTAAAGGTAATAAAAACCACTTTCTAAAACAAGCACGTTACTTGTTTCCTGAATATGTTAACCACTATAATTCATTTAAGGAAACAGTTAATATATTAAAAGATAAAAGTATTCTTACAGAAAGTAAAGCTGGATTAGGAATGGTATCTACTGGGGGTCGTAAAGATTGGTTTTCTGTATTTAATGAATCAGTTAGAGCTAAAGAAAATAAAGTATCTAAAGAAGTAACTGACATACAAGACCATTCATACGATTACAAAACCCCAGATAATATTGATAATTTATATGGTCAAACATTTTTAAATGGATTCTACACAGAAATGCAAGATCCAAAAAATAAAAATAAAACACCAGACGAAATTAAACAAATTGTAGCTAAAAATCTAGGTAAAGATAGAAACTATTACGCCATAGAAGCTCAATTTGGTATTAAAGGTATAGGATATACTAAAGATGCTCCTGGATTAGGTGAACCTAAAGCACCTAAAGGAAAATGGAAAGCTAGTGGATATGGTGATACAGATGCTGGAGTAGAAAAAATTAAATCCAATACTAAAGATACCCTTAGTGATAAGGAAGCTAAAACAACAATGCCTAAAAAAGTAAAAGAAATGCCAATAAAACCACAAAACTCAAAAGGAGTAAAGAAAATGCCATTACCTGGTAAACCAAAGACAATTAGATTGCAAGAAACTAAATTGCGTAGAGTTATTCAACAACTCATCAAAGAAGAACTTAACATGAAAGAAATTGATGAGGTAGGCAAAATAGCTGAATATCAAGCTAAAGCTAGAAAAATTGGTGAAGAAATAATGAAGCGCAAGAAAAAACTTAAAGCATTAACTACACTTGAAGAAATTGAAAAGGGAGCTACTAATCCTAAGACAATGAAAGATCTCAAAAATGAGATAAAAAAACTTGAAAGTCTTAAAGCAAAATTAGATAAAAAATCAACGTCTAAAGAAGAAGTAATTGGTGAAGAAGATAACACTATAGAATAAGTATGAAACAAGTATTAATAGAAACAATGCCCTTTTCAGTATCACCTGAACAACTTCATGAAGGTGCTAAAGCTCCATCTGGTAATCCACTTGTTGAGGGCATATTAGCTACAGCTGAAGTTAAAAACGGCAATGGTAGATATTATCCTAAGGAGTTATGGGAACGTGAGATAGAAAAATACATGGATTGTATTAAAGAAAATAGAGCAACAGGTGAATTAGATCATCCTGATTCCTCTATTATCTCATTAAAAAATGTATCTCATATTATAAGAAACATATGGTGGGATGGAGATAAAGTGATAGGTAAAATTGAAATACTACCCACAGTTTCTGGTAATATATTAAAAGCACTTATTGACAATAATGTACAAGTAGGTGTTTCATCTCGTGGAATGGGTAGTTTAAAACCACTAGGAGAAGGAACAATGGAAGTACAAGATGACTTTGAATTATTATGTTGGGATTTTGTAAGCACACCATCTAATCCAGGTTCATATATGCGCTCAGTAAAAGAAGGATTAAATGAAGGAATGAGAAGAAAAACATATCCATACTCTAGAGTAAATACTCTTTTAGCTGAAATACTTTGCGCTAATGGTACTTGTCCTATAATATAATTGTATACTATAAAATAAATTAACCCCCCTTAAAAGGAGGGTTTCTTTTTGGTATTTTGAGTCCCTTCGATATATGTATATTAGAATATGCAATTCCCTATATTGCATCGCTTATATAAATTATATTACGCTTTCAACACTTAATAAGCGTACTTCCAACAAAAAATTTGAGGAAAATTATGGCAAACAGAGACATTCTGAAAGAAGCCATTGCCGACGCTAAAGCTATAAAAGAGACAGCGATCGCCAATGCAAAAGTAGCTCTTGAAGAAACTTTCACTCCGTATCTTAAAGAAAAATTAGCCGCTAAATTGGCTGAAATAGATGAGAATATGGATGAGGAAGACATAACAGAAGAGATGGACATGGATGAAGAATCTATGTACGAAAATGAAGATTCCATGGATGAGTTAGACTTAGATGAACTTCTAAGAGAACTTAACGACATGGAAGAAGTTATTAATGACCCTAGAGGGCAAGGAGCCCACGGTAATGTTACCCCAAGCTCAGAATCAGACACCGACTTAATGGAAGCTGAAGAAGCTGAAGAAGAGGAGGAAGAAGAATTTGATATTGAAGACATGACCGAAAAAGACTTAAAAAATTTCATTGAAGATGTTATCTCTGACATGATCGAAGCTGGCGAATTAGAAGCTGGACATGAAGGTATGGAAGATGAGATGGGTGCTGAAGATGAAATAGAAGTTGAAGATGAAGAAGAAGAGGAAATTAACTTAGATGAACTCTTAGCTGAAATGTACGACGACGAAGATTTAGATGAAGCTAAAGATCTTAAACCTGATGCTTATTATGAAAAGCATGACAGAACTAGTAAGGCTAGCAAACATAAGAGAGACTTACCTAAATTCCAAGATGTTGATTTTGAAGCTTATTATGAGATGAAAGAAGAATTAAATGAAGCTTACAGAGTTTTAGCCAAAGTTAAATCTGAACTCAGTGAAGTTAATTTATTAAATTCTAAACTTCTTTACGCTAACAAAGTCTTTAAAGCTAAAAACTTAAGCGAGTCACAAAAAGTTAAAGTTTTAACTGCTTTTGACAAAGCTACAAGTAAAAAAGAAGCCAGACTTGTGTATGAAACCATGATGGAAAACTTAAATACACAAACTACTACAAAACGTCCTATGACTGAGTCTGTAAGAGGTATGGCATCTAAAGTTATCGCTGGTGCTCAAAACACCAAACAACCAATTATCGAAGTTAATTCCGCGTTTGAAAGAATGCAAAAATTAGCCGGTATTAAAAAGTAAATAATATTTTAAACTAAAAACCAAATTTTAAAACAATGAGTCAGATTCAATCATTACTCGAATCCGCAAACCCATACAGATCACTTCAAAGTGATGCGGCTCGCTTAGCGAAAAAGTGGGGAAAAACTGGTCTCCTAGAAGGATTAGGAGATACAGATAGAAATAACATGGCTATGTTGCTTGAAAACCAAGCCAAACAATTAGTAACTGAAACTTCCAACGTAGGTGGTGGTAGTGGTTTTGGTGCGTTTAGTACTGGTAACGGTGCTGAATGGGCTGGTATTGCTTTACCATTAGTGCGTAAGGTGTTTGCTCAAATCGCTGCTAAAGAATTTGTTTCTGTACAGCCTATGAATTTACCTTCTGGTCTAGTGTTTTTCTTAGATTTCCAATATGGTAACTCTAAAAATCCATTTACTCAGAATGCTTCACTTTATGGTGGTACTAACAATTCTGGTTCTCAGTATCCTTTTCAAACAAATGCAGCTGAAGGAGGTCTTTACGGAGCTGGTAGATTTACATACTCTACTAACCAGTTTAGTGCTTCTATTCCTTACACAGCCTCTGCTACTAATAGTTCAGTTTTTGGTACCGCAGCTGTGGCCGCAAGTACAGGTAGTTTTGTATCAGCATCTTGGAGTGAATTAAACTTTGACAGTGCTTACTCAGCTTCTGTAGCTTCTGGTACTATTTACAAATTAACAATTAGTGCTTCTCAATTATCTGGATTTGATCCTGATGCTGTTCGTGGATTCATACCACTTTCAGGTTCTTTAACTAATGCTAGTGTGTTACCTCAGTTCACTACTTACACTTACACATCTGCTGGAGCTGGTTCAATTCAGTTTTTTGTTACTTCATCCGCTAACTTTACTGCTCTTGCTGCTGCTGGTGGTGGTGCTAATAGTATGATTATTTACTACAACAAAGCAACTGCTTTAGGTGGTAGTGCAGCTGGTACTGGTAACTACAATGTTGGTGATTTTGAAGATGGTAATACTTCTTATGCTGTACCGAACTCATTAAGTAGTACAGTATCACCAGCCAACATCGTTCTTCCTGAGATCAACATTCAAATGCAATCTCAAGCCATCACTGCTAAAACTAAAAAGTTGAAAGCTGTATGGACACCTGAATTTGCACAAGACTTGAATGCTTACCAGAACATCGATGCTGAAGCTGAATTGACTAACATGTTGAGTGAATACATTTCAATGGAAATTGATTTGGAAATCTTAGATATGTTAATTGAAGACGCATCTGCTGGAACAGAGTATTGGTCAGTACTTAATAATACTTCTATTACTTCTATTACTGCTGGTCCAACTACTAATACTAATGCTGGTTTCTATAACACTCAAGGCCAATGGTTCCAAACGTTAGGCACTAAAATCCAAAAATTAAGCAACAAAATTCACCAGTTAACTCTTCGTGGAGGTGCGAATTTTATGGTAATTAGTCCTACAATTGCAACTGTTATTGAATCAATTCCTGGATTTGCTTCTAGCAATAACGGCGAAGCTGATCAAATGGAATATGCGTTTGGTGTTCAGAAAGCAGGTACTTTCAACGGTCGTTACAAAGTATACAAAAACCCTTACATGACTGAAAACACAATTCTTTTAGGATTCCGTGGTACTCAGTTCTTGGAAGCAGGTGCTGTATTTGCTCCTTATGTTCCGTTGATCATGACTCCTCTGGTGTACGATCCTAATACTTTCACTCCACGTAAAGGTATTATGACTCGTTACGCTAAGAAGATGTTACGTCCTGAATTCTATGCTAAGATCTATGTAAATGGTTTAACTACCCTTTAATATAGTATAGGTACATAGTAGAGAGAGCCGCAATTGCGGCTCTTTCTTATTTTACCATATTTATAATAAATGTTAATAATGACATTAAATGAAGCCTTAAAAAATTTAGTTAGGAAGCAAAAAATAAATAAACGAGGAATATGGAAAAATGTCTTTATTTTTATTCATAAACCACAGTATGTTATTAAAACATGGACTGATGCTACTGATAGTTTAGTTAAACAAGAATATGAAACCTCTATAAAATATCCTGATTTATTTGCTCGTATAGATAAAATAAATTGGGATAGAAGATGGATGATTCAAGAAAGATTAAATACAGATCAGGTAGATGATGAATTAAAAGAAATAGCAAGTATATTAAATACTGCTTCATATGATGTTTTGAGACGTTTAAAAAATATGGATAAAGATAAAGTAAGAGCACTTCTTGAATTTATAGGAAATCTTAGTTTTATTGATACTCAAAAAACACAATTATTAATTTTAAGATGGATTAAATTTCTAAAAGAAGTTGATAAAATAGATACAGTACCAGATAAAGATATCAATTCTGGAAATATGGGGTATGATAAAGATGGAAAATTAAAGTTATTAGATATATAATATATGAAAGATCCAAATCGCGTTAGAAAAAACGAAATAAAATCTATAAACGCTCTACAACTTAATGATGAGCAAAAAGAAGCAAAACGTTTAATAGTTGAAAATCAAATTGTTATAGTAACAGGAAGGGCAGGTAGTGGTAAATCACTAGTGTGTGCTCAAGCAGCGTTAGATTTTCTTAAGAAAAAACAAATAGACTGCATATATAATACACGTGCAGCAATTGAGGTAGGTAAGAGTTTAGGATTTTTACCTGGTTCTTTAAATGAGAAATTTGATCCATACATGGAAGCCTTACTTGAGAATCTTACAAAATGTTGCTCGGATAAAAACGAAGTTACCAAAATAGTTGATGATGGTAAAATCAAGGCAATGCCTGTACAGTTTATACGTGGTAAAACTATAGATGATATTTTGATTGTAGAAGAAGCACAAAATATGACTAAAGCAGAAATGTTAGCTATACTTACTCGTTTAGGTAAAAACGGAAAAATCGTGATAAACGGAGATAATGAACAGACTGATATAAAAACACCTACCGGCGAAATTAACGGTTTATCTTACGTTATAGAAATATCTAAAAAAATAGAAGAAATTAAGTGGATTAAACTTAAAGAAAATCACCGCTCAGACCTAGTTGGTAAAATACTTGACTATGAATATGGAAAGTAATTATCTTTCCAATATTTATAATCAAAAACCATGGCAACCTTTACCTCAAAGATATATGAAAGTATAACATTAAACGGAAATGATTTAGGTTCATATACTACTCTTACAATTGATGGTATTAATTATGTAGATAATAGAATATTAAATTGTCCTTCTGGTTCTCAAACTTCAATTTTTAATTTAAGTAATATACCTGGTGCTGGTCAGTTTGTAACTAGTAGTATACAATATGCTAGAATAACAAACTCATCAACAGTTCCTGTAAAACTTATTATTACAGGTACACCTAATATAAGTGCTTCATTTTTAGTATCAACAGGAAGTTCATTTTTCTTATCAACTAGTAAGATAACAAGTAGTGTTGATAATAGTTTTACATTTAAAGATATCCAAAACGTTTACATAGAACCATCTGGTTCAAGCGCAGTAGTAGAATATTATATAGCAACAACTTAATTATATGAATGTACCAATATGGCCTGGATCATCATCGTTTGCCCCTGGAGAAACTCCATTTGGGTTTTACGATTATGACCCTCAATTTCAGGTAGATGCTGACAAAGTATCTAAATTTTGTGCTCAACGTTTAGGTTATCCTATTCAAGAAGTTGAATTACAAGATATAAATTTTTATACAGCGTTTGAGTATGCTGTAACCACATATGGTAATGAACTTTATGCCTTTAAAGTTAGAGATAACTTATTAAATGTAGAAGGTTTAAATACTGATGTTAACCTCAATGATGCTATTATAACACCTAATTTTGCTAATATAGTGAGACTATCTCAACAATATGGTGAAGAAGCAGGTGTTGGAGGTAATGTTACTTGGTACAGTGGTTCAATTCCTCTTATTCCAGGTGTTCAAGATTATGATTTAAATGTATGGGCGTCATCTCAAAATATAACAGGAGGAATTGAAATTAAAAATATATTTTATAATCCTCCACCAGCTGTAAACCAATTATTTAACCCTATAGCTTACGCTAATTTAGGTGGAGCTCCAGCTGCTGGTGCTTATGGTTTAGGATATGGTACTACAGGATATTTAATGGTACCTACAAGTTTAACAATACAGACTGTACAGTCTATTGAAATGCAGAATACTGTAATTGGTCCTAATTATACTTTTGAAATTATTAATAATAAATTAAGAATATTTCCTGTACCTAATTATGGTAATGTATATTCATTTTTATCATTTCAATATATAAAATTAGATGATAGGATAAATGACTCAATCCAACAAACAGATGGAAATAAAGTCACTAATGAGTCTAATGCTCCATATAGTAATCCAATATATTCACAAATAAATTCAATAGGCAGACAATGGATATTTGAATATACATTGGCATTATCTAAAGAAATGTTAGGATATGTTAGAGGAAAATATGGTACAATTCCGATTCCTGGAGATAATGTTACATTAAATCAACAAGATTTACTTTCATCCGCTACTGAAACTAAAAATGCTTTAATTGAAAGATTACGTACATATTTTAATGAAACGTCTAATCAATCTTTACTTGAAAGAAGAGCAGCAGAATCAGAAGCACGTGTAAAAGAAATTAATTATGTACCAATGACAATATATATAGGTTAAAATATGGCTTTATTTGGATCAGCAAGAGACATGAGTATGTTCAGATATGTGAACAGAGAATTGATGGGTAATATAATTACCCAACAGTGTGTATTTTATAAATGTAATATTACTGATACTATTACAAACATATATGGTGAAGCTTCAAGTGGAAGATATTTTGAAGAACCTGTTTTATTTAATTGTTTAATTGATGTTGGAGATCAAACAGCCCCAACTCCTGATGATATGGTTGGATTTGAATGGGCTATAACATTTAAATTTTTAAGAGATGATCTAGTAGATGCTGGGGTTGAACCTGCAGTAGGTGATGTGATAATGTGGCAAAATGCTTATTGGGAAATAGATAATGAAAACATAGTTCAATTCTTTACAGGTAAAGATCCTGCTTATCCATACACTGATTCTAACGGAAATAATCCATTAAATCCAAATTTAGGATACTTTGGATACAATGTTAGTGTTATATGCACAACCCACTACGTACCAGGAGATCGTTTAGGAATTCAACCATACCGATTATAAAATATAAACTATGGCCACACAAGGAAGAAAACCAATACCAAAAACCCAACGTGAGATAAGTGTAGGACTTCAAACTCCTAAGGATGCTACTATGGGTAATCCTAATTACTCGTATGAATCTCCTGAGAAAAATAGAGCACTACAGACATCATTTGATGGAGATACTACAAAACCATTTAGTGTTGGTATACAAGATATAGATGAGGCTGTATTATTTTATTTTCAAAATATTATAAAACCATTTATTATTCAAAATAATGAACGATTAGTAGTTCCTGTACTTTATGGTGCTCCTGAAAAATGGAAATCAATGCAGAAAGACGGATATTATAGAGATAGTAAAGGATCACCTATGTATCCTCTTATAGTATTTAAACGTGGTAGTATAGAAAAAAATAGAACTATAGCTAATAAATTAGACGCTAATAATCCTAATAATTTTGGTGTATTTGTAAAAAAATATTCCCCATACGACGCGTATTCTAACTTTAACGTTTTAAATAACAGGGTACCTGAAAAAACGTACTACGCCGCTATTATGCCGGATTATGTAACGGTAACGTATACTTGTGTTGTGTTTACGTATTATGTAGATCAACTAAATAAAATAATTGAAGCAATAAATTACGCTTCTGATTCATATTGGGGAGATCCTCAACGTTATAAATTCCAAACACGGATTGATTCATTTAGTACAATAAGTGAATTATCAGATAATGATGAAAGAGCAGTTAAAAGTACTTTTGATATTAAATTAAATGGATATCTTATACCTAATGTGATACAAAAAGATTTAAGTTCTGTAATCAAATTTCGTGATAAATCTAAAGTGATATTCTCAGTTGAAGCTACAACTAATGAAGCTATCCTTAAAGGTTCTGTTAATGCTGATGGTACTGCTACTGAACTTAAGAGAAAAGAAGCTGAAAGAAAAGTACAAATAGACCAATCAACATCAAGAGCTACTATAATTTAATATTTATAAAAAACATTAGATGGCTAGAGTAAGATTTTTAGATCAGGTTCCAGTAGGATTCTATGAGCAAAATGCTGGTGGAGGAGGAAGTGCAGTTAGTACAGCGAGTCTACTTACTACTGCTTCTGTATCTTCAAATACAATTACATTTACTAAGGGAGATGGTAGTACATTCCCTATAACTGTAGCAACTGGTTCAGGTGGAGGAGGATCAACATTCCCTTATACAGGTAGTGCTATAATAACGGGTAGTTTAGTTGTAACTGGTTCGATAACATCTACATTAGGATTTACAGGATCATTACAAGGTACATCGAGTTGGGCTGTAAGTGCATCACAAGCGGTGACAGCATCCTACGTACAAACTGCACAAACTGCATCCTATGTCTTACAAGCTGTAAGTGCTTCTTACGCGTCTAGTTCAACTAGTGCATCATATTCTCTTACAGCATCTTATGTTACTGGCTCAGTTCATAATAGTACTAATCCTGCTTTAAGCGCATCTTATGCCGCTACAGCCTCATTTGTACAAACAGCACAAACTGCGTCTTATGTTGCAACAGCCCAAACCGCATCATACGTACAAAATGCTGTAAGTGCATCATATGTTTTACAGGCTGTAAGCGCATCGTTTGCTATTCTAGCTCAAACAGCTAATACAGCATCATATTATGGAGGCAGCGTAATAAGCGCCTCATACGCATCTAGTTCCACTTCAGCGTCTTACGCTTTAACATCTTCATATGTTCAAAACGCTCAAACAGCATCTTATATTTTAAATGCTGTGAGTTCATCCTACGCTTTAACCGCATCTTATGTAGCAAATGCTTCTTCATTCCCGTATACAGGTAGTGCTATAATAACTGGTAGTTTAGTTGTAACTGGATCAGTGACATCTACATTAGGATTTACAGGCAGTTTATTAGGAACAGCTAGTCTAGCTATAACAGCCTCAAATACTATATTACAACAAACATTAACATCAAATGTTACTGTAGGGGGTTCAACATCTGGTACTACTTATCAATCTGGATCAAGTGTAGAATCTATTTTAAGAGCTATGTTAATAACATACATAGCACCAACATTAGGAGCATTTTCATTATATAATGGTGGTACTTTAATATTGAGTTCAAGCCCAACAGCTGAAGTAAGTAGTTCTTATACATTTAACACCTCATCATTTACAGCAACAGCAGATAGTCCTAATGGTAGATATGCTTATAGTGCTAGTTTTACAGCATCTAATGCATCTACTGGAAACTTTACATATTTCTTTGGAAACAATGTATTAGGAAGTTCAAATAACTTAGGATTAGGTGGTACACAAACAATAAATAATACTGTTGCTGGATCAGTAACACTTACCCTAAACGCTATTAATCCACAAACAAGTGCTCTTATAACTCAAACAAGAACTATAACGTATGTGTATCCATATTATTATGGAATGTCTGCAACTGACTACTCTACAACAGGAAATATATCAGCATCATTAACTCAACTAGTACAGTCACAAGGTACAAAAACGCTATCTATTAATGGTACCAGCGCTTATGTATATTTCTGCTACCCAGCAAGTTATGCAGATTTAACATCTATTAAGGACGGTAATGGTTTTGAAGTACTATCAGCTTTTACAAAATATACCAGAAACCAAGATGGAGCCCCAGGAAAATGGTCGGGAATATCCTATAAGATATACCGCTCAAACACACTAACTAATGTATCTCCAGCTCAAAACTATATATTTACATAACGACGAATCATGGCAATATCAGTAATAGATAATTTTACAGTCAATACGACCAAGAACATAGATTCTAGGTTAGGACCATACGCTAGTGTAGCGGAAGCTACAGGATCAATAAGTACGTTACTCAGGTATGTAGGAATGACTGTGACTATCACAGGTAGTGGAGCTCCAGTAGAATATTGGTTTAGTCCAACAACGGCAAGTACAGATTTAGTACTAAAAACATCTCCATCATCATCATTTGCCTCTAGTTCATTAAGTTCATCATATGCTTTAACAGCATCATATGTACAAATAGCTCAAACTGCTTCGTATGTATTAAGTTCATCATATGCTGCTACTGCCTCAGTAGCTCCCTTATATCTACCTTTAACTGGTGGTACAATCACAGGAAATATTACTATAAATGGCACAGCTTCTATAAATTATTTAAATGTAGTTTATGAAACAGCTTCTGTAATATACTCATCTGGATCAAACCAATTTGGTGACGCTTCTAATGATACACAATCATTATATGGTAGTGTTATTATTCCAACTGGAAGTTTAACAATAACTGGTTCAACAATTTCAACAGCAGGATTCACAGGTTCACTTCAAGGTACATCAAGTTGGGCAAACAATGCTAGTACAGCCTCATATGTTGTAACAGCACAAACAGCTTCATACGTACAAAACGCTCAAACGGCATCATACGTTTTACAAGCAGTAAGTGCGTCATACGCTACGCTAGCTCAAACAGCTAATACAGCGTCGTATGTTAATCCGTTGCGTCAAACTGTTCAAATAACTGGTTCTTTAACAACAACTGGTTCAAATACGTTAATAGGAAACACATCATTGACAGGATCACTTAATGTGAGTGGATCAACTACACAAGTAGGAAATAATGCTTTATATGGTAATACAACATTATCAGGTAGTTTGATTATATCAGGAGCACAAGGCACAACTACACCAAACATTCAAATATTTGGAGATATAAATCAAACTGGTTATACAAGATATTTACCAATAAACTCAAATATTGACCCTGCGATATCTGCGTCTTATATTTATGTGTCTGGTTCTACAAATGACTTGTATTTTTCTCAAAATGGGGCCGGATATAGTAATACAACTCGTTTACGTTGGTTAGAAGGAAATTTATATACCGGTTTATTAGATGGAGGATTAGTAACTCAAGTAAACTCAACTACATATCAAGTAGCAAGCGGTAGTGGTATTATAGTAAATTTAAATGCTTCATTTAATGATAATCCATATCCAACAGTACAATATATAAATTGGGGAAATGTAACAAATACAATTAATGCTTTAAGTGCCTCTTATGATCAGTCATTTATTGCTATTAGTTCAAGTGGACAAATATACGCTCAAGGATATCCTTTAACAGATGGACAAGTAGATGATTATATTCCTGTCGGTGTAGTACTACATCAAAATCATTCTTCAATTAATGGAGTTGTAACACAACCTTCTGTAGCATATGGATGGAAGCAAAGAAGTAATGTATTTATTGCTGCTTTTGGCCCATTAAAGCTATCAGGATATCTTTTATCACCAAGTGGTTCATCAACAGGAAGTTTAGTAGTAGGTGATGGTACTGCCTTCTTAGATGGAGGAAATTACCAAACAAATCCAAATAACCCAGCGTATGTAACTGGAACTGGAGCTACTACAAGTAGAATATTTAGATATTATGACTCTGGTTCAGTTTGGGCATACGATACAAATAATGGAACAGGATACGGAGCTATTGATCCAACAAAATATTCAAATAATGGAGTTTTAACTGCAGTACCAGGTACAGGAGCAAACAGACAATGGAGTATTCAAAGATGTTTTTTCTTCCCTACATCACCATTAAATCCAAAACCAATAGTAGTATACTATGGTAATGCTTCCTACACAACACAAGTAGATGCTATTGCGAATATAACAGTAGAATCATTTACTGAAGCTCCAAATACAGCAGCAAACGCTATTTATTTAGGTTCTTTAGTAGTAAGAAATAACGCGGATTTTACTGATAGTACATCATATAAATTTATACCTGGTGGATTATTTAGAGCAGTAGGTGGAAGTGGAGGAGGTACAACTGTAACCAATACATTAGCTGGATTAAGTGACGTTTCTATAACATCACCAACATATGGTGATTTATTGATGTACGATACAACTGTTTGGAATAATACAAAAACATTATCAGGAAGTTATACACTATCAGGAAGTTTAAATGTATCTGGAAGTTTAACAGGTTCTTTATTGGGTACAGCTTCATACGCCGCTACAGCATCTTATTCTGCAAACGGTGGTGTAACACAATTAATAGCAGGAGCAAATATTAGTCTATCTCCGGCAAACGGATTAGGTCAAGTTACTGTTAGTTCAACTGGTGGAGGCGGAGGATATAATACAGCAACAGGATCATATGGTAGTTTTTATGACACTACTACACAAACAAATCCTGTAGCAAATATTAACCGTTCAATGTCTCTTAATACAACAGATATTTCAAACGGAGTATCGATATCAGGATCAACAAGTCCTTACAACACTTATATTAAAACAACTAATGCTGGTGTATACAACATCCAATTTTCAGCTCAATTAGAAAAAACTAGTCTTGGAGGAACAAGTACTACTTATATTTGGTTAAGAAAAAATGGAGGTGATCTTATAGAAACAAATACTATAGTTGAATTATCTCAAAATGGTAAAGGAGTAGCAGCTTGGAATTGGTTTGTGAATGCTGCCGCTAACGATTACTATCAGATAATGTGGTCTTCAAATGCTACAGATATTCAATTAGCGGCCAGTACTCCCGCATATGGTCCTACTGTTCCTTCAGTGATAGTAACCGCAAATAGAGTAGATCAATTTCTTAGTAATACAGGATCATTTAGTGGTTCATTTAATGGAGTATTTAGTGGTTCATTATATGGAACTGCGTCTTATGCTACTAATGCAATTAGTGCGTCAACTTCATTAACAGCATCAGATATATATCCGGCGATAACAAATAATTACCCTGATTATGTTTTACTTACTACAGGTACAGGTAAAATAAACGGAAGTACAAATTTTGCATATGATAATGCAATAAGTGGTTTTAGGATTACTGATAATAATTTAATTATAGGAGATCTTACTAGTGTCATTACAATAGGATCGTCTGGTAATAGTTTTGCTCAAGGATCATCAGCTACAGTTAATGGTTATAATGCTTATGCCCAAGGATCTAATGTAACGGCACATGGAAATAATTCTCACGCTGAAGGTCAAAGTACAGTAGCAACAGGAATTGGATCCCATGCTGAAGGATCTAATACAACAGCATCAGGAAGCTATTCACATGCTGAAGGACTTAATACAACAGCATCAGGAAGCTATTCACATGCTGAAGGATACTTTACAAGAGCAATAGGGAACTACTCACATGCTGAAGGATCTAGTACAACAGCATTAGGAATCTATTCACATGCTGAAGGAACTAATACAACAGCATCAGGAATCTATTCACACGCTGAGGGTGCTGGAACAGCAGCATCAGGAAGTTATTCACATGCCGAAGGGCGTTCAACTACAACAGTTGGAAGCTATTCACATGCTGAAGGATTTAGTACAACAGCATCAGGAAGTCATTCACATGCCGAAGGGCGCTTAACTACAGCAGTTGGAGATTATTCACATACCGAAGGGCGCTCAACTACAGCAAGTGGAGATTACTCACACGCTGAAGGCCAAAATACTATCACAATATCAAATTACCAGCATGCTCAAGGCATATACAACTTACCAACATCAGGAGCTGGTGCATTTATATTAGGAAATGGTACAGATGATTTAAATAGAAGCAATTTAATATTTGCATCTGGCTCATTAGTTCAGGTGACAGGTTCAGTAATTGCCACTCAAGGATTTACAGGTTCATTATTTGGTACAGCGTCTCGAGCTAATAGCGCCACAAGCTCATCCTATGCTCTTACAGCATCATACGCTTTAAATGGAGGAAGTGGAAACACTTTCCCATACACCGG